TCTTTGTCTAATTATTTTCATGATATTATATATATATATATATATATATTTATATTTATTTATTTGCATGATAAGCCCCTAGAGCTGCTTCAGCATCACTCTTGGTTTTGTAATGTGCATCCCAAAATTCAGGTTGAGATTTTTTATAGCTAATGATTCTCCAGCATCCTTTATTATCTTTCTGAATCACTCCCTCCTCTTTTCCTTTCTTAGCTATATCGGCGGGAACTTTTTCTCTAAATAGCTTTGATCTTAATATTATCATTTTGTTATCCTTCTTTTTTATTTTCATTATCATCAAGAAGAGGTTTTGTAAATTCGCCGACTAACTTTTTCAGCTGCTTTCTTCGCGCCTTTTCTCTTTTTGCTATAGTAGAATTAATCTCTGCTACTGTTTTCTTATAAAAAGTCCCTATAGATTTATTATTATCCCAGACCTTCTTTGTTAGCTCTTCTTGTTTTTCTGCAGCGTTGAGGGTCTTTTCATCAGCTAAAAATGGACTTGTGAGAAAACCCCTCTTATTATATCCTAACGGTTGATTATATAATTTTTGTCTCAATATTTTCATAACAGAAATTTTTATCACATTTAAGGAAATTGCAACAAATTTTGTCGTTTTATTTTGTCGAGTAGGGAGGCGTAGCATCCGAGATTTTATGGGAACTTGGAGAAAACCCCCGAAGCGAAAATATGAAGAGAAAAATTATATTATTACCGCTCCCGAAAAGCGGTAATAATTATGAAATGGAAAATTAAAAATCGAGTTAATTTTAATAGAAAATTGAGAATTTAATAAGTGGGGTATTTTTTAGAATATTGTACTATATATAAGTTTGTATCTCCGCAAGAAGAAAAAAACCCCACTTTTTCCTTTTTTCCTCCTTTTTTGTCTTATATATGGATGGCTTCGCCCTCCCTACTCGACAAAATAAAACGACAATTTTATGAAAAAAGAAACCATAATTGTGCCGAAAGGTATACGATTTATGTCTGAATGGGACAACTTTATTATTCCAAATTATCCATGTATTATTGATAAAAAGATTCCTGGATGTGGTTTTACGGAGTATTGTATTTGCAATTTGGAAAACATGATACTTTGCTCCCCCAGGAAATTTCTATTAGAGAATAAAGAAAATCAACACCCTTTTGACGTATTTTATGTAAAGAATGAACTAGATCAAGACGAAACGACTGATAAAGATCTAGAGAAAATTACTAGAAGTTCTACTAAAATTCCAACTAGTTTGATAGAAATTACTTCTGAAGAAAGAAGGAATCAAATTATAGCTAGTCTTAAAAATCAAATAAATGAGTATATTGAATTATGCAGGTCTAATAATCGACCTATTAAAATACTTGTTACCTATGATTCATTCAGACTAGTTAAAGAGGCAGTTGGGGATTTAATCTCAGAGTTTAGAATAATAATAGATGAGTTTCAATCTATTTTTACTGATTCGAGATTTAAGGCTTCAACAGAATTAGGATTTTTATATCATTTACGGAATCTTCAAAAAGTTTGTTTCGTTTCAGCCACTCCAATGATCGATTTCTATCTTGAGCAACTCGACGAATTTAAAGAACTTCCGTATTATGAATTAGATTGGTCTTCCGATGATCCTGGAAGAGTATTAACGCCACTTATTACTGCAAAGGCCTGTAGAAGTATAAACGAGCCTGCTTATGAGATTATTTCCAAGTATCTTTCAGGAAATTTTGATAGTGTAAGCTATAGGGATGACTTTGGAAATATTCAGGTTATTTATTCAAAAGAGGCCGTATTTTATGTAAATTCTGTATCAAACATTCTTGGGATAATTAATAAATGTAAGCTTTCTCCTGAACAATGTAATATACTTATCGCCAGAACTCCTGATAATGAGAAGAAATTAAAGAAAAGACTTGGGAGTAAGTGGGAGATTGGTAGGATTCCTTTGTACGGTGAGCCTCATAAGATGTTTACTTTCTGTACTAGAACGGTTTATTTAGGAGCTGATTTTTATTCAACTAATGCTAAGACTTATATTTTCAGTGATGCTAATATAACTACATTAAGTGTTGATATTTCTTTAGATCTTCCACAAATCTTAGGAAGACAGAGAAATACAAGTAATCCTTGGAAAAATACGGCTGATTTTTTCTACAAAACATCTAAGACAATATATTTACGAGATGATTTTGATAAATATGTAAAAGAGAAGATAAGAAAAACTAATAGCCTTTTAAAATCTCATAGTGAAGCCTCAGAAAAGAGAGATTTAGCAGATGTTTTTAAGAAGAATGCAGAGACGTTTAATTATCGGGATGAGTATGTTGCAGTTAATACTCATTTAGGAAATGTTTTAGTTCCATGTTTTAATAAGTTAGTTCTTCTCGCAGAACAAAGAGCATTCGATATTCAACAGATCGATTATAAAGACAGGTTTAGCGTATTTAATACTCTCAAAAATACTAATTTTATTAGGCAAGGAGAAAGAATCAATGCTTTCCTAGAAAAATTTAATTCTCTTACCCAATTTTCTCACAAACTTAAACTACTGTGTGAAACCGAATTTTTGGATAATGAGATAGCTTTAGTATTAGATCAAATTCCAGTTACATATAAATCTTATTATAATGTACTTGGTCCGTTGAAATGCAAAGCCCTTAAGTATCAGAAAGGGGAGCTAGATAAGGAACTCTCTATTCGAACGTTTAATGTGTCTGATTTGAAAAAAGAAATTCAAAAACAATTCTCTATTGGTGAGATTTATCCAAGAAAAGATATAAAAACCATACTAGAGAGTCTATACATAGAACATGGCTATATCAAAACTCCTAAAGCAACAGATCTTTTAGAATTCTTTGAAGTTCAAGAGTGCAAAAAACAAATAAACGGAAAAAGGGATGAATGCTTTAAAATAATTAGAAAACTATCTTAAAAACAAGAATAAGTATAAGGATAAACACCTTTACTTATTCTTTTTTATTCTATTATCTTATTTATGGATAAAAAATTTAACAAGCATATGATACAAAGTATAGACCCATTTAATGATCCGAATTTCAAACGCCAATTATTGGGAGAAAATGGAATCGAAGAAACTAATATCTCCTCTGACTTTGTTGATGAAGAGGAGAATACTGGTATATCTAATAATTTAAAAGACATTATTTCAAGTGCTCCTTCTATTCCGAAATCAGCTAAAAATTTGATTTTAGATGCATCGACATTAGCAAAAAATCAAAAAGAGCAGAAAGTAATAGAGATGAACGGAGCTCTTAATAACGTTTTTTCCAATTATAATAAAGAATATGGAACGAATCTTCAGATAGATTTTACTAACTTGTCTAAAACGTTAGTTAATGTAAGTGATCCAGAAACTAGAAAAACTTTGGAACTATATGTATCTGAAGTATTTCGATCTATTCGTCCAATTCTTTTACTTCATTTAATTAATAAGTTAGTGTTAGCTATTGATTATGCAACCCAGCCAGAGAGAATGTTTGACTCTAATAGTTTTACTCCAGCTGATACATTCTTAATAGTGGAGAAACTTATGTTATATGTAGATCAACTTCAGACGATTTATAATTCTACTGTCATTAAAGATTCTGATCAGATCTTGAAAAAATTGTCTGAAGAGAAAGAGGACGTAGCTCTTAGTAAAGAAAGTAAGAAAGCAGTTGATGAATTCTTAGCGATGTTTAAAAAAGACAGTGGGATTTAAGTTTATATTATATATTTTATGAGAACATTTGTACTAAAGAGAAAATCTTTTACAGACATGGGAAAGGATGGATTTCCTACCCTCGAAGAATGGATGAAGGAGACTGGGGTTAAGTTCGATTCTGTTAAAGATGATAAGGGTAATTTTACAAAATATTCTTCTGAGGCCTTTAAAAACAGTAAAGCAGCTTATGAAACAGCTAAAGAGGAGTATAATAAAAAAATATTAGCCCTTAAAAAAGGGACTGTTTTTAATTCCGTAAAAAAGTTTGTAAAAGAGAATAAAGTTCCAATTGGAGTAGCAGCTGCTGCAATAGCTACTGCAGGTGCTGGTGTTGGAGGCTATAAATATTTAAAGAATAAAGATCGTGAAGAGAAAATTTCGAAAAGCAATGACTCTTTGCGACGGAAAATAGCAGGATATGATTATATATAGAAAGAAAAAGACAAAACTTCTTAATGGAGGAAGTGGAGTGGATAAACAAGCAAGCCTTAAAAAATTAGCTCCGGGATATAAAAGCGTAGAAACCTCTAGATCGATTATGAAGGTTTTTGCAAAATTTTTAGACTAGCCAATTCTCCAATAAATTAGAATAAATTATTATGAAAGACTTAAAATTAGGATCAAAAGATTCAGATCTAAAATTATTATGTGAGCTCCTTGAAGTTCCAGTTAGGTCTGAATTTGATAAGTATTTAGATACGGTGGTAAGATCGTATCAAAGTACTCATAATCTTGTCCGAGACGGTTGGGTAGGATATAATACTTGGAAATCTCTAATATTAAACTTTAGAGCTAAATACCATAACTCTAATGATATTACTGATTGGGATTATGAAGTATTCTCAAAACTACTAGATACGGATTCTGCTGCATTAAAAGCAGTACAGAAGGTTGAGACAGGAGGTAAAGGTGGATTTTTACCTAGTGGAAAGCCGCAAATATTATTCGAAGGGCATGTTTTTTGGAAAGAATTACAGGCACTTGGAATAGACCCTGCCAAATATGGTAGTGCTTGGGGCAATGTCTTATACAAGTCTTGGGACAAGTCTAAATATAAAGGCGGAGAGGGAGAATGGCAAAGATTGGAGATTGCTAAAAAGATCTCCTCTTCTGCCGCTTTTAAATCTGCATCATGGGGGATGTATCAGATAATGGGCAATAATTACGCTAAATGTGGCTGTAAGAATATTACCGAATTTGTTAATCTGATGTGCAAAAATAACTTCTCCCAATTTTTATTAGGAATAAATTTTTTGAAAAATACCGGAATATCCAAATACTTGATCAACAAAGATTGGTCAGGTTTCGCTCGATTGTATAATGGCAGTGGTTATAAACTCAATCAATACGATGCTAAATTAGAAAAAGCGTATAAATCGTTCAAAACCACCTAAAATTAATAAAGTTTTTATATTATTTCTTATAAACGAAAAACAATTAACTTTATTTTAAACAAATAGAATGGAGAAGTCGGGAAATTTTTTAGAAAAGTTATTCGGGTCCTTTGCTATAACTGGAGCCCGTATACCTTTAAGAGGAAATATATATAGAAAAGGAGGAGGGTACTCACCAATTAGTGGAGGAGCGAGTAGGATTTTTGGCGGAGATAGAGAGTCTCCATTATTGGGTAATGCTGCAGCTTCAAATAGACTTAAAGGATTTTATGAAAGGATATTGGAGCTAAAGGAATACCAATTAGTAGATATCGCTAAACTCGCTACTAACTTTTTCTCCGATTATATTACAAATTTTCTTATTGAAGAGGGTAGTGGAAGGCAGATAGTAACTATTTTAAATGAAGATGGTAGTAAAAACGACTCTGCTACAGATCGTATAAATAAAGTTCTTTTAGAGGATATTAAAATTATTAGTTATATAAAATCTCACGTTCAAGATTATGTATACTATGGATCATATTATAGTATGCTTTCTGAAAAGAGAGACGAACTCGGACACCTAACTTTTAAAGTAGAGGAGTTATTAGATCCAGTTTCAGTAGTTAGAAAAAGAACTAGAAATCCTAAAACAGGCGATATTACTGAAACCTACTTGACAAGAGGTGATGACGACTCTTTCTATGAGATTCCGAAGAACGAAGTAATTTTTCTTGCTCAACATAACCTTCGCTTAGTGAATGATATGGATGACGGCAAGAATAAAAGAGGAAACGTCACATATGAAAGACCAAAAGCTGACGGTGAGGTATCCAATCGTGAAAAAGTTTTAAAGAAGAACTCATATACTGCAAGTGAACCACTTTTATATTCTTTAATTTTAAAAATAAAAGAATTAGTTATTAAAGAGCTATTGGTGTCTCTGATTTCTTTAAGAGATTTGTCAAGTACTCAGATCTTTTTACTTCAGATGGATAAATCCGTTCCACCTGATATGGCAAATGATCTGTGTGCTAGGGCGTCTAAATTGGCTAATAATACTAACGAACTAGCATCTTTTTTGTCTTCTCAATTTAATGTAGTAGATTTTATTCAGAATACATTAACTAAGCCAGCTACGTTCATTCCAGACTATAATTCAACATTAGGTGGAAAAAACTCATTATTGCCATTAGATAAGTTATCGGACAAGCTTTTAGAAATAATGCAGACGATAGATCAGTGTAGAGCTGGGATTCTGAATCCTTTAGGTCTTCCTGCATCAATTACAGATTCTAGTAGTGGAAATAAGTGGCAGATTCTTCAACAATCTGAACGAGCAAATTCTAGAGTGGCTACCAATATATCGGGAATAAATGGATCGGTAATTTTATTAATACAGACTATATATGAAAAATTATATGGATCTGAATTAAAACAATCCTTAGTTAAGCTTCATCTTTTTGAAAAGACTAGTGTAGAATATAATAACCAACAAAATCAAGCTGACTCAATAGCTAATCTATTGAACCAAGAAATGAATATTCTACAGACTTCTTTAACTGCTATGGATACTATAGTTCCTTTTGTAGATCCTCAAGCGTGGTTATCTTACATACAAAACTTATTGCATGATATAGATGCTAATGCTTCTAATTTAGTTACTAAACAGTCTCTAGAAAATTATTTACAGGTTGTTCAAGCTAAATTTGCTCAACAGTGTGCTCAATTTGAGTTAGATCCTAGTCAAATTCCACTATTCCCAACCGGGCCTGATTCCGCCAATTAATCAAGATTGGTTAAGAAATTGTAATTTATAATAACGATATGAAGATAAGACGTAAAGTTTTTTCAGATACAGAGCTAGAAATTTCTGAAAAAGATAAAGAAAAAAAGGCATTATTGGATCGATTGAAAGGAGGTAGCGGTGCTGTAGCTGTGTTAGGAAGTGGTTCTTGGGGTGCATCTAAGTTGGCTAAGAAGCTTCAGCAGACTAGAGACGCTAAACTTAAGGATGGCACGCTTGAAAAATGGTGGCTTACAAAAGTTCTAGGAATTCCAGAAAAGCCTGCAGATCTCCAGAAGTTAGAAAAGACTGCTAATATTTCAAAATATTTAGCTGGAACTGGAGCGGCTGTTTACGGAACTACTAAAGCTTACGAGCACTTTAAGAATAAAAAGAACAAAAAAGAGGAAGAGAAAGAAGACTAATGATTATATTTAGACCAAAAGTTTTTTCATCTCCTGAGGACAATACACAGAAGAAAGGTCAATTAACCCCGGCAATAATAGCTGCGAATGAAAGATCGCAAATGGCCCTTCAAAGAACAAATTTGGTAAGTCAAAGAAGTCAGCAGGAAGAAGGGATGAAACAGCAGAGGTTAAATATGATATCTGCAAGAATGAGTCAGCAGAATATTCTTCATGAAAGTAGGGCAAAACAGAGACAAACCATGCAAAATCAAAGACTGGCAGTACAAAAACAGTTAGCTGCAGAAAGAAATCTTGCTCGGTTAAAATCTGCAGAAAAGATTAGCATAGTTAAGAATGTTCATCTTTATAAGAGGCCCTCAACTAGTGTTCCTCCGGTTCCAATGGATAATTAAGTATGGAAATTAAAGAGAAAACTTTCACTTCTGGGGTAGAGAACCAGAACGAAGAAGATAAAGGAAAGATTTTTAATCCTTTGAAAGAAAGAGAATAATAATCTTAAAATTTTAATATAAAAATGGCTAAATATTTAGAAAAAATGTACAGTGGCCAGGAAGAGGCTGCTAAAAAAACTGAAGAGAAAACTAAAGAAAGCCTCTGGAAAAGAGGTAAGACTGTAGCTAAAGACTTCTGGGAAGGTAAGAATGGCTTTGGAAGTAAGATCGGCAATAGAGCTGCTGCAATTGGCGTTCCAGCTCTTGCTGCTACTGCAGGTACCGTATACGCATTGCGCAAGAAAGCAGCTAAGGCCGCTGCTGATGCTGATGAATTAGAAGCTGCTACTGAACAGAATTTCAGCGAGCGTATCTATAACGATGCATTTGAGGCTGGTTATATGTATGCTCAGAGAGAGTTCGCTGAAAAAGAAGGCTTCTTGGAAAGAGTAAAAGGTCATTTCTTCGGTAAGAAAGAGGCTGAAAAAGAGAGTCTCTTGAAAAGGGGTAAAGGCGTAGCTAAAGATTTCTGGGAAGGTAAGAATGGCTTTGGAAATAAAATTGGTAATAGAGCTGCTGCAATCGGTGCTCCAGCCCTTGCTGCTACCGCAGGTACTGTATACGCATTGCGTAAGAAAGCAGCTGCTGCTAATGCTGCCGCTGATGAATTGGAAGCTGCCGCTGAAGAAGATTAATCTTACATAAATGAATATAGTTTTGGGTCTTTACTCAAGACTATATTCTGGGGAATTGAAATAAGCATACCTCCACGTGGTATTCCCCGGTTAAAACTAAATTGCTGTAATATTTAATAGGAAATAGAAATATCTTTCCAGTAAATAAAATCATAAAAAATTAATTTTATATTAAGATATGAGATGTAAATGCAAGGTATTGTCTGTTAATGGAGTTCCTGCATCTGATGGATCAATCGTTCCAATAGATGTTATGAATTCTTACCTTAACAGTCAAGAATGTCAGGAGGCTCTGAGAGATCATAAAATGATAGGGTCGCTGACACACCGCTCGAGATCTATTCAAGCTAACTTTCCAGAATCAGCTTCAACTCTACAGAAAACAGTAGGAAAAGACGATTCTCTTATCATAGTTAGTGATAAAGCTCCAACACCAACTCACTACATAGAAGATCTTTATGTAGAAAATGGATGGTTGTGGGCTGAGATAAAGATACTAGACGAGGATGGAATGGATGACTTAGCTATTCAGAATATTCGAAGATTAAAAGGTATGATAAGTCAGGGTATTATGCCAGGAGTATCAGCCGTTATCGTAGGATATTGGAATAACTCATCTACTGGAAGCGATGTACTAGCTAAACTTATAAATTTAAAAGGAATTGATATCACTTTAAATCCGTCTTGGAAAGCTGCCGGTATTACAGAGGTACTTGAACATGATGCCCCCGCAACTGAACGTGAATTTTCAGAAAAATCCCTAAACATAGAAGACTATAGGTTTACTGGATTTAAGGTTAAGACTTTCAGTAATCTTGGTGAATTAGGGATTAATGCTCCAAAGTCTAGTAAGATTAACGGTCAGTTTACTCTTCTTAAGGCTAAGGTTTATTCAGCTTCTGGTGTAGTTTCTGAAATTCCAGACAGCAGCAATGAGCCAGTTTATGAAGAGAAGGCATATTCAGCGATGTCAGTAAATGAACGAATTAGAATAGCTAAACTGTCTCCTAGAGAAAGATTCCGTAGATTAATTATAGACTATCGTCAAGCACTGAAAGCTCAAGGTGGTGTGGACAAGGTTGATGAAGAGACTTTGAAAACTATGAAGTCCTTATTCGCTAGTGATGTACTTAGTATCATGTCTGTAGTAACTCCACTTGTTTTGGAGGGAAAGAATTTGTTGACACTACTCAATGCAGGAGCTCTTGGCGTAGAGGTTAGAAAAGCATGTCAGGCAATGTTTTTACCATACAAACAGGCATTGCAAGAAATAGAGAAGACTGGCGCAATTAGTAAGGCTAGGTATTCTAAAATTACTACCGCTTATACTGATTTTATAAAATCACTCCAGAATTATGTATTTGGGGTCGGACCAATTGAAGAGGAAAAGGAGGAAGAGTAATGGCAGCAGTAAGAAGAAGATTATTTTCAGATTGTAGTAACGATAATAAAACCCGTAGAAAATTGTTTTCTGACGGTATAATGATTCAAAAAGTAAGATGTGCAGACTGTGGTTTTGAACTAGAGACTACTGCAAGTCCTACTGGAGTTATTTGCCCAAAATGTGGTGGAAATCGTTTTTACTTGGCAAAAAATAGTAATTGTGTAGGTGAAAACTGCGCAACTCCTCAATCAGAGGGTATAAAAAGAATTTCGTTGTTCTCTGACAGAAGAAATGAAGAAGTAGAGGAGGAGTTCCAAAAGAATTTCTCTGAGCCTAGTAATGACTTTGAGTTAAAATTAAAGAGATATTCAGGAAGAACAGTCCCTAGCGAATCTTGTGAAAAGATCTTTGGAATTTCAGCAGATGATTTAGTTGAAAAGCATTATGCTAAAGTAGATAGTGAAGATAGTAATAATCTGACTATCGACTCTAATGCTTTTGTAAAGGCAAAGCTGTTCTCAAAATTAATCGTTTCAGTGACTAAAGTAATGGATTTAGATCCAGAAATTACTTGTAACGATTCTATAGAAAATAAAATTCAATCTATAAAAGGACTTGAGTCTAGTGGCGTACTTTGTCCTAAGAGTATTATAATGATTAAGAAGGCTCACGGGCTTGATTCAGAACCATCATGCAGTCTAGGTAGCTGGGCTGAAGACTCTGGCATTTTAAATGACTTAAGAGCAGAGTTTGGGGGTTCTACCTTAGAGTATCCTTCATTCAAGAGTACAATTGAAGATCGTTATCCGGATGCTCCATCAGGTATTTTAGATCTTCTGAAAAATCGTGGAATCATTCGAATCAGTGGAGACCATGTGAGTGTTTTATAAATAAACAAAATAGAAGAATCATAAAAAAGTATGAATACTACTAAAACTAGATTTATGTCTAGACTTTTCTCTGCAACAGATGAAAAGGACGAAGAGCTATTGGCACAGGTAGCACAGGATATACAGGATGCTAAGAAAAATGGTGCCGTAGATACAGATGAAGTTCGATATGAAGATAACGGAGATGGCAGTGTCTCTGTTATTGATAAAGATAACGGTGAAGTAACGATTGCAGAACAGGCTGAAGATGGTAATTTTGATCTTTACGCTGCTCCTACGAAAAATCTAGAGAGATTTGCCCATCCGGAAGTAGATGGCACTATCCCAGGACATTTCCCAAGTGCAGAAGATGAAGATCTGTGGTCACATCTTGAGACTGGAGTTATTTCACCAAACGCTCCAGATGGAGGTTTAAACCCTATGGCAGGTTTCGAGCCAACTGTCGAGGAACACGCAGCAGGCGTAGGAGCTCCTTGTGATGGCAGTTGTGATGAACGTGAATTTAGCGTTTTTACTGACAACAGTATCGTATTAAAGATTTTCTCTGATCAGGAGTTTTGCGAGAGAGTTTTCTCAGAAGTTATTGAAAGTGAGGAGACTGCAAATGTAGGTGATCTTAAAATTGAGAAAGTAGACGATGATTCAGTAGTCGTAACCTCTAAGTCAACAGGTGATCAAGCGAAAGTAACGCTTACCAATGATGAAATGCAAATAGACGAGTTATCTTCAAAAGACGGTGGTGACGAGAGATCATTCAGCAACGAAGAGCAGTATGAGGCTCTTCATGTAGTTGGTGTAGATCCAGTGAACCATGTAATTGTTGATGCTCCAGAATACGAGTTAGATTCTGCTCAGGAACTCGTAGACCAACTCACTGCAGGTGGTGTAGAAGCCGTTGAGATCTTTGAAGATCAAGACCAAGCTAGAGATTATGCCATCGATTTATTACAGTCTCTAGGTGCAGAAAATGCTGATGATATTGAAGAGCCAGTTCAGACTGAGTTCTCAGATCATGTCGTTTACTGTACTAAGTTCTATTCAAGTCGTACAGAATATATGGAAAGATTGTATTCTGAGGCTGAAGAGGGTATCGAGACTTCACAAAACGAAATTGAAGATGCTATCGAAAATGGGGAGCAGATTGAAAAAGATGGCGAAATTATCACTCCAGTAGATAGTGAAACTGCAGTTATCGAAGACAAAGAGACTGGCGAGTTCACTAAAGTTACTATTGATGGTGATGAATTGGACTGCAAAGCTATTTCGGAAGACGAAGCTGATGATCTAATGGAGGGTCTTTATGTCAAGGATGAAGACGAAGACGACGAGGATGAAGAGGAAAAAGAGTACTCAGATTACTATGACGAGGATGACTACCGTCTTTACTCAGATTTAGATGACGAAGATGATCTCTATTTAAACGAGTCAATGTATTCTGACTGCGGTGATCTTTATTGTGATGAAGATGCTGAAGATGACTACCGTCTTTACTCAGATTTAGATGACGAAGATGTCTACGTTAGTGATGATGAAACTAAGTTCTTCTCTGAGTCTGAAGAGTTGACAGGTTATCAGGAGCGCTTGTTCTCTGGTGAAGCTGATGAAAACGATATTGAATCAGCTATTGAAACTGGTGAACAGATCGAAGACGATGATGTAGTTATTACTCCAGTAGATGATGAAATAGCAGTTATTGAAGACAAGAAGTCAGGCGAGTTCACTATGGCTATTATGGACGACGATACCATAAATACAAACCCTATTAGTGAAGAAGTAGCCGACAAGCTTACTGAAGGTCTTAGCGTAGAAGATACTGACGAGGACGAGGATAAAGAAGAGGAGAAGGAATATTCAGAACCTACTTCAACAACTACTTCAATGCTCAATAAGTACTTCGCAGATATTCAATCAGCACAGCAGCAGGATGTAGTTCAATTGTTTGATGCAGAGGGTAACCCAGCTCCTATAGGCCTTGATGCTAATGGTAATCCAATTGCAGTTGAATCTGTAGAGAGTCAGCAAAATCAGCCAGCGCTTCCTTCAGTTGAAGCTATCGAAGATATTGCTGATCAAACTGTAAACGCTATTCAGCAGGCTGGTCAGGAAGTTGCTAACCAGATTCTTCAAGCTAAACAAGCTCCTATACAGGGTCAAGAACAGGATTTGCAAGAGGCTCAGTTCTCTGATTGCGAAGTCCTCAATAGCGACGAAAAACCTAGTTCTAGTCCTTTTGTAACTTGGCTTACCGGTAGTATAAAATAATTTAAAAATAAAAAATATACCATAAAATGTATAATACATATTCAGAATATTTTAATGATCCACAATTAGTATCTGCTTTGATGGGTACTTCTAGATCACTTGACGATGCTACTCACAGAGCAAACGAATATAGCAAGTTGTTCTCACGCACCGACGACTATGTTTCAGAAAAGAATCTTCTTGAGAAGACCTTCTCTGGTTATGCAGAAACCCCACTTTTGTCTACCCAGTATTTTGATGCAACTGTAGCTTCTTACGTAAGCTCTTTCGCTGGTTTTATGTCAGTTGAACGTGATTTCGAACATCCAAACGGATTGTTCTACTGGTATGACGTTTTGGGTGTAACTGATATGCGTACTGTTATCCCTAACTTGGGTCCAGACAACTATGCAGATATTCAGACTACTGGTGGCTTCACTACTGAAGTAACTCCTAGTGCTAACCCTAGCGTTAAAGATTATCAGGTTATCACTGGTCGTAAGATTATCCCAGGTTCAGTTCGTGTTAAGTTGGTTGAAAATACTGACAGCTATGAATTGGTTGATAATGGTCGTGGCAGCTTGATGTCTATCGCTAATAAGCTCGCTTCATCTAGCATCAATTATCTTAACGGTACTATCGCTTTCACTTTGGTAACCAATCCTACTGAAGTTATTACCGTTTTGGGTAAGGAAGATGTAACTGGTACTCCTTGCAACACTAATGGCGCATCTAACGCTCATGCAAATGACAAGAGATTCCTTGCTAAGATGCAGCAGTTGTATCTCGCTACCGTGCCTGATACTTTGATGGCTGAAACTAACATCGCCTCTATTGCAGCTTCTAAGAAGGACCTCAACGTTGATATCGCTACCTTCATGTTCACTAAATTGCGTGAACTCTATACCAAGCTTATCAATAGAACTTTGGTTAGAACTCTTGAAGATAGCTACACCGGCTTGACCATGGGTACCGATACAGATGGTTTCTCAATGACTGAAACTGCACTTAACGGTAAGTTCTCAGAATGGCGTTCTCGTTCTGACATGTTTGACTCTTACTTGGTAGACGTAGAATCTGCTTTGGCTGAAAAGGCTGTTAAAGGTGTGAACATTACTGCTTACGTTGCTGGCTCACGTGCTTGTAACCAGTTCCAGAAAGCTTCACAGATTGGTAAGTTCGAGAAGAATACCAAGATGACTTACATCAACGACTTGCTCGGCTGGTATGATGGTATTCCAGTTCTCCGTTCTACTGATATCGTAGAGCCTGTAGTTAACAACAAGAAGAGAGCAGTATTCTATGCTATCCACAAGACTGCAGATGGCGCAATGGCTCCTTTGGCTCGTGGTATCTATATGCCAATCACTGATACTCCAACTGTAGGTAACTACAATAATCCTACCCAGATGGTATCTGGTATCTGGTATCAGGAGGGTGTAAGATCTATGGCTAACGAATTGGTACAGCGTGTTGAGTTTGAAATAGGCTAATATTCTTTGAGTTGTAAATAAAACTCCTTAAGTAAAAAGAATAACTAATAAATAAAAGGAATCAATTACAATTAATGTGATTGGTTCCTTTTTTCTTTAATAATACGCTTATGTCTAAATTTATTTTAAAGCGAAAGTTATATGCATTTATTAATCCAGCGGCTATTGGAAGTGCAATTAAAAATACTGGTACTGCTGTAATGAATGTTGCAAAACCGCTAGCTGTAGGTACTGCTGTAGTAGGTACCGCTGGAGGTATTTATGCAACTAAGAAAGCTGGGGATATAATAACTGGACAACCTTTAAAAGAAGAAGGATAATGAAAATATTAAGACAAAGATTTTATAGCGAAGAAAATGCAGAGGGTGGAGGAACCTCTGGTTTAGTAAAAGGTGTTCTTGGAACTGCTGCAACTCTTGGAACTTTTTATGGAGCAAGAAAAGGTATGCTTGGAGCGACTGCAAGCAAGTATGCAAATATAGGATATACTAAGCTTGGAAGTGGCGTAAAATCTCTCGGTAACGCAATAGGAGATAATAGTGTTGGTAACTGGATAAGTAAGAGAGGATCTAATATGATGAGATCAGCTGCAAATGATTATGCATTAGTCTCTACAGCTGCTAACAAAGCATTGCAGAGCGGTAAAGTCTCTACAGCTGCTAACAAAGCATTGCAGAGCGGTGAAGTCTCTACAGCTGCAGCACTTAATAATCAGAAAGTCGTTTTCGATGCTCGTTCTGAGTTTAGAAAAAAGTATTGGTAAAAAAAATCAATTTTATTATGAAAGAGTTTATTTACAGAGGTTTAAAGCTTGCCACAAACTGTAGATATTTTAATGCAGTTAAAGGTATATCAGATTCTTGTGTGGAAGATCTTAAAACTTCTACCTTAACTCTTACATATACCGAAGGCAGTACTACAGAAACCATAGCTAATCTTACAGGTATTGAAAGAATTGGAAAATCTATGGAATTAGAAGAAACCGGAATTCCAATAAGATTAGGTGATTGTATAGTTTCTTTAAATGATCTTAAACTTAGAAAACTTACGCTAGATAATCACATTATTAATCTTGTAATAGTAAGTGATTGTGAATCTAGGGTTAGTCAAGATTATTGGCACACTACTATAGTTGTATCAAAAAAAGACGCAAATGATCCTGAATTTATTAGATTTTTATTCTATTCGGGTAATTTGAGATATCTTCAACCAGTAGGACCTATGCCTAATTGTTGGTTTGTGAAAAATTTCCCAAAAATAATTATCAAAAATAATAGCAATCTTACACTGACTTCTGATAATGACGAGATATTCCAATTACGCAGGAATTACGACGACTATGTAATAAGAGCCGTAGATTATCAAGAACAAGCGATTACGGAAATTAGAAGAATATTGGATGGTTATGGGTTGGAATTGGTGAGACAAAATAAAGAAGAAACTTTAAAGAAAACCTCTTATGTAGTTTATCAATTCTCACAAACCCCAATTAAAAAGAATCATCCATATTACGGCGATATTGATAATAGGTTAATTTCACAGAAGCTTCCAATTAATTTCACACTACATACTACTGATATGGTACTATTCTTTGACTTTAAAAATAAGTATAGTAACGTAGATCTTCTTACAAATTTTTGTGAATTCAAGACTTATGATCGTTATGGAAAGAGGTGGTCAGCAGCTATAAAGTGGGGAGGAATAACAGAAGACTTCAACCATCAATACCAACCAGATGATAATTCAAATTTCTCATATCAATGTCAATTTATGTGTGAGTTGCATTTCTATGAGCTATTTGACGATAGATATGAAATTTTGAAAGAAATAGAAAAGACAATAACTACAAATTCAGAAGAATGATATCGTTTAGACAGAAACAGGGATTACTGCAGGATATGATGCCTACAGCTATGGATTATTTAACAGAACAAAATATTCCATTCAATCGTATTAAAAAAGAGGATGCGGATAGAGTATCTTCAGTCAATAGTAGATCTATGGTTATTACTTCCTTTGTTAAAACTGATCGTGGAAATTACGAAATTAAAATTCAAGATAAAAAGTTGTATCGTTATACCGAGAAACTTTTGAAAGATATTTTTAGACTCGATATTAAAGATATTGACGAGAAAAATAGAATCTTCACGGCAGAGTGTAATTATGAAGGAATTATCTTAGACATAATAGATATACTCGGTCGAAAATATAATTTATCACTAGTTTGCTAAGTTATTATGGTACAATTCAGACAGAAAAATTTTACAGAATACGATGCTATGAGACTTCTTTACACCGAATTAAATAGAGATGGTTGGTGGAGAGATCGTATTAAGGTTATTGATCGTAATTCTGTAATTCAGATACTCCGGGGTAATAACATTCTAATAGAGAGATTTGTCATTTCCACTAGTTTATTCGGAAAAGACAAGTACAGACTCTATTTAAAAATCGGAGCACAGGCTAAGTTACCTGATGAAGTAAGATTGCCTGAAGTTATTAACCAAAGAAGGATGCTTAATGCTAAAATTGAGTTAAGAGCAGGAAATGGTCCTCTTTATCAGAAAAATAATAGTGAAACTGTAGAAGATCTCCTTTTAAGAGAAAAGTTGTTTGGCAAGAAAAACAAAGGAAACAATAATAATAACCAACAAAATAATGGTGGTGGAGTTCCTTATGTAAATCCTATTCTCAACAACACTACGAATGGATATGATGTTATGTATGAGATCCGTTCTTTAATTGGAGAAGCTATTAAATACGATAAGAGAGACAGATCTTTAGTACTCGAGTTTGATGGTCCTAAAGAAAATGCCATCAGAAATTTAAAAGAAGCCTTAAACATTCTTCCATTCGGATTAAATTACAATATTTATCTATTAAACTCATGATTATAGTACTAAAACTTAAAAGATTTTCTGCACCTGGACTTAATAATGAGGGGTTTAATAGCTGTAATAAAAGTAATAAAAACCCGAGACCTAAGACACTTAACACGTCTGGAGGAGTTGTTGGGTTTAATAGAAATCGGAATTATGATCAAGACTTTAATCGTCTTGGTAAAAACGATACCCTCAGACAGCTTACTCAAACTAATACCCTTCGGGATGAAATGAGGAAATTAAATACAGAATTAAATGAAGGAAGGAGAGGAAAATGGCTAGATACATAATTAAGCGAAAAAGCAAGCAATTCGGAGTTATCTCAGAGACTGGAGCGGGTCTAGTTAATGGCGTTGGGGCTGGTGTAGAGTCTCTAGGTGATGCAACTAAATCCAAAGCTGGTCAAACTGCTGGAGGTATAGCCGCTGCTGCTACTTATGGAGGTACTCTCGCTTCAATGTTAGGAGGTGGTCCATTAGGTCTCATTGGAGGATATGCTGGATCGTATCTTGCAGGTCGTGCGGCAGCTAATGCGGCAGGGTCTGGATTACAATCACTAGGACAAAGCATGCAATACGTGCAGGGATAAAATTAAAATAACCATGATTAAATTTAGGCAAAAAGAGTTCTTTCTACAAGCTGTTGCTGGTGTTGCTACTGCTGCTAGTGTACCTCTCATGGCGGCAGGTATGTATCAATCCAGTTCTCAAGCTGAAGAAGCAGAGAAGCAAGCTGAAGAGCAAGTGAAAGCTATTAATGCCCAAACTGCTGCCATAAATAACTTGGCTAAAAAGAATCCAGAAGCTGCTAGTATTGTTAGTATGCCTAGAAATTATAGTGATATTGGTATGAAAAACAGAATTAAATTATTTGCGGCACCTACTACTCCTGGATTTTTCTCTAAATTATGGGATACAACAAAAAATATTTATAAAGCAAATCCTAAAATAGCTAACCAAGCAAAATTTGGATTAGGTATTGGAATAACCGGCGGAATTGGAGGTTATGTTACTGGAAAGATAATTGATTCTGATGCAAAGAAAAGCGGTATTGACTTAAAAGCAGCCGCAAATCAAAATCAGTCTCAGAAATTTTATTCAGCAGCACTAACGAACCCTATCTCTGCACAAGCTGCATCAGAAGGAGCTGGAAAAACTTTCTTAGGAAAAGCCAAAAGTTTAGTAGGAGGTCAAGCATTGAACGCTGGATTTGCAGCTTTAGAAGGAGTTGGTAATTATGGAGCTTATAGGGCTGAAAAACAGGCTCTTAAAGCGATGCAAGCACAATCGAAGGGATCTTTCGCCCCATTCCAACAAAAGCAATTTAATGCACCAGGATTTTTCTTATCTAGAGTTGGTAAGAAATTAGGAAATCTTACTAGTAACTTTCTAGGAGTAGGAAATACTAAAACAATGGGAGGAGTTGGTGCTAAGCTAGTAAAAACAGCTGGTGATAATAATATACAGAAAGGCGTTGGTGAATTCATGATGAACCATAGAAAGGCATCTGCTGCTATAGGAATTGGACTCGGCGCCGGCGTATTTACAGGAGCTAGTAGTTTAGGTAATGCGGCGGTTAAGGTTCCCACAAAGGCATTAGATAGTGATGCTTATAACTGGGAAAAATATCAAAATTCGAAAATCAATTAAAATTAAGTAATATGTATATATTGAGAAGAAAATTGTATACTCTGTACGATGACACAGATTCTTTGAAAAGAATGAAAGATTCAGATATCTTAGCTGAAGAGAAGAGAAAAAATCCAGGATACGGTGGACCATTGTTGGCAACAGCCACAGGTGCTGCAATTGGTGCTGGAGTTGGTGGTGCAGTTGGTGGCCTTTACAAGGGCTTATCAACCCCGCGGATAATGGGCAACGCTAATGCAGTTAAAAGAGGTCTTAGAGGTCTTAAATCTGGCGGTAAAGTAGGGGCATTAGTAGGCGGTACCATTGCTGGTCTGTCTGCATTAAATAAAAGAAGAGGTCAGGTAACAGAAAATAATGCCTATAACAAGCGCTTAGGTTATGCTCAAAATCAGGCAATGCGTCGTGAAAGAGCTGATTGGAAAAGTAATATGACCCAGCGTGACGGATATTCTTATTAATTCTTTCTTAAACTAATGATTAAATTTAGACAAAAAGAATTTTCAATACAAGAAGGTGGATTCCGTGGCACAAAAATTCAACCTAAAGATAAGTCCTATCTTCCAGGAACCGCAGCAGGAGCTATTGCTGGTGCAGTTATTGGAAAAGGAAATATAGTGGGGGTTGGGATTGGTGCTGCTGTGGGCGCCTTTACTACTTGGATGGCTAATATTGCTAGAAAGTCAATATTTAATTCATCCAGAGTTAAGACTAATTCCTTTACAATAATCAATTACTTAGATAGACATTACAACAGCACTATGGATCCAGATAGCGAAGAAATTGTTACAAGTTCTCGTGAAGTAGATCCAACAACTGGCGAGGAGTTTAATATTTCAAGAAAAACTACTAAGAATATTAACCATGGGCCAAGTGCGGCTGGTATTGTCTACGCTATTGATGATGATCCGAAGAAATACGCCCTCTCTATTTACTGTAGTGGTGGTGTTTTGGTATTGTACGTTAATGATTTAAATACTAGAGAATTAACTGGCTTAAATGAAGCTTTAGATTCTTATTGCTCTTCTTTTAAGAATGCAGACTATACTGCAGTGAAAATTGGAAAAAATTCGTATGAAGTAGAAGTGTCTGTTGTTGAAGGTACTATAGGTAAAGTAGTAGATCTATTAATTTCTAGTGGATTTAAATTAAATGTTATTACTGGGAATAGGAGATAAACCCAAACTCTAATTAGCAATTTATTATGATAATACTTAGACGTTGTAGTAAAAACTTTAGTAATAACGTAGGGAAAACTGATAAGGTGGTAAAGTTTTTAAAAGAATCTCCCACATTACCGTTAACTTCTTTAGGTCTAAGTGCGACTGGAGTTTATCTAAGTATGTCAAGAAATAAGCAACTGAAAGAGTCTAGTGAAAAGCAGTTAAAAGCTATGGAAAAATTAACTAGATCTCTTAATTCAGTTGATAAGAGCCTAGAGAAGAACGACAGTGAGTTGAGAGTTGATTCACAGAGAAAGAAAGAAAATAACATTATAAAAAAGTTATTCTAAGATGCAGTTTAGACAAAAGAAATTCGGGTACGTAGATTCCATGATCAGTGGAGCTGTAGGTGGGGCTAGTATTGGTGGTGCCGTAGGTGGAATTGTAAAGAATGACGTACTAGCTAAATACCTTGGTCTAGTTCCCGGACATCAAGGATATGGTTGGGGTCAAAGAGCTGCTGCTGCGACTATCACTGGAGCTATTGTTGGTGCTTCTCTTGGTATACTAGCGGAAGGGATCAAAGGAATTGCCGGAAAAATTAATAAAAGCAAAACCTTAGATAACAGACTAATGAAATTAGTTGTAGAAAATTTAACAAAACTTGGATATAAAGAAGGAATTGATTTTACAAGAGATCCTAAAGAAGCGAGCGATGGTAGACTTAAGGTTTGTATATCTATTGCTAGAGTCAATGGAGATCTTAGAGTCCTGGTTAATGCTATTAAAGATCCTAAATTAAGGGATGTTTCTAATGCATTAATCTCCAAAATTCCTAAATCCAGCAGAGTTAGACAGGATATGAAGGATAAATTCAATGAGATATCAATAACTTCTATATCAGATGCTTCTAGTGATCTCGGCTTAGTAGTTGGGATAGTTGAAAATTTTATCAAAAGTGGTTATCCTGTCTATTTAGTAGAAGTTGGTTAAATAAATTTTTTAGAAAATAATATAATATAAAATGGCACAATGGACAGAAACTCTTGAACCTTATGTAAAAGTTCGAGAAGAAGTTAAAACGACAGCCATTAATCCTACAACTGGTGAGGATTTAGTAGTTGGCTGTGTTATCTTTGCAGATGCCGGTCCTTCCGTTCCAACATTAGTTACAGGTCAAAAGGATTTTAGAAATAAATTTGCATCTCAGGATATTACTAAAGATTATATAGATAGTTTAAATAGTCTGTATGATTGTGGTGAAAATGATGATCCAACTCTTCCTGCAACAATGTGGACAAATGCTTACAGATTGGCAGGATCAAATACGTTATTAGTTGTTCGTGCTGGAAAAAGCAAAGGAGTAAACTTTGTAAAATCAGCTGAAAAAAATGATACTAATACCTATTTATTAAAAGATGGATCAATTCTAAAACAGATAGCCCCTTTTAAAATTGTAATAGATTTCGACGGGGATTCAGCTGCCCACTCTACAGATGGTTGGTCGGTAAATATTGAAGGAGTTGGAATTGTTGGAAATAGAGTAACAGATAATGGTCCTGCTTATGATATTCCAGCTAACAATCTTCCAGAACTCGTTAACATAATGAATGAGTCCTCAGTATTCTTTTCTCCATCATATAAATTCTATTCAGATGTTGATGCTTCAGATGCTAATGAGGTAGATGCTACTTCAAACAACATCAAGTCAGTTAAGTTTGAGGAAGTATATATGGCAGAAAGATTGCTGGATACCTCAGATAGTAGATGCCCTAATGGTAACTGTTATCTAGTATTCTGTCAACCTGATTGGACTGAACCTAATCAATCTGTAATAGAAGAGTACTTACAAAATAAAGAGGAAAATTGGGGATCTTTAAACTTGCTCGATGCTAATTCGCTTTCTAATTTTGAGGCTCCTGAATATTATGCAGTAAATACTTATAATAGTGCTAGTGACCTCAGAGTAAGAATTAGAAGATTTAACCATGATGCAGTAGTTACTAATAATCTAGACTCACTTACATCTCTTACTTCAACTGGTAAATCTGCGGTTACTCCTATTAAAGAAGTTTTGGATACTTTCACTAAAGGCGGTACTGCTGAAGTTAGTGATGCTGTAAAGGCCAGAGATTTCTTCGAAGTGGCTATCTATGATCCTAGCTTGAGTGGAGAGGTACTATTCTTTAATGTAGGTAATATTTCAGGAAGGGGTGATATTACTGTAGATGAGTTAGTTAAGCAAATGAGCATGATTGGGTTTAATTTACCAAAAGACCTTCATGATCTTGGAATAAACTACTCTGGATATAACTCAGATAATACTACTTGGGAAGAAATCTCAGAATTACCTACTGGAAAAATAACTGCTGATATAGTGAAATCTTCTATGTCAGAGTTATACCAAGTATCAGACGAAGTTAAAGACACTTTTGTTGTTGGAAGCACTGTTGCTAATGTAAACGGTAATTATTATTTATATGTAACTAATGGAGAAGACCAAATCTATTGTGATTTAAAGGTAGATCCAACTAGATACATGATATTAAAAGCTAGTAATACCGATTTATTAAATGCAATAGATTTACTTGAACAAGACGAAGTTTATGTAACTGAAGGTTTGTCTGATCTTGGAAATACTACTCCATCTTTCCAGAGTTATATGGCTAACTTGGCAATCAATGGAAACTACTTCTATCCAATTAGTACGATAAATTCTACTAATTATATGTCCATTGGTAATTCTATTTCGAAGTTATCGCAAAATTCCTATAAACTATATGCATCAGCCCCTTGGGATTTAGATTCAAGTACCTTAGGTTGGGAAAATTACATATCTCCAAGCGTAATTTATTGGGAAGCAGTAGCAAGAAATCGTAAAAACAATGAAGAGTTCCGTGGATTATTTGGTCAGGGTGGCGGTCTAGTTCAATATCAATCTCCAGTATGTGAGTTTAATAAGAAAACTAGACAATTGTTATTAACCAAGCGAGTAAATACTGTTACTTGGGATATTCAGACCAGTACTTGGATAATGAACGACAATTATACAAAGCAATCTGAAGACACTGTAATGAGCAGCGATGGAAACTCTCGTCTTATGATACGTATTTCTAAAGCTTGCCCACAGTTATTAAAACAGTTTATAGGTCAGAAGATTTCAGAAGTTCTTTGTAATAATGTAGAAGACGTTATAAAATATTACTTTGTCACTGTTATTCAGCCTTGCAAGTATAATGTAGACGATTACAAGGTTATTTGCAAGTATGATGAAACCTTAGCAAGACAGAGTAAGGTTAAAGTAACAATAAATGTGAAATACTCTAGAGATACTAAGTATATTACTGTAGTTAATAGAGCATTTGACGTAGGTATGGATATTTCTAGTGAGGAGTAATATAAATAATTGACTTAACTCAGAACTAATCATATACCTTATCTAAGGAGAAGGAGAGGATTAATTCCTCTCTTTTTTTCTTCACATTTCTTATAAATAGATTATAAAAAATACGTAAATAAAATATGAGAATAGAAAAAAGAAATTTTAGCTCTATTTCTGAATTAGAAGAAAGAGCTTTTTGTGAGGGTTATATGTATGCTCAGAGAGAATTTGCTGATCAAATTCTTACTAATGATACTATGGCGGAAAGACTGGACAGACAGGCCTATGAGCATGAGATGGAAAAACGCAAAAAGAAGCGCATGGGCGGTTATGTTATGAGTGCATTGGGTACTGCAGGTATTGCTAACCATGTGCAAATGGAGCCTAAGATTTATAAATATGAAAAAGAGTTGATTAAAAAAGTAGCTGATAGTGTAGATAAAGCCATATTAGAATCGGGAAACACAAGTATGAGTCTTACGCCAGAACAAGCAGAGAAAGTAAGAGAGGTAAGAAAGAAAGGAATGGCGGCTGTAAAGAAAGGGACTAAAAAAATTATACTAACCAATCGAGGACTTGGTTTAGGCGCTGCTGCACTTACCGCAGGTGGTATATATAGAGCCAATAAAAAGGCAAATAATAAGATGACTTATGAAGATTGGCTAGCTGAAAAAGATAGTCAGAATGAAGATTAATTCCTCTTTTTTTTCTTCACATTTCTTATAGATAGAAGAAAATAAATTAAAACCATAAACAAAATATGAGAATAAGAAAAAATTTTAGCTCTATTTCTGATTTAGAAGAAAGAGCTTTTTGTGAAGGTTATATGTATGCTCAGAAGGAATTTGCTGAAGAGGCTGAAGAGGCTGATGAGGAAAGCACGTATGGTAAATATAAACCTGGGATTGGTATAGGTGCTGGAGCTAGTATTAGTGGTCTTGGCGGCTATGGATCTTACAAGCTCTCAAAGAAAGCAGCAGATAAATTAGAAAAGGCAGGAAAACTAAAGAAGTCACTCCAAGAATTGTATGAAGCCGATCTTAATAGACTCAAAAAGGACGTACTTAGAGATGCGCAAAGAGGTGGTGAAGTTGCTAAAATGCGTGCGCTAGAGAGTGGAAAAGGAATACTTGATTTGGAAAAGTCAGGTATGTTAACAGAGGCTGAAAAAGAGCGCCTTAGCTACTTGAGAAATACAACAGAACATAAGAGACTTAAGACAGTTGAAGGTCTGGAAAAGAAAGCTCTAAACCGGAGGAGAGCAGCTGTCCCTGTTGGCGTAGGCCTTGGTATTGTAGGTGCTTCGGCTCTTGCGAAAGGTTTATATGATTACAAAAATCGAGACAGGGAATAAGTAAATAAAATATTTTAAATAAGTAGGGTAAATACAATTCCCTACTTATTTTTTCTTATTTCTTATAAATAGATAGAAAAGTTAAATTCCTTACAAGATATTAATTTTTATCACTATCTTCTTATACAAGAAAAAAGAGGAACAGAGATGGAAAAAACATTATTAACAGATTTAAAAAGAAAGATCTTTATTAGATCTGCTTTAATTGCTGTTGACTCTCTTAATGAGATTCTCAGCATAAATAACTCTCTTAGCTGTGATCAAATTTTATTAGAAATTATAAAAAACGCTCTTCGTGAATTTGAAAGAACCAATCCATTAATATTGGAGATGAAGATAAGTAGAGATCAGATGTCAACATGTTATGGAATGGAGGGATATTATGAAATTAAATCTAACTTTACTTTATGGTTAGATTGTTTAATTTCAGAAGATCAGATAGTTTTAGTGCCTAACTGTATTCCTAAATGGAGATCTATGGGCTCGTATCCGATGGCTGGTAGTTATTCTTACTTTACTGACTATAGAAGACCTTATTTATTCATGGGGGACCTTCCACTTAATGACAGATTTTACATTAAGGCAATCTGTTCTAGACCTATAATTCCTGATTTTCTTCCTGATAAAACTTTCAATGAAGATAGTAATAAAGCAGCTATTTACTGGATGAATGTAGAAGACGGAGGACCTAAAGGAGATTATTTTTTAGACCTTTGTTTATGTCACTTGTTAGATTATATACGTCAACTTAAAGCCAGTGTACAGCTGCCAGGAATGTCTATTGATATATTAGGGAACGTAGATGCAGCTTATCAGGAACTTAGGAGTAGATGTGATCAATTTGCACTACAATCAGGTTGGTCTGGCGAACTTGTTGAGTAAATAGATTTAATGACTATGAGAATACCAAGACAGAAAATATTTGTTAGCTTAAGAGATATTTGGGTTAATAAACAGCAGCCAGATAGAACTCTAGGGTCGAAAATACAACTTACAGCTAAAAATGGTCTGAATAATTATGGGGTAATAAAGCACCGTTTGACTAATCCGACTAAACCATTGGATATTAATAGTAAAAGGCAAATTATTACTAACACTAACAATACTATCAACAATGTAAAGGGAATTGCTAGAGATCTTACCAACAAACCGGCAGAAACTATATCTAAGGGCGGAGCTAGTTTTGTAAAAAATACTATAAAAGCTCCAGTTAATTCAACTATCGTGAATGGAATTAGAATAGCTCCTGGAATAATGGCAGGTCAACCTTGGAATCCACTAGCTTGGGCCAATGCTGGAAGTAAATTTGCCGAGAAAACAATTAATAACATTCCTATATTAAAGAAGTCTATTGAAAAAGTAGATAGTGTAGTTGGATCAGAAAAACTGGCTAATAAAATAAATCCAGAAAAAGTAGGAGAAGTTGGAAAGAAGCTTGATAATACCGTAAAGAAAGGAGCAGGACAACTTCGAGGGCTGTTAGGAAAAGTAGGTAAATTTATTAGAAGATAATTATGGGAAAAATTTTTAAAATAAAGAGAAAAAACTTTACAATTCCAGAGGGTCACTTTACTGGGACAAAAGATATGGAAGAAATCCCAAGTTTATTTCATAATATTAAGAATGGGGTTTTAATAGGATCAGGAATAGGGGCTGCGGCTGGAGGAGTTTTGGGACATTTTGATGATAATTCTTCAGTAATAGGTGGAGGATTACAAGGAGGTATTCAAGGAGCTAAAGTTGGTTTTGCATCTGCTGTAATGTTAAAATTCTTCCAAAACTACATGCACAGGCCAATGAAAACCATAAAGTTTCAGGAAATTGACAGAAATATCAGGAGACAGTTCGGAATGTATAGAGTAGCTGGATTAAGCGTAGGTGATTCCATTGATAATAGAATGACTATGGATGAAAAATTCAGCTTTAATGATAGAAACGTAACAGACTATAAAATCAATATCGCAATTCAAAATGATAGCTTGACTATGTATACATTTGGAATGAACGATAAAGAGATTGATGAATGTTCTAAAATTTTAGATTTCTATACTCAAAAATATTATGGGGTTAACTACAGCTCTAAACTTATAAATCGAACTGTTAATTCTTATAGCATTGATATAACATTTACAAATTATAATGTAATTACTAACTTCATCATGGAGCTTTCTCAAAAATTACAAACAAAAATAAATTTAATGAATGAGAAAGCCATAGTATTACATCGAATTCAAGACGCTGCTGAAAAGAGGGATGACGAAACCGGAGAAGGAGGTCAGAAGTCTTTTAGTGTGCCCGAGCTATCTAAAAGTGATGTAGCCAGGATACTCGGGCAAACTGGACAATATATAATAGATGAGTCTAGAGGCGGCTGCAGTTTGAAGAAAATAGGTACTTCTGCTATTATTGGGTTAATTAGAAAATCTGTAGAGAAAATAACTTCTATAGAATCTGCTAAGTACGGTTTAAAAAGAGCTAGGAGCGAATACGGAAACTCTTTCTTAGAAAAAGAGCTAATAAAGTTACATTATAAAAATCATTATACTGTAAATGATAAATCAGCTCCTAATAATATTACGCTGATTAATGGAAGATTTATAGTAACAACGCCAGCTAAAGGAGAGGACTATAAATTAATTGATGAAATTTTTTATAACCCGATGAGATTAAAACTCAATAGAACTAATACTGGTGGTGCAATAGTTTATTCGTATGTTCTAGACACAATTAGTGAGTTTGAATACCTACTTAATAAGCTATTTTCAACAAAGATTAAGTTTAATATATTCACATGATAATATTAAGAAATAAAAAAGGTGCGAAGGACCCTTTTGAGAAAAAACTTGAAATGCAGAAAATCTTTGAATATGAAATCTCTCCTGAAATTTCAAGTGATTCAATAAGTGTTAGTAAAGATCTTAAAAAGTTTAAAGTGTATTTTCCAATAGCTTTAGAATATAATCAGTATGATGTCTCAGATGTAATTAGACTAGCACAACCTTCAGTTAGAACAGATACGGAACAGGAATATGATATTTTTACTATGTCAGCTTCAGCACCAATAACTGAATCAACGTTCTTTAAAGTTCTAAAAAAGATAATTGATAATGAGGGATTTGTAACTATAGTCGACGAATCAAAGTATTAATAAAACATGTCACAAGAAGATATGGCCTCTAGAAATTTAGATAAGGCCAACAAACTTTATGCCATTGGCGCTAAGAATATAAACTTTCTTATGAAGATGCGAGGAACTAGTTTTGTAGTTCTTCGGCCCAAAGATAATAGTAAATGGAAGAATGTATTCGGAGGCTCATATTCTTCAAATAGTACAATGGAGAATGATTACACACAATTTACGACCCGACTTATTCTAGATTTGAATGATATGAGGGATGTGTGGAACAGAAACCGAGACATGATCCAAACTATTACTAATGATGATTCTCTTCAAGTAGGGGATGAGCTTCAATATACTAGGGATAAAATAACCTACAGATTTAAAATAGTTCAGAAACAAGCTTTTTCAGAGGCAGCAAAGGCAGTTTATCAATATACCCTATCTAGTATCGTAGAAACTTTAGATGAATAACAATAACTATGGCAGACATACTAAAACAAAATAAAATTCCAGGAAGAGAACAACTTACTAGACCGGAAGAGATAGATGCTCTGTCTAAATACTTGGGTAACATAAAAGAAATCCAAGACGAACATACAGAGCTAGATAGAAGGGTACTAGAAGTAAAGGGCCGTGGAAATAAAGCCTTTTTTCCTGAAGTATCTCTTGATGATAGCATAGAGAATCTAGAAAAGTCTGACTCTATAAGATTCTTAGATGATTCAGTCAACTCGATCCCTAATTCATCAACAGATAACATAAAAGAACTGAATAATACTGTTATCAAGAGTGAAGCAGATACTACTGTCAAATCTCTCGATGATAAAGTTAGTAAATTAGAGGGTGATAATGTAGATCCAATAGAGAAACTTGATAATACAGTAGCTAATTCTATAGAAAACAAGGGTGAGAAATTAGATTCATTAAACAGCTCTATATCTAAAATAGCTAATTCTGATTCCTCTCTAAAAAATTTGGATGACTCAATTGTAAAAATTAATTCTGGTAATGAGGTAACTGAACTGGATGACAAGATTTCTAAGATTGAGCCTGAAGATAAAGTCGGTCATTTAGAGAATACTATAGAAGAGCTAAAGCCTGATTTTAAAGTAAGAGAGTTAAAGAAAGATGTTTCGAACATTTCTGAAAATTTTGGCGGAGAAGTAAGCTCTTTAAAATCTTCAACCGTTGATCTAATTCAGAATCAACAAAAAGAAATAACTTCATTAACAGATGATATAGTTGAATTATCTCAAGATTTTCATAATTCTCCAAAGTCTCTAAATAATTCGATAGAGACTATTAATACTGAAGATGAATTAGAAGCTTTAGATGATTCAATTGAAAATATTTTACAGAATGTTAATAAAGATATTTCCGAATTAGAAAAATACATTAGCACTCAACCTAATAACAATAATAATGAGGTTTCTTCTCTAGATAATGAGATAGATGAATTACTAGTTGATAATCGGACTAACTCATTAAATAAATCCAGGGAAGATCTGCAAGTAGAAGAGGTAGTTAATAGTCTTTCGGATTCAGTTTTAGAATTACAAACAGAAAATAAAATAAATTCACTAGATAAATCCACTAGTGAACTTGAAGTATCTCCACTTATTAAAGAGTTAAGTACTGGCTCTTTAAAATTAAAAGTGGATGAAATAATAAACAGTCTAAGGAATGACGTTGATACTGTTGAAGTAGAAAGCAAAGTTGATGAATTAATTACTTCAATTCTAGAGAGACCTTATGATAAAAATCTTACTAAAATTAAGAAAGCTCTAGAAGAAGTTGATAATTTATCTACAGACGAGGCTTTTTCTAATGTTATTGGACTGTTTGATGATATTAGTAAGGACGGAAATAACTCTTGGGTTAAAAAGATTTCTGCAATATTAACTTCTGCAATATTACAACCAGATTCAGCACTAAAAATTGAAAAAGGTGGAACTAGATGGTATGAGTTGTTTATAGCTAAATTAACCGAGGCTATGAAGATTGCTGATGTATCTCAAATTAATTCATTGAGATTACCAAGTTCCTCTAATAAAATCCCTTCAAGAGAAGAATTAATTAGGAAAAATTCAGAAAACATAGAATCAATACCAGCATATAAACTTCCTAATAGTAGAATGCCTAACATTGGAAGGTCCTCAACTCCAAGTAGTGTATTGTCTGATCTAACTTCAGGGAATATATCTTTAAATGGAATGGACTATGCTTATTTTGGTATTGATAATTTAGTAAGTGCCAGTCATGTAAAAGGTGACGTTAAAGCTCAAATGTTAAAAGCGTCATTAAGAGCAGCAGCACATTCAGTAGATCTAGGAAAGAGGTTATTAAAAATGGAACCTTATCGTCTTCCTGGTACTGCTACTGATACTGCAGGAAGTCCAGCTAGAAAAATAGTTGGAGCATTAAAGAAAGCTGCGGTAATGCTAAATGACACAGACGCTCTTTACAGTACTATTTCGAATTCTATAGTAAGTGTTATTGGAGAAATTGGAATTAAAAACCGTCCTAATACTGATAATAATATTTCAGGACCAAGAAATTTAATTCCATCAAGATTCTACGATAATGCTAATAAAAGAAGGCAACCTAAGTCAGGATTAATTATAGACGAAGATGCAGTTACTGATCTTCCTATAAAATCCTCCGTTGAAGATACTAGCGGAGAATTAATAGATTTTGCCAACAATTACATATATTCTGAAGGTATTCAAACTACGCTTTTGGATTTATGTAGACTGAATGTAGAAAATAGTAGTACAGCAATTCCATCTACTTTTGAGGATTTACAGAAAATATTAAGAGATAGCCCATATATAACAACCCCTGGAAAATTTGGTACTGACGGTAATGTGTTTAAATCTCAAACTTTATCAGTAACGAATTATTGGGAGATTTTGTTAGAACCGTTCGTCAATAAAGATATGAATGGAGGATTTAGTTATCTACCAGCAATTGAAGAAATAAATCTAATCAATCAAAAGAAGCACGGAGTTAATACTGGATATAGTGAATGGATCCCTTTTACAGGATTTGACATGACCTTATCCAAATTAAATACTAAATCAGTCGGGCTTTATGATGGAGAAATAGTTTATCCTGTATCGAGTGAACTTACGAACGAACTGAGAATTACCATTGCGGATGATATGTATAAATCTTGGACATGGTATTTCAAAACAGCAATGGACGTGTCTGTGTATAGTTCGATTCCTCATGACAAAGCTTATTACGAAGGTACTAGTGTTAATTATCCAATAGCACCAACCTATGTAGATAAAACCTGTCATTGTGTAGCACTCTATAAGAATATTACTTTTAGAATTAGGATATACATAATGACTCCACAATACTCTACTATAAAATCATTTGACTTACTTTGTGTATTAAAAGATTTTTCTGAGAATTATGTTGGGGACGTTGATACAGCAGGTAGTCCAGATTTATCACTTTCATTTAGTGTAGTTGGAGAAAATCCTGACAAATATGTTCCTCCAGTTAATATAATAACTTCTAATTATGCTGGGGTTAGTAATTCTCCAGATAAAGAGGAGGGACCAGATAATTCGACAAAACAAACGAACACTCCTGAAAATAATATTAATACAACAAAAGAGAAAGGGAAATCCAGTACCGAAAATGCTATACAAAAACCGACAACTTCACCAACAGATGATGAAAAAGAAGAAGGTGTAGTAGGATAAAATAATGGAGAGTAAATATTATGTATATAAGATTAGGAAATACTAAAATAAACTATCGAGCAGCTAATGCAGATAAGTATATGATATTTTCTGAAGTCGTAGATTCTTCATTGTCCTACGAATCACCAGTTATTGTAAATAGCATCTCAGAACTTAATGCATTATTCTCAAAAGATTTTAAGGATTATATTTATTTAAAAAGAGTTTTAGAGTCTTATGGAAATGTAGGGCTATATCTTTTTAAACCCTTTTCTCCAATTAAATCAAAGGTTGCATTAGAACAAGAGGGATACATTGATTATAGTAGATTTACTCTAATCGAACCTTATGATATATTTTCTCCATCAACAGAATATATTAATTATTTTACTGATTGGAAGAATGATTCTAGAATGGCTATTGGGGTTTTTAACGATGAATATGATTTTTCTTCTGGGATCCATTACGAGGTTTTAAATAATGGAGTTTGGGAGAATATTGATAACCCTAAAGTCGTATTTAAAGGTGAGCCAGTTGTAGAGAGTAAGCTATATCAATTCAAAATCCTTAGAGAATCTGATGAAATATGTACAAAGATTGATGGGGAGTTATGGGTTTATTGTGATAGTTATGGATTTGTTTTAGAGACAGATCTTCCTCAAAATATTGCCGATCTTACTAATTCTAAATCACTAGATAATCGAAGCACTTTATTTATTCCAAATCTTGATGGCATTGATTATATTCACCCTGAGTATGTCAATAAAAAAGGATTGGGACTATTTTCTTACAATAATCTTCCAACTATTCCTTTAAGTAAAATAAATACTGATAGAATAAGAGAAGGCAGAGAAACATTAGCACTAAGACTTTCAATATCCTCAAATAATATAAATTGTTTAGGATCATTGGCTTTTTTAGATATCACAGATGGAGTAAAGAAATGCATATCTTTTTCTAATGATGGAAATTCTATAGATTTATCTCCCGAAAATAACATTAAATATTCGCTAAGCAGCTATTCTTCATCATTAATTTTAGAGGATATTAAAGCGCAATTAGATCAACTGTACCCTAACTGTACTTTTTGGGATAATGATGATTTAATAATTTGTGGAAGAGTAATGATAGATTTAGGCTACAACACATTTTCTGGAATAAGTGTTAAGCCTGATTACGAAATTTCACAGGGGATTATTTACAAATCTTTACCGTCAGGAACCAGCGGAGTAGGATTTTGGAGCAAGACTATAGGTGGAACTTCTGATTTAGATGAAGACGGCGTTATAAAAATTCAAATAGAGGATGCAGGTAATGAAGAATTTCTTATAGTAATCTCAAGATACGATTATTCTGAAACATTTCAAGGAAAAATTATTCCAACACTAGGACAAGATAGGCTAGATAACATAATTAATAAGTATTCCAAGTTATTGCATATGGAACTTATTAATAACGCCAAAGATATGAATACTGGAACGTTTTTTATGTCTAAAGGCAAATATGTTAAAGATTATAGCAACGAAGATTGGATGAATTCCCTTGAAATGATGTTTGGAATTGACGATAAGAATGTTAATACTGATTTCTTACTTATTCCAAATATTCAGGATTATATATCATCTTCTAGTTTAAATGAATCTTCTTACTACAAAGAGTATGAAACTATATTGAATTATTGCAAAGACGGAAGTTTTCAAGCGTTAATTCAGAATAGGGACAGCAAGTACAGATTCAAAGAAATAGAAGATATCTCAGAACTAGCAGATCATAGTGAGAATACTATTTACTATGTCCCAGAAAATATAGAACTTGAAGAATATTTTTCTAACGGAATTACTAAAACCACAAAAAATAGCATTGTATTAGATTTTGACAGAACGAATCAAGAATGCTGTTACAAAGAGGGTGATGATGTAATAGACTCAAAGATAAGAACAGTTATATTTTCAAAGGATTGCACATCTACTATTTACGTTCAGGTTGATCATTTTTTAACAAGTGAAACTGGATTTGATTGGTCTAGTTATTTCCCTGATGGATTTACACTATGTTTTAAAAATGAGTCTAATTTCCAACAAGTAGTAAAAGCTCCAAAAAGAATAGAGCAAGAAACCGTAGGAGATAGCTTAGTGCAGGAATTCATATTAAATCCAGAAGAGATATTAGTTATGCAAATAGTTCACAAAACCACTGGAGTATTTCATTGGGTTAAAGTAAACTATGATAGTGGATATTACCTATCTGATGAAAATAAAAACATAACTAAGATCACAGACAAAAATCTAATAGAAGATGCTGTCTATGGAGGTGATTATGCTTATAACTATTTAAGTGATACTGATAACAGACTCGTATACTTTTTTAGATCAATCTATACTACAACTTTCGAAATAGAATATCCTGGTTATTGTGTATTCTTAGATGGAATATTAACAGGAAATTATTCTGGAAGTGTGAATAGCATAATCTATAAACCACCTGTAATAAATCCTTATGAAGAAAGTTCAATAGAGAAAGTCTTAGAAAAATATAAAAGTAATTATCTAGTATTTAACGGTCAAAAATACTTCTATAAAAAATATTTTGAAGGAACAGACAGAAACACTTCAATTTTCCTTAGATTTATAATAGGGAAAATTACTAGAGAGTTTATGAAACATAAATATTCTCTCATAGGAGAAAGAGTGCTTGGAAAAATAAGACAAGCGGTTACTGATTTATTATTAGAAATTAAGAATAAGTTCAGTATTGTAGAAGATATTAAATTGCAATCTTTTGAGCCTGATATAAAGTCTAGTTCTTTAAATATAGGGATTTCTACATCCGTTAAGAATTTGTTAGATAAAGACGTAATAATTAACATAATTTTAAATTTAGATAAATAAAATGGCAGGAATTAATGATTTAGTATCGAATCTCGTTAGATCGAGTAACGGCTACATGAATTTCGTCGACTATGAGAATTCTTATAGAGAGGATAATAAAGAATTCCTTAGAGAAGATCTGTGGGAGTTCAGAATTATATCTCCTCCTAAGGTTGTATATTATCCTGGTGACGATATTTTCAAAAGGAGATTGATGAATGCAAATCTTAGCATTTCTGGAACCGTAAATGGTTTCGAAAAGAGAATGCGTGGAAATTACAGAATTATTCAGAAGACCGGTCAAGAGACCGGCGGTTCTGTCACTCTAGGATTCATTGATAGAGAGGATCAGGCTATTTCGTATTTTGTTGATGACTGGAAACAGAAGATATCAGATCGCAATACGAAGTACGGTTTTAGAAAAGGTGATCTTGTAGCTGATTGCCAGATGTTGATTCTTAATACTGGTAGACAGAGAGTAAGAACCATAACTCTCTACAATTGTATTATTGATGACGCTTCTCTCAATGAAAATGGTGTAGAAACTGATGGATCTGATCGTAGTGACATTCAGCTCTCTTTATCATTTGAACATTACAAGAGAGATTGGGATAATCTTTAATGAAAAAGAAGGGACACAAAATAAGTGCCTCTTCTTTTTTTGTCTTTTCACAATATCTTCCTTATTTTTGATAGATTAATATAAAATAAATTATTATGGAAATACTAACCACACATTTACCAAGCGGAGGATGTAATTATAAATTCTCATCTATAAACATCTCTCCTATGAATTTTTTACAAGTTAATAAATATCATCAAAATTGTCCAAAAGATAATTTAGAGAAATATTTATATAATATACGAATGTTAGCCGAAGAAGAGCCTAGAATCTATGACTGTTATGTTATGGATTTAGACTTTATTATATTCTATAAGCAGTTGATAACAGTAAGTAGCAATTTAACTTATAATGTAAAAGTTACTTGCCCTTATTGCAATAAAGAGATAAATAAAAAGCTGGTCCTTGAGAAAGACGTTCACTTTAAAGCAATAGATCCTAAAGTAATGAACGGCGCACAGATTGCATTAGGGGATGAAATGTTTGATATTATAGTTCCTACCGTTAGAGATTTTATGAAAGTCTTGGATAAATACGTTAGATATAAAACAGTAACAGATCTTGATGTTATAAAACTAATCTCATTATTTAAAAACGTAGATGTTCAGGGAAATCAAATAGAAAAAGCTGTATTAGGTGCTACTCACAGTGATATAACCCTATTACAAGCACTAAAAGATCTATATTTTAATCGATTGGAAGACGTTGAAATTGAATGCGCTAATTGTTCTAAAACCGGAGAAAGGAGGGTATTGACAATGAGTGTAAATTCGCTTATTGTCGACTTTTTTCGAGACATCTATATCAACTGCCCAATTAATGGGGATAAAATTCTTTTTAAATAAAATTTTAAAGTGTGATAATATCGAATACTATTCCCTTAGAGAGTTAGAAGAACTTAAAAAATGTTACGAAAAGTTTATCAAAGAAACGGGTAGTGATCCTGATTTTCCTAATTTACCTTTTGGAGGAGACGGAAATACAATAACTTTTGATAAATCTAATAAAGACGATCTAGGTTTTGATAGTATTGATGATTTTTATAATAACTAGAAATAAATTATGGCAGATAAGAGTCTAGATAAAAGAACCCGACAAATTGACCAGACTCGAGTTAATAAAGGTAATGAGCTAGAAATGATGCAAAAAGCTCAAAACCAATTCCTGGCAATTCAAGCGGAAAGAAAAGAAAACCTAATGCAGCAGAGAACCATTATGGGTATGGAACAACAGCAAAATATGGCTCTGATGGAAGGTGCTCAAATAGCTGCTAGTAATAATGTGGGAGTACCTCAGACTGTTGATCCCAGAACGCAAGCTGTATTAAGTAAATATGGATTAGGAAGGCCCCGTTTTCAAAGGACTTCTCAACATTCTCAACAAGTAACAAAACAAAATGTAGTAATTCATAATACCACTAACAATAATACTACTAATAATATTGGTGGTTATGGAGGACCTGTTCAAGGAAGGGAATTAGCTTTCAGAAGTCCAAATAATGATAGTACTGAGAAGTTTAAAATATGGTTAGCTAATTCTTATGCTAGACAGCAGCAGCAAGCAGTAGTTAGAAATCGTGAGTATGAGAAAAGAGAAGATAATCTCATACGAAGCGAGAATAAAATGATGAGGAAACTCGAAGGATTAGGCAAAACTATGTCTAAGATGCTTGATCCTAGAACTATTGGAAATACTCTAGTTAATCCTCTAAAGATGCTATTTATATTCATGGGATTTCACCTGTTCATGAGAAACTGGAGAATCTTAATGAATACAATGCGAAAGGTAGAAGGTTTTCTTGGGGGTGCTGCTGAACATTTTGGTTTTGGAATAAAGGAGGGAAAAGTTACTCTCAACAAAAATAAATTCTCTGCAGAAGTTGAGAAAAAATTAGGCCCTCTTGGAACACAAGTAGTTAAAGCCTTTGGTGGTAATCCTTACAGAGGTGATACAGTTTCAGATGTTCTCAAAAGAATCATAATTGGAGACGGACAAAATTATGGTCTTTGGGAACAGATGAAGGACTATTTCTCAGATAAATTTTTAGAGAGAAGTGAAGCTATAAAGAATTTCCCTGCGCCAGATCTTGGGAAATATTTGAAAGATAAAAATTTTGTAGGAGCAATTGGAGAGCTCGGAGGATATTTAGGGAACGTCCTTTCTATTGCTTTTGGTGGTTCTAAGGCTATAGGTAGAATTAATATGAATGAAGCCTATAAAAGGGATTACGAAGAGCATGATAAAAATGAGTCTTTTAGGCAAATATTCAAAGGTGATGAAAAAACAACCTCAGCCTCAACCGCAGAGAGGAAAAGTAGGGTCTTAAATAGTCTGATCACCAATGAAAACATGAATAAACTGATGCGACAAGGACCAGCTAGGTACGCAGCAGCACCAATAGGAGACTTCTTAGGGGAGGATAAACTAAAAATATTTAGAGATTTAGGATTATCCCCTGTAAGTAACGAAAGTGGTGGTCTGATTGGTGGAGGTCGTATCCTTAAATTCCGAGATGCTGCCGGCTATGAGTATGGAATTGGATTTAATGACAATGGATCCATAATGAGTAGAACTGGCAGTACTGGTCACACTATTAGTAAATTCAATGTATCAAGAGTTGGCTCCCCAGTAACTGGCGACTGGTATCGTGGAAATTTAATTAGCTATACTGACAAAAGCAAGAAATATATTAGCAACGTATCTTTAAATAGCCTTAACTTAACTAGTGATGGTAAAAAGCTGTCAGATGATTCTCTTAGTTCTTTCCGTCAAATAAAAGAATTGGAAAGTCTAGTTAAGAATGCTAAAGATACTGGTTGGATTGATAATTCCGGATTTGCTATTGGTATGGACCGTTTAAGGAAATATATTAATAGTAAAAATAACGGAGAATACATTACCACTGATCTAAACTCCTTAAAAACAGTTTTCAAGCTTAGTGATAGTGATATTAATGAAGCTAGAAGTAAAGGATTAATTCTAATAGAAAACTTTTATACTATCAAGAGAAAAGTTTCACTTATGGAATTATTACGATTAGCTCATGCAAAAAATCCAAGTATTGCAGCATTAGAAAAGGCAATTAATAATCACATCTATAGCGGTATTCCAGGAACAGCTTTTTATGATTATTTTCCAGCTAACTCAGCCCTTGGTTACTATCTAATTAGAAATGGTAGCCAGAAAGCTGTAACAAATCGAGCAGCAGAAAAGATAGCTAAGAAAGGACTGAAGAAAGGAGTAGAATCAAAAGTTATAGAAAGAGCACAAAGAGAGGCTGCTAAGAAGATCGCTACTAAGTTTGCTTCTAAAGGATTAACTAGAGCTATACCTTATGTTGGCTGGGCTTTAATGGCTTGGGACTGCATTGATATGGTAATGACCTATGTAAAAGATAGGAATCCATTGACAGGTGGTCTAATTGATTATAAGGAAGCTGCTAAAGTAATTAAAGATCTACCAAAGTGGATTGGCGATGTTGTTTCCCAGCAAGAATTGGCCTTAATGATTGATGCTGATGCTTCTGCAAAAAGTATAGAGAAGAGATGCTTTGACGTTCATTTGGTTGATTCAGTTACTAAGAAAACCCTAATTCCGGTTGATAGTGAAGAAAATTTAAATAGGGCTAAGATTTTGATTGCCACAATTGATGTAGCCTATTTTAAATCTTTGTTCGAAACTGCCGGATTAGGAAATAGTGTTAACAATCTTGAAGACTTAATAACTCAGAAAGAGATAAATGAAGGCGCAGCATTAGACTTTGCCCATAAATCTTCTGACTATTTAAATAGAACTTTATTGAATAATAGAGATTATTCATCAGCTGACGACGATTTTTTCTGGTCTAAATCTTGGACTGGAGAAAATTCTGAACTCTACAACTTAGAAGTAGCGAATAAAGCTAAGAGAGATAGAAAAAGACAGAATAAAGAGGATGCTAAAACTCAAGCTAGATCACAAGTTGAGCAAGATTCTAAGATGGCTAATTCATTAGGATTACATGGAGTTTTACCTAATTCATCTCAAGCTGCAAAAATAGCCTATTTGAAGAATGAGCTATATAAAAATGGAATAATAGACCCTGATGATCAAAATGCAATAATAGGTAATTTGATGTCAGAGTCTGGATTAAATGAAAAATTAAATGAAAAAGCTCAACAACCAAATGGATCAGGATCAGGTGAAGGTATAGCTCAATGGACTAACAAAGCCTGGAAAGAAGCAGTACTAAAGCATATTAATGACAAACGAAAAGAAAGGGGTCTTGAACCTGTAAAGTCTATAAAGGATGCTTCTTTTGAGGAACAGGTATCAGCACTCTTATATACTCCAGATTATGGAATACTTTTGAATAAAGGTCACGGTCACAGATCATTAGTTGCCATGCAGTCAGTAGAAGGAATTGGCCCTAAAACTGCTAGGTGGATGGATGAATTCGAAAGACCAGTTTTTAGCTTATCTCATAATTCAGGAGATAATTCTGGAAGTAAAGCCTGGAATTGGAAATATGAGAATAATAAAAGGACCAATGAGAAAGTTTTCTACAACAGAAGTCGTAATGAAGAGCTTGCTAGTAGAATAAAAAATGCTAGAATTTCAGGAAACGTTAATTCTGATGGTAACTCTCTTATTACAGATGTTCTTACTGGAGCTGCTAGTATAGCTGTAGATGGCACTAATTTAGTTATAGACACTGGAAGAAAAATAGCAAGTGACGCTGCAAATACTATTAAGGGTGCTTTCAAGAATAAACTCGATGAAACAAGAGCAAAAGTTCTCTCTAATATTCCTAAGACTACTCATAGTACAATTAGTCTCGACTCTATAGGAAGAGAGTACAATGATTATAATTACTATATAAATAATCCTGGCTCTTTAACTCCTGGATTAACTAATTATCAATGGCAGGAAGAAGTACGTAGAAAAACTGGATTTTACCCAGCCGCATTAACTGATATAACAGATAGATTATATCTTCCTAAAGGAGGTAAAATTGATGGTGTTAATCAATTAAAATATAATCACTTCACTACTGAAATTGATGATCAAGGAGTAAACAACCTCTTTAGATTAGCAAACATGAAGAATACTCAAGCGAATAAGGAATTAGAGGCTAAGAAAAAAGAGGAGGAAAAGCTAAACAGAGAGATCGCAAATAATAAGAATATCGCTAGTTTGGCAGTTAATCAAAGAAAAATGAATGGTATATTAATTGCGTTAGGAGATGTCATTCGAGGCTCTCATGATTGGCGAAAAAATGAATTGAACAGTTAATAAAAATTTATGGCAGGATATAATAAAACCTACATAGATCGAAATAAACCTTTCTGTGGATGGTATTATGATGATCAGCAGAATATTTTTAGTAATTCAAGATTATTAACGGTATCTCTTCATGCTAATTCGGTTCCACTTCGAGTAACTGAAACTACTACAATGTTCGAAGATGGAAAAGAAGTAGGTAGTAAGAAAAGTGCTGCATTTAAGTGGCTTCACTGTAATACTCAAGCTCTGAGAAAAGGTGTAGCACTTCTTCACTACCCATATGGAAGATTAGATAGAGATAATTCTGCTGAAGGCAATAAAAAGATAGCTAACGCGGATGATGTTTGTGGCTATTTTTTAGAACCATTGTGCACTTGTTTTACTAACGAAGATTTCAATATAACAGTTAGTAATAATTATCAACAAGCAGGTGGCGATGTAGTAGAGCAAGTCTGGAATCAAATTAAACCTTTCGCTCCTATGGCAAAGAAAGTTTTTGGAATGGGGCAAGAGGTTGTTCAGGAAATTGAAAAACAGGCCAATAATCCAGATAACGGACTAATAATGTCTACGGTAACGAATTGGGTTAATGAAGGTGCTCAAGGTATTGTTAAGTTCTTAGGAGGAGATTCGGGTTTAGGGAATATAAGTGAAACTATAGATGAGTATTTAAATAAGTCTCTAATTCTTAATGGCGCTAGATTCTCTTATTACGGCGGAACAAATTTAGGATTCAATAACTTAGGGATGAAATTTACTATATTCCCAAAATGGTATGTGAATTCTAAAAATGAACCAGTAATGTTATCTGTATTAGAGCAGGTAGAAGAGTTACTCCCTTATGTTTCTGGACAATATACAGACTGGAATTTACCTGGAACTATTAGTGAAAAATTTGATGGTGTTCTAGGATGGAATTCCCCTCCTGGTGATTTCAGAGCTAATTCATCTGACGTAGACTTAGTCCAAAAAGGTACCCTGAAATTGAAAATAGGGTCACAATACTCTCTCACAAATTTAGTAATAGAAACCGCTTCATTTAATTTTTCAAAGCAGATGGTAAAAAATCCAGCTGCAGGTTATGTCTCAGGAAATGGAACTGATAGTAAGTTTGGATTCGAAAATGATATGGCAACTGGAGAAAAACATATGACTGCCTTATCACCATTATACTGTGAAGTAACATTGCAGTTAAGACCCATCACTAAGTACACGAGTCAGATGTTGGAAAGATTTATTAACGGAGTTTATAATGAATTTGATAGAGACATTGTATATCAGAATTACAGTAAGAATCTAGTTGATGGAAAGAAAGACATGATTGACAGGTATAAAACTAAGAAAACGGTCGCTAGTTTAAATAATACCCAGTCAATTAAAACCGATTCCAATACATTAGCTACTGGAACTGATACTTTACAGAATAATATTCTTTAAATTATGTTTACCCAAAATAAGACAATAAATTCCAATAAGGTTGAGTTAGCTAATTTTATAGAAGATAAGGATATTTTTAATTCTTTATTGCTAGAAGAAATGCATAAACCAGGATTAATTAGACATCTTCATAAAGTTACTACAAATTATAGGCCCGATCTAGTAGCAATAGAATTTTATGGGTCAGAAGATTATTTGGGTATACTGCTTCTTCAGGTAAGTCCCTCCCTTTCATCTTTCAAGAAGGGGAGTGAACTTTACCTTTTACCCAAAGAAACAATTGATGATATAATTACTAAGTTATGAGTAAAGAGGTTAATGGAGATGTTAATGGTATATCTATTTATTTTAAGCCTTGGACTACAGAAGACTGGTTTAGCATTTCTGTTCTATCTCTCGAGGAACGAATAGGAGGGATAGTCGCTTCAGGGTTTATGAAACTGATATCTCATTATAATTCAGAAGACACCTTAAAGAAAATATCTGAGCTTTCTACCGGGACTATTGAAATAAAATATAATAATAACGACAGTAATATTTTAACTATCCCTGTATTTATTGTATCTAAAAGTTACTTTAATAATTTTCTAGATATCAATTTTATATGCACTGCACAGGGAAATGATGAATTTATTACAAAACCAGTATCTCAATCTTATGGAAATATAGAAGACGCTATAGGAACTTATTTTCCTGAGTACGATACTAATGTAGAGCCAGTATCTGATCTTACGTCTTTGCCTATAAACCAAATTAATGAAACCGGTCAAGAGTTTTGTAATAAATTAGCACTAGGATGGAGACCAGCTACTATCTTTGGTTATAATATGAGTGGTAATCTTTTTATTAGAGATATATCAAGCTCTATTCTAGAAGATAGTAATAAGTTGAAAGTGTTTATTGGAAAAACGAGAGTATTTACTAGATTCCCAATAAGAACCATATCACCCCTATTAAATTTAGACGCTTATGATCCTTGGGAAAAAGAAAGTAAAGACCTTCCTGAAAATCTTACTAAAAAAGATTATTCAAAGTATTCTCCAGTAAATATTTCTTCTAGGATTTATAGGGATTCGTATAATATATTTTCTAAAGGATTCTCTTCATTAATGGAAGCTTCTAGTTATAATTCAAGATATTATGCTTCGAAATTCTATTCAAATGGTGAAATCAAATCATTAACATTCCCAGATTATAGAATAGGAGATGTCGTAGAAATAACCACAATAGGAGGAGGTATTACTAAGGCAGATAAAGAGAGTGAGCCACTTCCTGAATTAGTAACAAAGAATTATTTAATAGGAAGTTTTAAGATCTTCTGGACAGGCCAAGGAGCAGAAGGAGCTGTTGATAATAAACATCTTGCTTTTTCAGTTACTTCTGAAATTTATGGTTTAGACAAAGATAATAATATGTAAAGAAAATGAATAACAATTATTATTTAGGCATAGTAGTAGCAGTAGATAATCACAAGTTGCTTAAAAAATCTAAAGAGCATAGAGAAGTTATAGTTGATGTTCCTGGAGTTATGGAAGGAATATTAGCTTATCCAAAAAGTTGTGAATTAGATGAGCCCAAAGTCGGAGATCCAGTAATATTAGAATGCTTGGATCAAATGTATAAATCTTACTTCACCTACTACAAGCTTAAGGAAAACAATTTTATTGGAATTCGAGCAGCAGGAAAGTGTATATCTATAACTCCTGATACTATCACAATTGGAGTATTTGATAAAGATTCTGCATATAAGGATGACGAAACTCCTAAAATGAAAACAAAGGTAGTAATCGACTCTGATGGAAATGTAAGTGTAGAATCAGCTGGTAAAATAGATATAAAAGCTGATGATGATATTTCAATCGATGGAGGAGGAAATAATATCGCTATTTCTAATGCTACTTTTAAAACTAATGGAGGAGTTTCTAATGCAGATGGCCAAGGAGGGTTTTGTGGAATTCCAATTTGTCCATTTACTGGTGCCCCTCATGTATCCTCAACAATAAATAATATATTATGACAAAAGCCACTAGTGTACTTGGAATAAAATTAGAGGAAGCTTGCAGTTATTTAGACAAAGTTACTGAGTCTACTCCAACTACATTAATGATAAATTTAGTTAATGCTATTGCGGATTACTTAGAGCAACAGGTTAGTTTTTCAGGCAACTTTACTGGTAACCTGATAGCAACTCCATTCTCACCAATTACCAGCCCTGTAGCTAATGGTAAATTACTTGCTACAGGATTAAGATCGGTTACTACTATATGTTCTGATCCTAAAGGCGGTGATGGAAATATAGAATGGATAGCTTGGATGAATTCTATATATACCGGAATAAAAACGACTACAATAATAAATACCAGTGTCACAGTTCCAATAGCTCCAATAGTTGTATTTCCTTCGCTTACTTTAACTTGGGGAAGAGAGGTTTTATTAAATGCTTACAATTCTGATAGTAGTATATTTGATGCAATGGCAAATAGTATATTATCGGATTTGAAGATGTCTTATATTCCTAGTTATCCAAGTACTATTACTGGAACTGCAATAGGAACTGATATTATAGCTGGATTTGTCTTTAGCTAAACAAAAAAAATAAGAGAGATTAATTTCCCTCTTATTTTTTTTTTAATTTATTTTGTTCTCTCTTGATACTCGACTAATAATCCACAAGCCACGTCATCAGGAGTTTCAAATAATTCACGAACATTGAAATCCAGACCTAAATCCTGGCCGCCTTTTCTGAAAATTACCCCATAATTTTCATGTTCTGGACTAAGTTTTGTGTCTTGGGGGAATATACTCGCTTTTATGCATCGTACTGTTCCTCCATAAATTCCATTGTCATACATAAAATACACTTTATCACCGACATTGAATTTAGTAACTATCTCCATAATCTAAGATCCTTTTAAAATTACAACCAATAAAATTTCCAATAATAGAAACAATCCAAGTTATCAAACACCCGGTTCCAACTTGAATTCCAGAAAATAGTGCAAATGAATAATAAAAACTATCTGCTATACTATGATAAAACCCACATAGTATGAAAGCTGGAACGCCAAGTAAAATAGGAATTGGGTTATTTGTTAATTTATATGCTCTTACTATATTATCCATTATTATTCCACACATAATAGATTTAATAAGAGTTGTAAAAATTTGGGAAGATTCTCTATTCTCTACGATTTTAGAAAGAGAATCTGATGCTAAAGGACTGGCACAATTAGATGCACAATAACCAATTAATGCACATCCAACAATATTTCCTACCAGTATTAATCCGAACACAGTACCAATAAAGTTCAGTACCCCATCATTTGTTGGATAGGAGCCTGCTTTTCCCGTATATAGGAAAGAGCTGTAAAAACATACTAGAACTAATCCTAACGAAAACCCTACGGCTCCTGGGATTCCACCAACAGAAAGATACGTTATTCCTGCCAAACCAATGAATGCACCTGATAAGATGGATTCTTTAAAAATTGATAATTTACTCATAATTTATTAATTATATTATATCCGTTTTCTTTTTTCTTGGTCTTTTTATCAATATAATTTACAGCTTTTATTTTAAAATACCGCTCGAGATCTGTAGCTTTTGGAGTTAATTTATATCCGACTTGCTCATAAATTTCTCCTAACTTTTCTTTAATCCAAGATTTAGGATACCTTTCTCCGACAATAAAAGCCGAGTATATTAAGTTCTCTAACATACACTGAATATTTTGATTTGACTTCAATCTGCAGTATTCAGCTTCTAGTTTTGATTTTTGATAACTTAACGATTTTATTTTATCTCTTCCTAGAACATTGATATAATTTCTATACTCTATTGGGATTCGTTTCTCTAATTTTACCCACTCTTCTTGATCAATATCCAGAGAACACAGATACTTCATTTTATCTATAAAGTTATTAGCAATATCAAAATTTCTTACATATTCATTTATTCTATTGCTACTTGCTCTACACCCTTGATCTTTAACCGCTAAAAGAACTGTAAACCTGTCTTTATAATCTATTTGTTGAATTTCGAATGATCTCATTTCAGACACCATTACTAGATTATTAAATACCGGAACAAGATCTTTTCCAGCATGTTTGTTTACTGCAATATAATTATCTTTATAGTTTGCACTTTTAGCTACATATTGATAAGTTTCAGCTAGAGTATGTTTATCTGTCACTTCTTCATACGATTTAAGAAGAGAGTTAGTTTTTTCTACCTTTTTATTGAGCTTAGCTAAAAACTCATCCCAGGTTTCTGTAGACTTAATCGGACGGAAATATAAATCAGCACAATCTTTCCACGGATTTTCTTTCATTCTCTGTCTTCCCATTATTTGAGGGAGGTCAAGCGTAATATCCACAGCAAGACAATCTATATTAGCATCACTGAAGATATAAGTTTTAGCACAAGGACTATAAAAATCAGCTCCTAGATAAACTGTTCTAGTACATAAAGTAAACATTTTTCTTGGCATGTGCATTAATGGCACTTTTCCTATAGCTGATTGATCTTTAGGTAGCCCGAATAATGTCCTTAGTTTCTTTTCATTCTCTGGAGTTCTTGAGCATATTATATTAGTCTCATCTATTGTCAATCCAGCCTTTTTAACTATATCACAAATATTCTTAACCGAATTGACATAAATAACACACTCCTTACTTTCTACTTCCGTAAGATCTGGTAATACGTGTTTATCAAATCGGCCTTCTTTATAAGACTTAACAACTTCTACAGCTTCTTGAAGAATACTTCTACTTGGATACAGCTCTATATAAGGTTCAGTTATTCTATCAGGCTCTTCTTTTCCCCAATCCAATTCGTAGTATGGAAGATCTTTAAATTCATCAAGCATATTTAGATATTTATCGATCATTGGAGTAGCCGAAGCGAAACAGACTTTTTGAATATTTCCTATGTGTCGAAGAAACTCTAACTCAGTTGTAGACTTAAACTTGCTATCAGTGAATATACTCTGAAACTCATCAACAACTACATAAAAGTCTGAAAGGTCTCCTATAGCATCTTTTACGTACCTGAATGAATCGTAAGTAACTAATATTTTTATAGGTTCATTTGCCAGTTTTCTCTGCATAGCATATTGTCGAACCTGTTGTTTTATTATCTCAATTTTCTTCAAGATCTCGGCATTTTGAGAAATTGCTACATCATCAGAAGACGTAGGTTTTTCGCAAGTTAGATCTTTGTCAACTGGTACTGGAACTTCTAAATCATTTTTAACATAGAGAACCTCAGGATGTTGATCTTCTTTGTTCTCTAGTAAAATCTTTCTTGGAGAACATAAAATCACGTTATCCGGAGATAAGATACAATACTCTGTAAAACCACATCCAGTGACTTGTTTATTTATAATACTAGGAGATTCAGGAAGTTTAAACCCATTCCACTCACTAATAAACCTAATTCCAGATGGAACATTAATTTTTACCTTTTTCATAACAAGACAATTGGGAGTATTTCCGAATTGATTTCTTCATATATAAAGAGATAAAAGGATATAATCAATCATTCTTTATTTTTATTATACTATATTATATATTTACATAAAAATAGTGAAAAAATAAAGAATTTTTCCTATTTTCCTTTAATAGAAATCTAAATATCTTCTTCAAGTTTCATACGAATATGAAATATTCGTACTTCATAAAGACCTCAAGGCTTTTAAAAAATTTTTGAGGCATAGCCGAATAAATTTTTGAAATGGCGTGGAGGGTTGAGGTCTTTATGATAGTTTATTCTTTTTTTTTCTTTATTTTGTTTTATGTTGAAATTATATAGGAAATGCTCCTTATTGTCGGTTCGACGGGACTGCCTTTTGCTCTTTAATAAATTTTATACTTCACCCTTATAATAGAAAATAAAGAAAACTGAATTTATTATGGAAAAATACTTATTATCTACAGGAAAGTCCACCTATAAATTAGAGTTGTATATATTAGATCAATTTAAGATATATCTTACTGTAAATCCGGGAGATATTCCTGGTAATTCTTCACTTGGATTTGATTTTACTTTAACTAATGTAATGAAGTCAGATTTAAGGTCAGAGTTGAATAAAAGAGTGTCTTCATTAATTCAAAAGATAAGATCTAAGCACGGAAATGATATAGACATTTCAGTAAATTCTTTAGATATTATTAATGAAGAAACTGCTAATTTAGTAATTACAGTAACTGCTGGTGGAACTGTAACTGATAATATTAATCTAACTTTATTTAATTAAGTAAGATGAAATCACTGTTAGAATACAAAACATTATATAGACAAATTGCGTCTGATTTGAATTTACAGGGAGATAGTGTAGAACTCCTTGTACAGTTACTTGCCAATGCTTCCTATATTGAAGAAGTTCAGAATATAACTTATGCAAGAGAAGCTAGTTTGGAGACAGCTACTTTTATGAATTCGAAAATAGTTCATTGTATAAATCAGATGTATTCAGTCTTTAGGGGAACCTGCCCTAGAGTAATAATGAGATTCAAGCCAGATAGAATCCAATCCTTTAACTTATTTGACGAAATAGTAGTATCTAATAATTTTAAAATATATTATTTAGGATACTATAATGAAAACGTCGGCGAATCTAAAGCTGGTTCTGAGGCTGTGTCTATTGAAGAAGGATTTACTTATGCCCCTTTATCAATCAACGTTTCAGACATAGCTAATGAGGAAACTTTTATCATTATAGGACTTCTAGCTAAAGAGGTTGTAGATAAAGATTGGGTGATTACATCTTCAAATCCTTATTACGTAAATTGCAATACTAGTTCTGACTTAAGTAATGATATGTATGTAAAGATTGATGGGGAGGCTGGATATGTACCAGTAACTAGACATTTTTCTGATCATATAGAGTATAAAAGAATATTCGATCTAACTTTACCTGACTTCGGTTCTAGGTTATATTTTTCAGGAGTTATAGATGATAGCGCCAGTACAAAACTTAGTGCAAGATATTTTAAGTACACTACATTAAGTGAATATAATGAGTCTGAATTAAAGAAGGTTCGACTTAAAGGAACTGAGCTAATCTCTTTCTCTGAATTAACTACTTCTGATGGTACTAGTTGGTTAGAGTCGAGAGGATACGGTTCTGATTCTGAGATTTATCCAGGTATATTATTTATCGATGGGAAGAATAGAGAATCGGTAGTATCTACTCATTATAATGCAAATAAGGAAAGATATCTAAATTCTATTATTCGTAGTAATTCAGATTTAGGAGCACTTTTAAAAGAGTTATATCCAGAGAAAGTGAAAAGTACTTACTATGAATATAATAACTCTACTACTGAATTTACAATATTCTATATTCCTAGAGGTGAAACAAAATTAACTACTTCTGATGTGAATAACTTTAGAGAAAATAGAAAGGGATATTTTGTAACCGATAATATTCTAGTTAGGGAAGGAAAGAGCTATGATGCAGTGTTTAATATAAAGCTGAGTCTTGTAGATATTTCTGATCCTGTTGATGAAGAAGTTAATAATATCTTAGACGAATATTCTAAAGAGTTTAATATAAATTTGGCTACTAGTTTATCTTTAATAAGGAGTACTTTAGACAAAATTTCAAATATTCGAGAGGTATCAAGTATCTCAATAACTTACCTTGAGAATGGCGAAGAAGTTAGTGAAGAGACTGTAAATAAAGATCTATCAAAAACTTATTTCAATATAAGTTCAATTATAACTTCATCTGAAAAATAAAAATGAAAATATTTATTCCAAAACACCTTCGTAACCTGACTGTAGTAGATCAATTAGCGAAGTTATTATCTGCCTATAATTCAGAAAAGGTCGAGGAAAAACTGTCTTCTGATGGCATAAATCAAGATAAATGTACTGATCCTGTTAAGAAATTTATCTACATGAGACTAGACTCTGAAGCAGAAATGTTTGCTACTGGTATACAGAATTATGCAGATGTAGTAAATTACTTAACTGCATTGTTTTATTCAGTGAAAGGAACCCAGAGAGTTTTAGAATATATGATAAAGTATCTAGGTTTTAATGAGAAGGAGATTATTTATGATGCCAAAACGATATCAATTTTTCCTTCTGAAGATACTTTAGTAGATGAAACCCTTTACTATAATTCTTTATTGTTGTTTTTAGAAGAATTATTGTACTTTGAAGATTTTAAAACAGATCTTGGTTCAGTTAACTTAGTAATAGATCACAAGGTTAGTACTAAAGTTCATGCTGGTAGTGACATACATCATTATAAAACAATAACAATTAAGCAAGTATGAGAATAGAAGTATTAGGAAACCTAGATAATGTTGTTACTGCTATATACTATACCTGGAAAGGAAATTTACTATTCCCTCCTAAGTGGGATGTAACCTCTGGATATTTTGTTCCAGAAGATTTAGTTCCACAGGCTGAGATCATTCAATACAAATCTTCTAGCAGTTCGATAGATTTAAAAGATTTTAAAGAGTATAACTATAAGCTATCTCCAGATAAAGGAAAATATTCAGACTATAACATAATGGATCTCTATGGAGACAAGACTAGAGAAATTATAGGAAATGATCCAGGAGATATAGAGAAAATTTCTAAATATGCTATCTCTACCATTTATGTTGATAAAACTGAAGATACAGATACTATAGGTTATTTTAAGTCTAAGATTTTATCAGGAGGAAGAGTAGTTTATCAGTTTCACGCTCCAGAAAATTGTTATAAGATAGAATTGTATGATAGCATTCTCTCTTTATCACAAGGAGAAGGAAATAGTAAAAACGGTCATAGTATTTTAGATGCTGATTTCGAAAATAAGTGTGCTGTAAATTTTATCAAGAGACCTATCATTTCTATTTATTTAGGGCCTACTGATGATAATATATTGAATCCAGATAAGTTTTACTACGGAAATAACTCTAAGCCTGAAGAAATGAAGGTTCTTACTACAGCACAAGAATATAGAGAATTAATCGAGGAAATAACTTGTACCAAAATAGTAACTCTCGTATCTTCTCTTGGTAATGTAGAGAATTTTTCTGTTGATATTCCACAATCTTGTTTTTATGAATCAAAAGACCCTTTGAGAAATTTAAATACGATTGCACTTAGGAATGATGAATGGTACGGAAGTGTGAATAGCATAAATCAAGTAAGCGTAAGGGATGGTAATTTATATGATTTAACTACTGGAACTCTTTTAGGAAATCAAAAAATGACTAATACGCCATTATTAGATTTAAAAAAGGACTTAGCTAGAATTAAGACTCAGTATTCTCAAGATCATACCTATTCAAAAGGCGATGTTACTTTAGTTGGAAAATTAGAGTACGTTAGTTTGTCTGATAATAATAAAGGTAATCAGCCACTTGTCTCGCCATTATGGATGTTAAAGACGGAGTTTGATAATTCATTTACTAAAACTATTGACTTAGTTATTACTCCTATTATTTCAGGACACACATCAAAAAGTTATCTGGTTTATGATTCTGGCTCTCCTATCTCTTTTGAATTTATTCCTGAGTATGGCTTTGAACTGAACCAATACACATTTAATAATAAGCCAGATGTATTAAGAACCGGTAAAGCTAATTTGATAAAGGATACTGATTTTGAATACCAGGAAACTTTATCTACTAGTGGAAAAGTGACTAGAAAAATAAAAATCATCGATTGGGAAAAAATTCTAGAAACTGGGAAAATAATTATCTCTCCTGAGGTCAAAAGTAAGAAGTGTATTATCCGAGTTTTGTATAGAGATAAATATTATAGTTTATTTGATACGCCTAGATTACAGAAATATCCTGGAAATGATTTTATATCAGGAGCGGATGTAGTATTAAATGGTAAAATTATATCAGATCCAGAGATATTAAATAATTTATCAGCAATTAGCTCATTAACTAATATTGGGGTTTCTGGAATTAATACGAAAGCTTTGGACGTTAAAGGTATCAATGCAACCTATACTTATTCTGACTTAACAACAAAAGAGGTAGCTTTAGAGAAACAAGATGATGATTTCATAGATAGAGAAATATCATCTGAAGTTATTTACACTATTATTGTGGAAGATAGAAATTACAATTGTAGAGTCTTCTATAATACGGAGAATTGGGAGGTTGAAGATACTTGTCCTATTGGTTATTATAACAAGCCTCTAACTATTAGATTTTACTCCATAAATCCTTCAGCTCCATTAAAGAGAATAACTGTTTATGATGAAACTGGAGAGAATTTGTTATATAACTATTCTATAAATAATACTAGTATAGTGCTGGATGAAAATGGAATGTATTCTATTACTATTCCAAGCATAGTAGAAAATCTAAAAATATTTATTGTAGATTAATTTTATGTTAATGAATAATGGAAGAAGCTTGATCTCATTTTTTATCTGGTCAGCTTCTGCAGAATATGAAAAAGGGGATTTAATAGCAAAAGGTGACTGTATTTATCGTTGTACTGCAGGAAATCCAACAAACAAAGAAAACTTTACTGTTATGGGAAGGGATCCTGAAACAGATAAAGAGAATTTTAAAGTTTATCCGGGGGAAATGATATCGACTGCAGATGAGTATTTCGAATTTGCAGAAAAGATGAAGAATAACGAGGACGATAGTCAGCTTGAGGATAAATTTATATCGATGCACGCCCTTTATGATATTCTCCAAAGACTGTATTTTGGGGTATCGACTAATGGCATTGTAGATAATTATATTTTAAAGACTGAGACAGGAATAGATTATCTTGTCAATGGGATTAAAGATTTGGATAAAGCGAATGATCCTGTTAATGTAATACTTCAAGAACCTGCTTTAAATAATGGTGTTTTAAAAGTTTCTAGAGATTTTTTTCCAGGCCTTTTTGTTACTGATCCTGATACTATAGAGTCTTCAAAGAATTATTATTCGTCAGATAATGTAGATAATACTGTAGTTATATTAAGACAGTATACTTATGACTACACTTCATCAAATGGATCAACAGTCAGAAGAAGAACCCAAGAATTAATTGACCCTGTTTATGGAGATATTTTCATTAGATACTCAAACGGCGTTTCTGATGAAGATGGGACTTACGTTTTTCCTATAGCTTCAGCTTGGAAAAGAGTGTCTATAGGTAATGGAGCTGTAAAAACTACTCTAACTGCACTTCATAATAGTTATCAAGAAATGTATGATAACTATGTTAAAATTTTGTCAGTTGAAGGGTCTACTTTTAAAACTATTTATCCATTATCTACACTTATCCCAGATCCTAATTATTATCCACTATCTAATGTGTGGATTAATGATCAATCTGGAACTGGAGATAGTAATAATTTGGGAGGATGTCTTTATACGGTAGTTGTTTCTTCTCAGCTTCGAACAGGTCTTTATAGAAATTATAATGTCACAATAGAAGCTCTTGAAATTAATAACGGGCCTAAGTCTTATTATCTTTCTGATTCAACCTATATTACTGCAACGAAAACTACTGATGAAAATGTTGGAATTTTGTTTTCAGTAACGGATAATAATGATGTTCTTGGGTCAGTAATTACAAACATTTATTACAAGAAAAATAATGAGCAGTAAACTTGACACTAATACTGTTCCTGGATATATTGATCACTTGGGAATAATAACTGATCAAAGACCTAATCCCGGTGAAATAAGTATAACAGAGAATGGATTTGTTTACCTTCCATACGATAAAGAGACTGACGATGAAATTGTTACTTTATTAAATAATTCATCTCAGTTCAGATCGATAAAATGCTCTGAACTAACTCGGGCCCTTTCTGCTAAGTCTTATTTTAGAGAGGGCCTTAGTTATGCAGAGAATGACAATACTTTTAAAATAAAATTAAATCCGAAAGCATTAGGAGGTGGAGAAGTACCTACTATAATTCACCCTATTTCTCAGGATGTATCCAAGTTCTCTGATGGTATTGAGTTTACGGATGAACAAACATTATCAACCGCAGATGTAATTTCAATAGATGCACGATATAGTTCATTGTATGAGAGTAATGATAGAGTGGGATTTGACTTTATGATCTCATCTGCAAATAATGGGGTGGATCTAGTTAATAATCGCCCTTTTACCATTACTTTAATATCTGGAGAATCTGACGTTTATACAGATACTATAAATTTTAACGGTATAATTCGGCATAGTGTCGGTCAGGGTTTAAGTGGAAGTGTAAATTTAGATGTAAGATACTCTATGAATTCCGGAAAAATTTATTCTGGAAATATAGCGTTTTCTGTATTTAACTATGATCAAAATTTAACATTAGAAAGTAAAAACTTCATTCAAGATATTAATTCAAAAGTTCAGGCTGAATTTATTGATGGAGTTTTTAAAATTTATCCAATGGACCCTAATGTAACTGAATGCATCATAAATAATTGTATATTAACTTATGCTAAGTCCTAATACAGGCGGATCTCAGACTCAGCTTTTAGGGTCAGCCGCAACAGCTTCTAGTAGTAAAAAAATAGTGTTGTTTAATCAGTCCCTTCTAAGCACTAAAATCTCTCTGTATGGAATGAAAAATTACTATAGTACGGTAATTTTAAGCAGCCCTCATCTTGATTTAGTAAGAACTGAAAAAGATACGTTCGAGTATAATTTTAAGAATGGAAAAATAAACGGATTTGACCTAATAATATATTTACAGGCAGATAATACTCCAATAGGTTTCACTGAATTTAATAATGTTCAAGGATTATCTAGGAATATTTCTATCCAAATTAAAATTACTACAACATCAAATAATTCTTTGGGTGCTGTTATTGATGGATGTAATCTTTCTCAACTTAAAGTAACAAATCTTTCCTTAATTTTATTAGGAGAAGAGGATTACGAGTACACATCAAGTAAAAAAGTGTTTGCTAATATTCCTGCACCAAAGACTAGTTATACTGTACACGTAGAAGATCTGGAACGAAATAAGACCATAGTTACATCTTCTAATGGAATTATTAGTTCTGGGTTTTATCACTGTAATGTACTGAAAAATAAGAATTATGATCCCCATGGAATTGGATTTACTAACTATTCTTTCTGTAAGAATGGATCTGATATCGTATTATTAGAGTGGGTTGATGATAAATATTCAATCTATTCTATGACGATGGCTAATTTATTTGGAAATCCTAGAGCTTATACTAGAGATAATTTAGATATTAGCACAAAAGGTAAAGTTACTCCAATTGGATCAACTAGTGGACAAGATATTCATACTAAAAGTGCTGGTTTCTGTGTAGTTCCGGCTTTTTCAGAAAATACAACTCAGAAAATAATTTCATGTTCTGGTAGGTATATTCTAGTAGATGTAAATGGAGAATCTAGAATTTATGATGTAATTAATGATAGATTTATAGAGTCTGAAGGAGAGTTAGTAGTAAATGAGAGATCTTTTAAAACTGGGCTTACTAGATTAGAAGCTGGTTGGGATAATTTCGTTCTAGCTTGTCCAGAATTGTTAAATCTATATATTGACGTTTCTCAGCTGTTTGTAAAGAATCTAAAAATATATAGAAGAATTGGATCTTGGTTTATTTTACAATATAATTACAGCACTAGTTCTGATTTATATATATGCGCTTCTCCTACTTCATCAATTTATTTAACTAAGGATGATCTGGATAAATTAATAATCCTTAATGATAATGTAATTCTTCTTAAAGAAGATAATTATTACGTTATGTATTACGGTTATGAAAAGACTTATTATTCAGAGAGGGCTAGAAATATTGTAGAAAGTGGAAATTTAAGCAAAGATGAAATAAATGGAAAGATCATCCTATTTAACAGTAATGGATCTTATGATGATCTTTACAGAGAATATTATGAAGAAGGAAACATTTTAATAATAGAAAAGAAAGAAGAACTATTCACTACCATTTTTAATAAATTTAGAAAGAATAGTTACCCAGTAGATATTATTGGGATTCCGGATATTATAGGTGGATGTGAAGGTTTGCTTTTTTATAAAAATGGAAAAACAATTAATTATTTATAAAATTATATGAAAGTATTTTTTAGCGACGAATTTAAGAAAGAGCTGAATATTCCAACTGAGATTTATTTATCAGCTTGGGAAGAGAAAACTGATGCTCTTTCAGAAAGTTCGATTATTGCTCTTTGTGCCTCTGGCGTAAGTAAATCTTTAGAGAATATAGAGCACACTGAGAGTAGATGTCTATGGGATACTTCAACTAAGACACTACAAATCAATATAGATAATATTAAAGTAACAATACCTTCTGGAGATTATCTAACCGCTACTGCAGGATATATTAAAGCTTTATTCTTTTATTATGGATATGAAGAAATAGTAAAACTTGCATTTGTATTAGTTCCTGAAAGTGATGATGAGTTGTGTCTTACTGGGAATAACATAATTAACCTTCAATTTTTAGAGAGTACTAGAGCGGAATTCGTAAATTATAGAAAGGATGTAATTAACGACTTTGATTTCTTAGAAGGTGTCTGGAGTGGAGTTAAGAATATCCTAGTTATAGATGAAAGTGATGAAGTTCTAGTTAGTAAAGACAGTTATTACCGATTTCTTAGAAAACAATCTGCAGAAGAGGGATGTAAAGAGGGAAGATGTATAGATGTAGATGGAGGTTATCAGAATTCTTACTATACATTCAAAACTTACAAACCTGGAACATTAAAGCCTGTATTGTTTGACTCTTCAGGATCAGCAATTATGACAAAGTATCGTTTACGAGCTGAAGGAGGTTATGTTCAAGTTAGGGGAACTGTTGAGTATGAAGAGTTCAAAGTAGGAAAGGATGGAGTAATAGAAAGAATTGGAAGCGGTATTACTGAAATTTCTGGTGTAGATGGTGTTACTATTGTAGAAGAAGAAAAGTCTCCTACATTTGTTTGTATTGTAGATAATACTTGGAATCGAGTAATCTATGCTATGCAGACTAGTTTTGATACTGCACCTTGGGGAATTTTCCATCTTGAATTATCTTTCCTTGATGAGAATAAGAATGTAAAAACTATTACTTCAAATAGTTTTAAACTAGTACAGGGAAGTTTTGAATCTTATGTTAAAATAATAGATCCAACAACTCCATATACAGAACTGAATAATTACTTGTTCTTATTCGAAGCAGATGGAACTACTGTACATAAATTCACTTTAGAGATTGCTACAGAAGAGGTTATTGATAAAAATAATATTAATATCTCTGCTGGAACAAAAGAGGAATTGGATTATATGTGTTCTAAATTTACTATAGAATATAGTGATCCAATATTTGAAGGAGATAAGATTAAATTCGAAGTAAGCCTTTCTACCAATCAGATAAATGAGTCTGAATCTATTCCTATTCCTTGTATGGTTAACAATGAATTTAAGTTAATCCCACTTAATATAGGTTTAGTAGATACAGACATTACTTATAAGCCTGGAGTTTTCTACTTAGTACAGAAACCAAAAACCCAAAAGCTTAAGGTATATTCAGGAGTAGGACCGGAAATAGATACTATAGTTCTTGAGAATAATCAAACTATGGGATTTATTGCACTTGGTACTAATGTTCAATCTGAGGGAGATTATTGGAAATTAACTTCTCCTGTAGATGGTGTAATTATAACTCCAGAAATAGGTGAAATTAACTGTTATTATGATGAAAGTACGGGGCAGGGAAATTTTTTAACGGCAAATCAGATAGCAGTAGAAGTAAATGACGTTCCTCAAAATTTAAAGGATACAGTCTATGGAGTTCTTCAATTTACAAGATACCTAACTAACCCTTTAATTACAGATAACTCAGATTGGAGAATGAATTTATCAGTCTCTACTGCATACGTTAAAGTGATTAAGAAAGGAAAGCCGCCTTACTTAACTGTTCCTGCTGAGCCTTTGGAATTAGAGAAGATTAAAGCAATGCCAGTAAACGTAAGCAGTAATATGAGTTTTTACTGTAGATTTGTTCCTGGCAATGAGTCTAGATTTTGGTTGGGAAGTAATTCATCAATTTATTCTGCTAATCAATTAATTCATCTGCTGTCCAATAATCCGGAATATAATATGAAGGTTTATGTTACTGGACAGACCGATGAGATAACTAATGTTGGCAAGAATTTATACTATATATCCAATACTTCAGGAGATTCTGTAGAAGTTCCATTAGTATTCGAAACTATGTTTTTCGATGCAATGTGCTTCAATGATAATACCGAATTTGGATCTGTAGAATTTTCATATACACCAGATTTTTTGAAGATTGAAGGAAAAGTAGTTATTAATATTGTGAAGAATGATTCTTTAGGCTATGAGATTGACTTTAGTCCTGATGTCGATGATGAGATTAATGACGGTCATTTAAGATATTCTGGCTATTTAACCTCAATAGATAAAAAGGTACTCTTCAATCAGTACTTCTTCGTTCCTCACGATAGTCCGCTGTATGTAAATTTCAACTGTAATTACTCTTTGTTTTACACGATAAGTGATACTAGTCCAGTTAATGTTGCTACCCTGGTTAATCTCGCTAATAAATACAATCTTCAATCAAAAATTTCAATCAGTGCGCCTTCAACCCCAGACGATTCGGCTTTATCGTACTTTAATCGATCCGTTAAAATTATTTTCCCTACATACGAAGAAGGAGTACTTAGAGGGTTTACTTTTGAATGTATAAATCCTAGTGGGTATTCACGTTATCCTCAGCTTCCTACAAAACTGTTTATAACTAATTTAGAGATCTATTTTGATCCTGAGTTGAAATATAATGCATATTATTTCTTCAAACTGCCACAGCCTCTTGCTCCTAAATGGGTAGGTTATACTAATTATAGGACGGCGGCTTTATTAAATAATAATTTAGGGCTTGGAACTAATAATACTTATTTCAATGAACCTTGGAATATTGTTAAGAATATAGGAGACGAGTCTGGGTATTCTGCTACTATAACTTATTCAGAAGTTAAGGAGAAAATGCCTACAGTACAACTAGGAGGACAGCTTATCTATAGTGATCAAAATGATTACTACCCTTCTAATTATTTTGCTAAAGTAGTAATACCTCTGGACATGGTTGAATATCCAGGAGGTGAAGAAGGTAATATTCCTACGGCACTGATGTATCCTAATTCAGAACAGTTTGTAGAGACATTAGCCATTACAGAATTTGCTGCAGGAGTTAAAATTAGTAATAATCCTTATGTTACTTCACCTCCTGCTAGTGCTAAGTATGTTATCAAGCAAGACGCCAATGCAGGACTACACAAGGGGGTATACTTTAGCTTAATTAGTAGCAATTCTTATAATAGTGATAGTGATCTGGACTCAACTTCGTTAGGAACCTTGTACTTATATTTCAGGCCGGATATTACTGGTTCTATACAAAAACAAGAACCGTACTTAGTTTTTGATGGAGGAAACGCTGAATCTGATTCGACATTAGCTCCTCAACCATATCCTAATGATAAAGGAACATGGTCTCAAGATACTGAAACAGCTGTATCGAATAATTACCCTGATTTCGTTCATCTATTAAGTATAGATTGGATATGGGATGAAGGGAATGAAGCAGGGTATGGCGCATTTAGTTCCGGTATTGGTTGGAATGATAATAATAGAATTGAACTTGTGGAATTTACAAGAGATTTATTATCCTCTTCAATATCACTACAATTGCGTTATGTCAAGGATATAGTTTATATGACAGACGTGGATGATATACCTTTTGTTGGTGGTAATATCAAGCCTGTAATAAACTACTCCTCATCATTAGTTGGAGACACAGTAGCTAATAATCCAGATGAAGCTGTTAATTGTATAGCAGAGAGCATTGGGGTTAATTTAATATCCAATAAGATCGATAATGCTGTTAAGATTAGTTGCACTGATAGATCTTGTGTTATTTCGGACTACTTATCAAACCCAGATCAAGTAAGTGCTGTTTCAGAAGATTTGGAATGGTCTGCTCCTTACACAATATCTGTAATGAAACAAGGCAGCTCTACTCCAGAACCAGGGTATGAGTTTGTTGTAAAAGGTGTACAGAAAGGTCATAATACAGGAATTGTAGTTAATGATAATCTGTATGTTGGAAAAGAAGTAGGAAATAATAATCATGTTCAAATTACAGTTAGTTCAGGTGATGAGAGTGTAGAAGTGAATTGTAAAGCTGTAACACTGCCTAACTTAGAGACTATATCTGGATTAGAAGTATTATGTGACTCCAATATTAGTTACACTATTGGAGATTCAAGCCTGGTATTCTCTTTCCCAAAAAATAGTTCGCCTATAGTAAATGTAATGAATTGTACTGTTATCTATCAAAATGAAGATGGCATTACGGATGAAGTTACATTTGTTATTAATCAAGGTGCTATAGTTCCTACGATTACTTGGGTTGATAGTGCAGCTAATGGTAACTTGATTCCTTTCTTGTCTGATGGAACTTGTATAGCTACTCACGGGGTATTTGATCCTCTGGTTACCACTTCGATAGATATTGTTTCAAATGTAAGCAAATTAAAAGCCTCAGATCCTCAAGGAACGCTTTATTTAGATGGAAATTATACAGGCGACTTATACGAGGAAGGTGTATCTGCTAATAACGACGTATTATATCACTTCGTTATAGATGTTCAACTCCCATTTAATAATACAAGAGCAAAAAGAGATGGAACATTGATTATATCAACTGAAGACGACTCTAATTCTATTACTATAAATTACTCACAAGGATATTATACCGTATTGATTAATAATAAGACGACTAATGAATTTACTCCGTCTTCAATGATTTCGATAGGTTCTTCGAGTGCTAGTAGTTACAACATGGCTTTAGTAGCAGAAAGAAAAGAGTATGTATATTCGTTGAATCAATGGACATTACAAACTACTAATGTCAATCTTCCAGAAACCATAAATAACTATTGGACAAATCCTAGTTATTTTATCTGTGACTCGGAAGGAACTGAATCTTTTGGTGTTAATTTTGATGAAATCTTTTCAGAATATACTCTTGAAGAATTAACCACTGCAATTTATAAACCAACATTGATATTAACTGTATCAGCGGCATCTAGTGGAGAGGTTAATTTCTGTATGAGAGATCTTAAAATTACATTAAGAGATGAAATATTCCATAAAAATACATATAATTATAAATACTATGGAAATTCATTAGAGTTCTCTTTCAACTTGTACTTTAATTATGTAATGGATTAATTTATAAAAAATAAGATTTATGGCTGTTATTGTTAATGAGGTAGAAGGAAGATATTCTACGGTTTATTCTAATGATTTCAAGGCAGACCCAGACATAGTCGTATCTGCACCTTATCAAGCACGTTTTTTGACTAATTGGGCTGGCGTAGATGATGAAAGTCTCTATAATGTCTTTGATCTTCGTGATGGAAGTGGGAATCTTCTTAATTCTACTATTGAATTTGTAGCGCCAGAACCTGCAGGTGAGTTAGCAACTGAAGAAGAACAGGCTGAAATTGATAAAGTTAATTCTTACTCTAATTTCGAGGGCAATAAATATGGAAAAGCAGTTGGAGTTGTTACTGTTAGAGTTACTCCAAATGCATCTCTTGCTGAGACTTACCCATATGCACTCGTTACTATCGATGGAAAGGAATATGATCTTAAGAAATTAGATAATGACTTTGTTTTCGATATGCAGAGAGATCACTTTATCGACATACACTGGGCTGGAGATGTTGTAGAGTCTTTCCGAGTTGTAGGTAAACGCTAATTGAAAATAAAAGACTCTTGGACAAATACTGAGGAAATGATCCTTAAAGTCCTTGAGTCTTTTTTATTTAAAAGATTTAAGTAAAATGAGTGAAAAGAATACAACCATATTACTATCTAGAGATATCCTCATTGAAAGTTCATATGATGTAGCCATAATAAAACTTAATGAATTTTCTCATGTTCCTGGTCAACCAGTTACAGTTAGGTATTATGATAGTCAACATAATATTAACTCAATATTGGCAATAGGAGTTCTTGATGGTCCAGGTAAAGATAATTATGTAATAGTCTCTAATGGAGCTATTGAACCAGTTACAGGAGTTTATGACACAAGAATTCCTGATGTATCAAGCTTAGTAAACAATGAGGTATATGTTTGCTATAATCCAGAAAATAATAAACCATCTTACTGTACTATAGGTAGTGATAATGAGACGAAAGTTTTTACTAGAATAACAGAAGATAAAACTTTCTACTCTGCATTAGATGGGTTTTTCTGGTATGTTACTGGGGATAGAATTAGAAGATCAGATAGATTCGTTGATGAAGACTCTTTGACTGAACTTTTACAAGGAATATTAAATAGTGGAGATATTACTGTAAATTCTTCAAAGAACATATATACTTGGTCGGATAATCCTGATGGTATTGTTAACTCTGGTGAATATGCAAGAGTTTTTAATATACCTCTTGGAACTTCAGTTGTAATGGCTGTTGCTACTGTGGGGTCCTTCGGAAATAATACTATAGATATTATTACTTATTCTAATTGTTTAGGAAATTCTAGAGTAAATCTAACTACTAGATCAAAAGATTTCTTTGAAGGCAATGTTAATGGTACAGTTCCCGTAGGTATTGTAAGACGATCTACTTCTCCTTCAGCTAGATTTACTTCTGTTTATAAATTTATAGTACTTGGTTCTACATGTAGGGAAGACGAGATTCAATGGTTTTCTGGCGTTGGATTCTCAGGATCAGTGGAAGAGTTAACAGTTATAGGTTCTGATAAAAAGTTTAGTAATTACGTTAGTGTTAATTATCATCAGGTTGGAGAAGCTAGTATTGATGCTTCTAATAGCAACAACTTCATTACTATAACTAAATATTGTAAGAAAAAGAAGTTAACTACTACTTTCGAAAATATCCCTGGAGATAATGCTTCATACAATTTTGTAGTCGATTCTAATATTTCTGGATTTAAAGTAGTTGATATTAACCAGCAAGAATTAGTCGATATTGAGGCTACTGTATATTCTGGAAGCATTATTTCAATTACAAAAGTAGGTAACGATTGGGTATATAACATTCAACCACCAGAAATAATTTCAAAAGATGGCAGTGTTAATATAGAAAATACTGAAGATGGTTTGAAGAATCTTACTGTTGAAAATGATAATAAAGAATTTGTATGGTTTAGCGATATTTCTGAGCTTCCTACATTTTTACATAGTTCAGTTAGACAATATAGCTGGATTAGATTATTAGATTTTTCAACCCCAGATAATATAGAAACTTTATATCAACAGAACTGCCTCACTACAATAGAAGTTAAATGTAGGGCGCTAAATCTTGAAGGAGTAATAAGTATTGGGTTAACAGATACTATCTACTCTTTTGGATCTCAAATATTCTCTGAAACTTTAAAGAATAATTTTGAGTTTGCAATTGAATCTGTTAGTGGGAATGGATATGCGCTTTATTTTAGGCCAAAAACTGAGAATTCTTTAGAAACGACTGAATTTAAAGTTTTGTCATCTCCTTTACTCTGGTCTTATTCGTCAGAAAAATATGATCAGACTAATACAAACCCTTATAGAATAAAAAACTCTTATCTTAGTCCTATAACTATCCAAGCTGAGTATACTACAAATATCGTTGAAAATACTTCTAAATTAGTTACTTCATCAGCTTTATACTCAGCCGTTCAAGAATTGCAGAACCAGATTTCTTCAATAGATCTGACTTCTTTAAGCAATAGGGTTGGAGATATAGAGGGAAATTACATTAGCTCTGTAGGAATTAATGGAGAGGTTTTAACTCCAACTTCAGGACAGGTTAATTTAGGAAAGTTATATTGTCCAACGAATACTAGAGTTTTAAATAGCGAGGAATTAATTGGAGGAGTAATAGCAAAACGCGGTTCTTTAATTTACACTGATCCGGTATCTGGAACTGAATCTATATTATCATTAAGCTCTAAATCAGTTTTCCATAAGGTTATTGCTGATAGTTTATCTTGGTGGTGCTTAGGTTCAATCAATGAGTATGGAGTAATTAAAGTGACAGTATCAGGTAGTAAAATGACAACTATAACTGGTAATATATACAGTTATGGCACTGGGGCTACAGAAGCTTCACCAATTTTATATACTGATAATGAAACTTTAGCTGGATATATTAAGTATAGTAGAAAGAATCTATATATCAGAGGTTCACAAATTCATCCGTTTACTGTTGAGATAGAAGATTTTAGTGGTTCTTCTTTTGATCTTATTGGAAATTCAGTACCGACGGATGTAGATGTAATTACCTTAAAAACCTCTACAATTAATTTAACGGATGTTCAGTCACTTAGTAATGCTGGTGGAGTCTCTGAAGTTACTGTTGAAAGCTCTATACCAAAGACTTTCATCGTTAGTAATGGAACTATCCCAATTATTAGAGTACAGAAAACAGACCCTAGTTGTGATTGTTTTACCTTTGATGTTATTTTTAAAGATAATCTTAGTAAGACTTTAAGTGTTAGATTGTTCTTAGGTAATGCATCTAATCCAGTAAAAACGCTTGAATTAAGTGATCTATATACGTATACAGGGTTAATCTATACTATAACTTATAAGCAAGACGAGTTAATCTATACCATTAAATCAGACCTTTCTTATCCTCTAGTAGTATCTGATTTGGGTATAAGTGTTGAAGCTATAAGTAATAAAGTAACCCATCTCACTGAAAATTGTACACATGATCAGTATCCTTCAGCTAAATGTGTGTATGATTTGAAAGTAGGGCAAAGATTTAGTGTAAGTAGTGCATTTGATAGTTCTAATGGTTATAATTATCAGCTTGCCTTTAAAGTAGTTACGCCAGCAGTAGTTGATGTTTATTGGGTAACTAATTCTGGAACTCATGCGGACACTTTATATATTAATGGAAAACCAGGAAAGGCTAGTACATACAATATTAGATGCCATAATGAACTAGGAGTATTCTCTATTAAATATATTGGGGGAGATTTCTATGTATGTATTCCGGCTAAGAGATCAAGTACTAGTAGCACAATAACTTATCATTTCTCAGCTCCAATCCCAATGGAAAGTAATTCAACAGGAACGTGTACTGAGTTAACAACAGTATCATTCACTTCTTCAGCAATTCCAGCTACGTTTGTTGGTCAAAATTTAGAGCTTACTGGAGATAGTATTTATAATTTATCTTCAACCTCTGTTACCAACTTAGATTTTAGTGAATATGATACAGTTATTGCCCTAGCCCCTGGAAATAATATCATTGTCAAAGGCACGAATTTACCTAATGAAGATAAAATATATCACATTGTAAATTCTACTGGAGAGAATATTTCTAATTTATTTATAGAAGGGAAAAATAGCAACAATAATACTATTAATGTAAATATTAATAATGTTCAAGCAGGAGCAGACGTAACATTGGCTTGGGTTGCAGAGTCCAATATGTTTACTTACGATATATCACTTCAAGAAATATATAGTCCGGATAAAACAATAAAAGCGGAAAAGAGTAAGAATCAGTGGAAGATAGATGTCGCACCTTCAGTATTGGATTCTATTGCAAGTAAACAGCCAAGACTAGTTTATGATCCAGCCCCTATTAAGAATTCTACCAATGCGATTAGTTCAGGAGCTGTCTATGATGCATTACTAGGTATGACAATTCCTTCTACCTTAGTCTTAACTTCTGCAGATATAGGTGTCAGACTGTATCCAGTAAATGATTGTAATTTCATTCCTGATATAGTAATGACCACTAATTATACTTTTGATTCAGATGAATATGTGTTAATTTTGGATAAAGAGTATTCTACTATTGTTGCAGAATATCCACCTACTCCTGGAGATAGTACAGCAGGTCCTAATTTTGGTTTAGGAAGTACATCAGCTCTTTCAATCACTAGCGGAGGAACGACAATTTACCCGATCATAAGATTCATTGTGCCTTGTGGTATAATTCAATCTATTAGGGTAGGAGCTTCATCTAGACCTCCCGGTGTTGTAAATGGCATTACTCAGTTTAACAATGGTTACTCATTTAAGAGTATGGGTCTGTCTTTATCTCGGAAAGATTTGTACAGTCATAAATATCTTATCGGCCATTGCAATTATTATGGCTTAAATACATTTAGATATAGGTATCTTGAGTACGTTCATTGGGATGGATATTGGTATAATCCTTATGGATATTAATTAGTATGAAAGTAGTCATTATTGGAAGGAACGAAGGGATTCATATAATACCTATGCTAAATTCCCTTCTTCAATTAGATGCTAAGAGAGTTTGGGTTTGTGATAGGTGCAGTGATAATTCTGTAAGCCTATTAAGATCCTTAGGAGAAACTGTTATTACAACTCCTTCAAGTTTAGATGGACGACAAACTAGCTTTTCAAGGAATTTGGGGCTAGGTGTTCCAGGGGAGGATGATGTACTGTTTTTAGATGGAGATAGGTATCCTGTAAAAGGGGATATTACTTCAATAACAGACTCTAAGACAGACATAACACTCCTATCCTTAGAGGATGATTTCAGGATAGAACGAGGAGGAGAAGATTATAATAAGTTTTATGGAAAAATAACTAATTTCTTCTATTCTTGTGGCATTTATATGAAGAAACATGCTATTAAAGAAGTATGCGAATTTCAAGGAGGTGAGTTATTTTCTACCAAAGCTCAATCAGAGTGGGGTATAGAAGATACTTACCTAGGTGATGTCTGTTATAATCTAGGACTTTCTTGTTGTTTAAATACTTCAATTCGATTGCGAGGGACCTTTGAAAAAAGAGAGCTCGATAATATTAATGTGTTTAAAAAAAGACTAGAGATGCGTAGTCAACTTAAAAACGTACTCTGGTAGAAAATCGTCGCTGAGTTAGAGATATTCTAGCTGTAAGAAGGAATCGTACCCTTCCAGCGACCCAAATTTTAATAAAGATATGAATAATACTACTATTAAGTTTTCACGAAGTGGTTTCATAGAACAATCCTATGATGTAGCCCTTATTAGATTGAATGAATTTCAGCATGCTGTTGGACAACCAGTAGTAGTAAGATATTATACTACGGGAAATAAGGTTAATGCAATTACCGCCATTGGTATTAATGATGGAACTGGAAGAGATAGCTATAGAATTATATCAAATGGTGAGGTAGTTCCAGTTAATAAAATTTATCCGGACAGATTGGAAGATATATCTCAACTAATTCATCAAGAAGTAGCCGTATGTAGGTATGATGGAAAGCTTTATTTCTGTCAGTGTGATGATGGAGTAATGAAAAGACTTTACGAAATCACTACTGATACAGTATTTTATAATGGAGCTGATGGTTTCAATTGGTATTACAATGCAGAGACAGATGTATTGAAAAGAGCCGACGATTTCATGACAGCAAGTGAAGTCAAGGCCAGTTTCGATAGAGTAATGACCCTTATCGCTAACATATCTACCGGAGGAGGAGATAATGGAGGCGGAAACGGAAATCAAGGTGGGGGTCAAGGAGAGCAAGGCCAAGGTCAACAAGGTGGAGGAGGTCAACAAGGTGGAGAAACGACTGTAGTTATTGGAAGTAATAATTTAGTAAAGTGTGTGTTCTCTGTTTTTCCAACTACTCTCTTATACACAGGGGAAGATGTTGAGATAACCGCTTCATTTGCCTTTACTTTTATGGGAGAAAATATTGTGCCAAAGAGCCTTAATATTCTTAAAGACTCAGATTTAGTTTACAGTACTCCAATCGCTGAAAATAATATCACAATCCCAGTTAATAAAAGAGGAAAGACTACTATAACTTTAAGGGCAGTTTTAGATGTTACAGTACTTACTACTACTGAAGAACAAACTTTAGAGCAGAAGGTAGATTTGTATATGTATCCTCCTACTAAAGCCGTTATGTCTAGTGAAAGTTCATATAATCAAATTAATGAATGGACAACTAACGCTTCACTATTTTCATATCCAGGAGAAGTTACTATAACTGGAATTGAGAATGGATATTTATGGTTTGCAATACCTGACGAAGTTCAATTTAGTGGCAGATTTTTAATGAGCTCTATTGAATTCGAAGTAGTAAATTCTGGAACTAATGATGGGTTTACTTATTATAGATCAGCAAAACAGCAAGTCCCTGGAACCTATAAAATAAGATTAGAATAGTATGATAAATATACCAGATAAATTTCATAGTACAGCTACAGATAATAAGATCATTGATTCCGTACAAGCTGAGTATGTTGATGCCATGGGAAGAGCAGAATTAAGTGGAGTAGATAATGTAAAAGATGCTCTAGACAGAATAATTAATGCTCTTTTCCCAGCTACTTATTGGAGTTTCGAAACGGTTAATTATACACCTTCTATTACTGAATCCAAAAATTTAGAGAATATAACGTACTATTATGGGGTTGCTCAAACATATTCTGGAAGTACCATTATTGGAAGCGTAGGATTTTCAATAGCTCCTGGAAACTCTGATATGTACTCAATTAGCTCATTAGTACTGAAAAGAGGTAATACTGAAATTCCAATTAATCTAGGAAATTCAACTTCTGGAAATGTTGATGTTAATTTAGGATTGATTGACACTTCTAATCCTATAGTTTATACCTATGGAGATAATGAAGTTAATAAAACTGTTAATGATGTAACTTTAGTCTTAACTTTGGAACATGTTGAAACTGGAGATACTATGACAGTCAATTCTTCTCCTATAACTATTCCTTTTAAAGTTAGTAAAGGCCAGTATATCCCTTGGAGCACTTATTCTTTTAGCTTTAATACATCTCCAGTATCAAATAGAGTTATGGGCGAAAGTGTTCCGGTTACTTTGTCTTGGGATGTTCAAGGTAGTATAAGTAAAGAAGAGAGAAATAGCTCAGGAGAATCTATTACCCAAGTTTCTACTATTCCAGTTACATTAAAAGTTGGGAGTGGTAGTGAGGAAGTACAGGCAAATTCAGGAGAAAGAACAGTTACAGTTACCAATACTACAACATTTACTTTAAAAGCTACGCCTGGAGGAAATGGTGACGTTAAGGGAAATTTACCAGAACCTAGAACTCAATCATATACAATCAATTTTGCTTATGAATCTTTCTATTTCTGGCATAAATCTAATAACCTAACATCAATCCCTGCTGGAACTAGAATATATAAATTTACATCAGGCAGTAACTATACTCCAAGTGATAGTACTGGATGGTTTTTGTATATAGTAAGTAGAGGGGCTAATAATGTTTATATGACTAAGCTTATTGGTTCACTTGATGCTTATTATGCTGAACTAACAACTAAAGTAGGAAGTAATATTCAGATTCCTGCTGGTACTTGGGATATCACAGGAAAAACTCAGGCGGTAGCATTAACTGGATACAATCTTTATAGATCTGTTGAGAATATTGTTTTAGGACAGACTATTAAATTGCAATAAATATGAAAACGACGAATAGTATAAAAATAACATATCCTCAAACCCTTTATCCTTCCGGTCAGTTTCCAATAGTAGAAGCTGAAAATGTAAAGGGGGGTCTTCATTCCGTCGAAAAATACTCTGATCTTGTAAATATTATAGAAAAGAATAAACTAGCAGAAGAAGGTATGCTAGTTTATGTAAGAGACACTCAAGATAATCATCCTGGGGATACTTATTATAAATATAGTGCGTCTACTGAAGAATGGAGTGTATTTAAAGCAGGTGGTGGATTAGGGTCAGTAAGTTCTTTGTCAGATCTTGCAGAATTAGAAGTAGATGAAGGCACTATTGTTTATGTAGAAGAGGACGGTACGCATAGATATTATGAGAATGGAACTTGGAAAATGTTTACTTCGGGTATTCCAATTCTTAATAACACTATGTATCAATCAATGGCGGATAATAATTGTTTGCCTGATGATTATATAACGATTCCTGATGTTAATGACGTAGCTGCAACTCCTAAAACAACTTCGTTCACTAATGTTGGAAATGGTACTTATATAGATATCCTTTTCTCAGCAATTAGATCTCTTCAAGCCGAGGTTAATAAATTAAAGAATTCATTTAATTACGGTATTTATTCATACAACAATGAAGATACTGCAATGTCTAAAGTCTTAGCTGATAATAAAGCTGAGACTGAGGAAGAACCATTATGGGCAACAGATGAAGAGGATTTATCAAGTATTGAAGGAGCTTACTTACTTTTATCAAAACAACACTCTCTGACACCAAAAGAAAATGTAAGTGTTGGAGATGGATTGTTAGAGGTTAATGGCACTGCAACTTGGAATGATGATGAAGATCTAGGATACAAGACCGTAGTAGACCCTAAAATCTATTTATTTATGACGACCGATTCTTTAGACATTAGAATAACCCTAAAGAATTGTGCAGATGATACTAATACTATAAATATTGATCTAAATAGTTGTGGATTTAGTAAGTCTACGTCTAATAGATATAATATTCTATTTATATTATCTAGAGCTCATGAATTTGAAGAGGAATTTTATGGATATAATTTCGCTTGGATTTCTGTTGCTGATTTTGCGACATTAGAATCAGAATCTGGATATTGGTCTACAGGAAATAAAATAAAATCAAGTGCTACTTATTTTGGAAATTCATCTAATTTAGAAGACAATAGGTATTACATTTCTTCAGTTTCATTTACTGATTGTACTATCTATAAATTTAATTGTTACTCTAAATATCAAAGTTTTGCAAATACAGTAGAGCCGATGAATCCTACTACTGATGATGATTATAAATATAGATGTGCTCATATTACAGTCAGATCAGTAGTTAATACAGAAATGCTTAATAAAATTAAAGATCAGTTGCCTAAAAATGAATTGGTCTTTAATGAAAGTAATAACTCTCTTTATATCAAAGGGGCATATAAAATGATAAAATTAGGTGCCGGAGGAGGTGCCGATGATATTGATTCAGGTATGGAGAAAGCTGAAATAATTTCTTGGTTAGCTCAAAATGGAATCGTCACAACTGAAAATGGTTCTGGTAATGTTGAGCTTAATAAAATTGGTGATATTACTTTTGTTCATCAAGCTACTGGGAAGAAGTTTAAATTTGAAGTTAATTCTGAGGGTGAGTTAAAAGGTACTGAATTAGGCTCTACCACCTTGGAAGATCGAATGGAAAATGTAGAATTTACTTTATCTACAAATACTTCTTCACTTACTAACTATAGAGGCTTTGTTGGGATGTTAGGTCATAAAGAACAGAATGCTGAAAATCCTAATAAAGCGATCGCAATGAATAAAGATATTGGTCTTTATGCTGACCGTATTAAAATCGGAAGTATTTATATTCCAGAAGCAGATCAGAAAATATATAACTGTTCTCACGCTTTTGTAGAACTCGAGAATACTTCAGATAAAGATTTTCAGTTAGATGGCTGTTATTTACATTATGCTACTGGCGTTTGTGCAGCTGAAAGTAATGGAAATGATGAAGTAACTGAATATAGCTTAGCTTTGACTGGAGTAGTTCCTGCAGGTGGTACGTATTTAATTCGTGGAAAGCAGTATACTAGTTTTGACCAAGCTGACTGTTTTATTAAAGTTGCCACGTATGATCAGGAATGGTATGTAGATGGTGAGTTGATAGATTTTAGACTATCAGAAAATAATACCTTCCTTCTTACATATGGACTTCCAGGAAAAGATGTAGATCCTAATTCTAACTTCTCTTTCCAGACTGTATTATTCGGTAATGGTACTGAAGATACAACTAATGCTCCTTGGACTTATCACCCAAATTATATTGATACAGTATCTATCATAGCTCCAGTAACTTACAAGACTTCTTCTACCTGGACACATAATAAGATGAAGTGCATTACTAGAGATTTGATTCCTAAAACGGTTACTAATGTTTATCGGGATAGGATCTTTAAGAATACTTTCGAATTAGATCCAGCAAAACAAGCTTTCCAAAGTTGTAATACTTATGATAGTAGCAGAAAGAGAAATCAGTCTGTAGATGATTATCAATGTTTGGCTATAGATAATAAATACATAAGTTTCCCTAAGACAAGTGAAACTAGAGAGGTTAGTTTCTATACTCCAAAGGCTTCTTATGAGCATAAAAATGTTTGTACAGATAAATCAAAGTTAGACAAAGAGCATCCTAATATGGTGACTTGTAGTTTTGGCATAAATATCCATACTACAAGATGCTTTAACTGGATTTCTTGTGGATACTTCGATGAATATATTTGGATTAGAAGAAAAGGCCAAACTGATTGGGAAGCTAGATTTGAATCCTATAAACCAGGGCTGTCTAATGATAATGCAGGAAGTAGTGGATTTGTTAAGAAAACCTTTGGAACTTTCAATAATCTAACTACTAATAATCCAACTGCCACAATTCAGTCAGTAATATATGACAGATTGACAGGTCACTTCCCTGCTGATGGAACATTTTATACTTCTCACAAATGTATTGTAGATCTTAGAGCTGCTGCAGCGACTAGTGGAGCTCCTGTAGTTTATGAGTATATAGTAGGTCGAGCTGATATAAATAATAATCCAGATCAAGAACATATATCTAAGATTCAGACCTTTACCATCTACCCTACTACATTCGTTCCTAGAGTATTCCAAACTACTGACCAGCAAGGATTCCATTGGATTGAATATCAATGTTGGGCTGGAGCTGCTAAGGAGGTAAATAAAACAATAAATCAGGCCATAGGTTGTACCTTTAAGGATGACGGTTATACAGTAGATTCTTATAACTATTCTGGAAATATCATACCAATCTTTATAAATACTGGTGATATGACTCAGAATGGTACTAGAGTAAATGAGTGGTTGGATTATTATAATGGAGGACAGTGTTTGTTTGATCACCTTGAACAAATGAATGTTGTTGGTAATAATGATTTGTGTAACTCTATAGATGAAGTAGATTCAGAGGGCAATGTTACTACAATTTCCTATGAAAGATTAGGAACTGGAGATGATCCTGGTAAATCTAATGCTCACTATTTCCATATATTCTACTGCTATGAAATAGATCCTGATATAGTTCCAATTATTAGTAATAGTAATGCTACTCATTATATACCTTCGTTGTATTATTTTGAAAGCAAGGGAACTAACCCATATAGATTTGTAATGTTCAATTCTGAGATTACTGCTACAACTTGTCAAGAGTGGTATAAGCAGTTAGCACAAGATGGAACAGCTATAAATGTCTATACTGGTTGGCCTATCACTACAGCTAATAATGCAACTTATGATAATTCATTTACTACTGTTTACACTATGACTTATGACATGTTAAATGCAGGAAATGGTGTAAATACTATTGTAATTTGTCATGAGATGCCATTCACGGTTGTAACTAATGCTAACTTGGTACATGGTAAAGAGAATATAGATAGATCTCTTAAAGAAAAAGCCACTGGATCATTAGTAGGTTGTCATGGTAATAGATTGAATTATACAGATACTAAGGCTATTTATTGGTTCTCTAGATTATTGGAACATTTTAGAATAAAATTAGTTCTTGGAGGTCATAAACATACTTACGCTTGTACAAATCCAGTAAGAGAGTTTTATTACTATACTGATAACAATACTTTAACTAGTTCTTTGGAGTCTGGCCCAATGACTATGACAAGAACCCTAGAGAATGATAATGTAACTTGGACTACTACTGTTGGAACTACTGATGTTGTATCCGCTGGTGATTCAAATGCTACTTATAATTTCTCTCTAGAAAAAGCAGGGTCAAATCCAATAACTATCAATACGACTAAGTTCCCATTGATGAGAAGTGACAGTTTGGGTATTACTAAAACTTCTGCGCTATACTATCCTTATTATGGCGTTAATAATTTGACAGGTGGGGTTGTTTACTTTATGTGTCAAGCAACTGGATTTAAGCTTAAGTCTAATAAAGAACTTCCTTCTCCAGATCAACGATTTGCATATGTTATTCCAAAGACTACTGTAGGAGCATCTTCAGACACTCCTAATGCAAATCAGCAGAGACCTATGTTTGCTGAAGTTGAATTAAGTGGAGGAACCTATACAGTTTATTTGTATAGAATTGAAAATATAATGAGCGGCACTAAACTTTTCTCTCAGACTAATTACTCTAAGAACAATGCTTCTTATAGCTTCCTTAAGGGTAATGAGGCTAGCCCTGCTGATGGTACTCCAGCAATTTATGGAAACTGGGGATATAATGTTAAAACACCATTAATTGTAGTAAGTTAAGTGCAAATTATAAATTAAAAATATAATTATTCTTATGAAGAAAAACGGAAAAAATATAGTAACTGACCAAGACATAACCATTACAAATAATAATGACTCTGGTAGAGACCTTTCATCCGTTTTAGCTAATTATGGAGAGAAAATCAATACACTCGAAAGTAATATTAAGTGGATTTATAAGAATGGAGGAATTGGGACCGGGTCTGGAGGAGGATCCGGTTCTTCTTCTACTTCTTGGAAAATTGTAGTAACCAAAGGTGGACCTAGCGGAGACGTTTTAACTAATAATGTTCCAGTCAATCTTAGTGGAGTTGGAAATTACACCTTTTGTATTCAAATTTATGGTGGCGGTCAAAGTTCTTTTAGAGTTTCCTCTTCTTATGTAAATTCAAAAGGAACCCAAGCCTCGTCTAATGTTATTACTGCTGGAGATGGATTCTTGTGGCAAAAAGCTATGTACTTGGATCTTAATGGTAATATATCTTTGACAGTAGTTAACCAAGATACACAAGAGGTTAGTACTTTCGTTATTCCATATATTGTAGTTTCTCATACCTTTACTTTAAAATACGTTTATGCAGATTCTAAGATGGATTTTACTCCTTCTAATAATACTATCTTCATGAACGATGTTAAAACTAGCGGTATTCAGGCTGCTCTTACTTATACAGTTTCGGTAGGGCTTTTAAGTGCTGAGTATTCATATTCGGATTGGGAGGGTAACTATTGGAAAGTATCTCAACTTAATGGTATAACAAAAACTACTCCTCAAGGTGTTACTACGACTATTGTTCCAGCAGGAGAAGTTCCAACAGATAAACTTATTCAGGAAAAATCCACTAATACCATCTACTTGGACTTGTGTACTGAGACTGATATTTTGGATTTTTTAGATGATAATGAAAATGCTAAATATACTCAGTTTATTCTGAACGTTAATATTACATTAGAGGGAAATCCACATCCAGAAGATATTGCTGAAATGTCATTAAAGGATAATTTGATTCCAGCCGGTATGTTCTTGAAATTAACCACATCAGCAGGAACCCTTTATGAACATAGACAATTAAATGGAGATAATGTAATAAACTATCCAGTAAACGGAAGATTTAGTTTAGGTTCAGCAGTCTTTGTACTTACTCCATATTACGGAAGTTTAGATACCACCAGAAAATATAACCTCTTAATACAACTTGGAACCTCACCAGAAGATTTGGAAGATGTAGAACAAAGTATTACACAGCTTTCTGACCAAACTCAACAGGCTCCTAGTGTTCCTATTACATCAAGTGGAGAACATTATATATCTTTCACCATTTCTGCAGAAGGAACAAGTTATACTACTGGATATTACTTCTTCGTTAAGGAATCTACATCTAATTTTGATTGGATACCAAAAGATATTACTCCAGTTCTCTCTAGTTATTATAGAAGATATTCTGAGAGTAACAATGTAAGTATACCATATACCTCAGCTATTTCTAGTAACATTAATAATACTGAGAATATTGTTTGTACCTTTGATCAACAAGTAGCATCAACGTATAATGACCTTGACCAGTTACTAACAGTAGGTATCCAATATTCTAGCATTAATGAAACAGAATACCCTATCTTCTCATTTTCAGCAGCAGGAGGAACTAATAAGTGGAATATCTTCGTATATCAAAGTAAGATTGTAATAAGTACTGCTGATGATATAACTATAAATGAGGATGGAAAGATTATAGGGATCGAGGGAGAGTCTTGTGAAATATTCCTTCCAATGACTGATAATCTCGATGACTCTGTTTCAACCAATTACCACCAGCTTAGTATTTATAAAAAGTTTGAAAGAAGAGAGGGTAATAACTACTGGAAAGGCGTTTATGTGTATTTGGATGGAGTACTTGAGGCTGCTATGAAGAATTTCGTAACCGTCCATCAAGAGTATACTGATGTTGTATTCTATCCAGGAAACTACTATGTCAATGAAGTAGAATATCACTGCTTCCAACACTCAGATCAAAGTTCTTCAACAACTTGGTTAACTGATAATGATTTCATCGGGTATTACTATACTTATTATGAAAAATTATTAGGAGGTGCAGTTGATGATAGTGATAAGGCCTTGTTCGATGCTTTCTCCGGATTTACTTGTGATAGCGATAATTTTGTAAAAACCAATTCTACCGCTATTGACAATATTGCTAAGTTGTCGAAAATTCCAGTGATGGTATTGTCATTTACTGATACTGCTGGTAGAATAAATGATACCTACAATGGATATAATGTAGATAACTTTAGAGGATGGGTTAGCGCTGAATATACTGAAATGGATGAAATTGAAAATGTTAGCGTAACTGTTCAATGGGCTGATGGTAAAGGAACCGAACTTACTACTATTACTAAGCAAGGTTCTAGTGCTCCAGCTAACTTTGAATTAACGCTACAAGGTTCATCTACAAGAAGTTATCGGTGTAAGAATTTCGAATTGATTGCGCCAGAATCTAATGATGAAAGCAAGTGTCTATTCTCTCCTAATTTCGATCCTAATAATCCAGAAACGTTTTTGCCAGAGGAGTCATTCACGCTTAAAGCAGACGTTGTAGACTCAAGCCATACTAATAATAATGCAATGGGTAAGTTTATTAATGATATTACTACTCCATTTGCATTAGCTAGACAAAATAAGGCTGTGTATGGTAACTTTATCAAAAACTGTCTTACGGGTTTCCCAATTCTGTTGTTTATACATACCAGATATAAGCAGGATAAGAATGCAGCGGATGTTAATATAGAAAATTATTACTTCTTTGGCGTTTATAATTTCAATTTAGGTAGAAATTCATACTTCAATCTTGGTTATAAAGACCTTACTAAATTGGAGTCTTTAGGTTTAACTTCAGGATTCCATATTTATGACATAGCTCCTGAAGATAATGGTATTTTGAACTCAGTAGCAGCAGCAGAAATTCAAGGTAATAATAAATTCTTTGACTTTTCACAATACAGCGAAACGATTCTGTATGATATAGGTACTGGTGATGAGACTGTTATGTTCGGAGACTTCGTTGACGGTGTATCAGGTTCTTCAGGTAAATATGCTAATGCTAAGAGTAAGATAGCAGCTTTTGTAAGAAGAGTAGCTAGAGCAGGCGGTTATGCGTTTGAGGCTATAGGAAAAACTTTCTCTACAAGTCCATCAGATTACTACGGATATAATGACAAATATTCAGCAACAGACGAAAATGGAGTTCCTAAGAATCAAGTACCAAACTATTTGTATCAAGCCACTAGATCTAAAGTAGGCACTACCAATATTTATAATTTCACAATGCTCCAAGATCCAGCTACTGAAAGAGACCTTAAAGAGCTTTTACTACATGATGAAACTGGAGAATCTAATGTAGAAGTTGGTCTTGATTATACAGCAGTTTGTGAGTATTATACTATTTGTATGGCCTTCGGTTTGGTTGACTCTGTACAAAAGAATTTAAATATCAAGTCTTGGAATTCTGGAACATCTTTCTATCCAGCTTTCTATGATATGGATACGTGTTTAGGTGTTTCCAATTCCGGTTCTAGAATTTCATACTTTGCGTTCTCTGATTATTGGGAAAGCTCAGTTAATGATAAAGGATTCTTGAATGAGGCTAATGTATGGAGGGATTATTCACCTAAAGAGGAAAGTGATACCACAAATGGACAAGTAGAAGAAAATAAAGATGGCGATCCTAATTCAGCATTCTTTGATGTTCCTTCATCTTATCTATTTGCAATTGCTAAGTATGCATATCCAATTTTGAAAGAGGTAGACTTGATAATGCACCCTTCGAATCTATGGGCATTATGGAGAAACTCTTCTAGAAATGATGCTTGGAATACTCAAAGTGAAAAGCAGAGGGGTTGTTTGTCTAATGCAGAATACTTTATGAATACTTACTATAATGATCACTTAAAGGATGTTCCATTAAGTGCATTCAATTATAATTATAAGTATAAATATTTTGTATTCCCAGAAAATTCAACTGCTTTTGATACTACGAATTTCCCTAAGTTTTATGGAAGAAAACAAGCCTATACCGCAGATTGGTTACAGGGACGTTTCCATATATTGGATGCTTACTTCAATTTGAATAGACTTGGAGATACTTTGAATGCTTTAGAGGATATATCTTCTCCTATCCCAGATACGCAATTTATTGATAGTAATAATAAAGATATCTATGTATTAAAAGATATCTTCTCTGATACTTCAGCTGGTAATCAGTATATAAATTTGTCAGCTGCTGTTTCAGTTCAAGCTAAGCCTTATGCTCCATTGATTTTGAAAGGAACCAATCAGAGTGCTAGATATATTTTGCCTTATGACGGAAGAGTATGTAATCTATCAATAAAAACCGATAGTAACCAGTTCTCATTGTTAGGTGGATCTTCTCTTTGGACTTATCTTAGTTCAATAAATCCATTCATTACAACAAAAGGAACGCTTACGGTTAAATCAGATTACTTTACTTCATTGATAGGAACCTCTGGTATTTGTAGCCTTTGGACAATTAATACTCCAAGCTTGAAGACCATATCATTGACTAATAATGATGGGTATTCAGGAGATTTGGCATTTGAGTCTACTGGAACTACAGATAATTTCCCTAACTTGAAAACCATTAATATTACTGGAACCAAGATAGCATTGAGAGTATCTAATGAATCCTTTACTACACTAGCTGCAACTAATATGAAAGCTGGTAGTAAGATAGATATTACGAATGTTGGAACACTATCTAAGGTGTCTATTTCAGGAACCTTATCTTCGTTGAATATTCCATCTTGGCAAAATAATATAATATTGCCTACAACTTGGTCTAGTAATAATACTTCTGCAAACTGGGCATGTAATAGCGTAACTGTAGTAAATGATACTAAAAAATATCCACATAATACTTTGACAATTCGAAATAATACTACAATGACTTCGTTGAGTGTTACCGGATTTGAAAACGTATATGTGTATAATTGTCCGAAATTAGAAACCTTTAGTATAAATGACCCTAACTCTGACGTATTAAAAGTTCTTAAAATTGAGGCTCCAAGTCCAAGTAATGCAACTGCAACTACTCTTAAATCTGGTCCAGTAGCTGGTGTAGTAGATCTTTCTAATCAAACTGCATTGACTAGTGTTTATTTGATGAATACTAGACTAGAAGTGCTTAAATTGCCAAATAAGAATGTAGATTTTCCTTATAGAGCTTTTTATGGATGTTCTAGATTAAAGTATATTGAAGGTAGCGGAAATTATTATATAATCTCTAATGATACCTTTACTAATTGTAGTGAATGGACCTATAGACAGTGCGAAGATGTTCCTGGAGAAGATCCTGTATTCGCAAGGGTTTTTGTTAAGAATACTTGTACTAATCTAAATAATACCTTCTATATTACTAATACTAATATCAAGGGTTCTATTGATTATCTTGCAGCTAAGTATTTCTTAGATGAGTGTATAAAGAGTAGTAATAATCCTACCATAAGTGCTGGAAATGTCACTACTGCAAGTAACTTGTTTAGAAATCAATCCATAACATATAGTCTAGCCCAAGGTTGGGAAGAGTATTTAAATGGGGAAAGCTCATTATCATTGTCTGGATTTTCTAAAATAAATATTTGTAATGGTATATTATATGACAATCCAATAGACTTCATGAATAAATATATGTTCCAAGGATTTGCATCTCAATCTACCTGGCTTTCATTCTCGGATACTGCTATGGTTGGAGAAAGAACGGCTAATAATCCTAGAACTAGTGAAGAAACCCGTGGAATGTGGAGACAGTTTAGCAATACTTGGTATCACGTGTTGTATACTACCATTGATGTTCTTGAGTTTATTTCTAGTAAGATTACACAGATCCGATTTAGAACTAGAAACTCAGACGATACTTGTCTTTACTTTATAGAATACGACGCAGGGATTACAGACACCGTTACAGAAGTTGAGGATTATTCTCCTTTATCTGAAGTTTCTATGCATGACTTATTTTATGGAGGTGGATCAAATCCTCCTAGAGTAATGAGAATACTCAGAGGAATTGAGATTTATCCAGAACAGATTATAAATTGTACTAATTGGTTTACTACAGATTATGTTTCAATTCAGCCTGGTACCGGAATTGATTATGGGTTGGATATGGATGAAGTATTCGAAAGGGTTACTTATTCCGGAGTAAAAGGAATGGAGAATCTTTTCTATAATGTAGAGGTTAAATCCATTGTAAAATCATTTAGAAATATTTCATTAAATCCAAATACCAATAACGGCAAAGGAAGAGTTGATATCGCTACTTTCTTGAATTGGGGTATTGGTGAAACTAATCAGAATGTAATAAGAAGAAAATTAGAAAAGCTGAAGATGCTATTTAGCCAAACAGTAGATACTAGTATAGGATTTCCGAAGACTATAACGTATGCTGATTTTCAAGCATTGTGGGCTAATGTGTTAAAGTATGCCGTTAATTTGACAGGTTTGTATAGACTGTTTTACAATTGCATTATTACTGGTACTCTTCCTTCTGAATTTTCTTTAGTAGATGAGGGAACTTATACGGGTGAACAAAATACTTCTATTACTACGATTGATTACTTGTTCTCTAATTGTTATTTTAGAACAGATTTACAATCTCAGAATCAGTATTTAACTATAACCCACGATTTCTTTAAGTATTTACCTAATCTTACAAGTTTGTACGAAACATTCTATTCTACTCGATGGAAGAATCCTATACCTTTCGATTTTCTTAGAAAGAGAAGAGAAGTGGTATCAACGGTATTTGTAAGCACAGGTGGATCAGGAAGAAAACCGGTTAAATTGATTACTTACGAGTATGATAGAACGGTTGAATCATTGGAAGGATGTTTTAGAAATATTATCCTAGAAACTCCACAATGTTTTGATCCTCAAGGAGAATATAATAAAGGAAGCTTCAAAAGAGTTAGACTAGTTACATACGGAGCTGGTGGGGCTGAAATAGATGAAGGAACTGAATATTATGAATCAGAAACGTCTTCAACTAAGCACACGATTCAACAGCCTACGGAGATAACAGATACTGAAAATATACAAAGTCACTTTACACAGAGAATAACTACATATCCTCTTGGAACAACCGCTCAAGAAGTAAAGAATTTGTCTAATTATAGTAATGTTAGATCTAATGGATGTTTTGTAGCCCCTGATATATTTTATGGGTCAAGCACTTCAGGATGTTCTATTTATGCTTGTTTTGCAAATTACAATGGATCAATAGTAACATTCACTGGAGTTCTACCTGATAATTTATTGAAAAACTGTAAAAGTGCTAGTATTACGTACACCTTCTATGGCTTATACATTACCCCAAAATTGTATGATACTTACATAGAGAATACTGTAGACGGTAATGGTGATCCTGTTCAAGTTTACCATAAATACTATTACTATGTTCCAGTTAACTTTACGGATGCTACTTCATTAGCTAACGCCTTTAATTTCAAGTTGATAGTTCCTCCAGTATCTGATTATGAGAAGGTTTATTATGTAGTATTCTTGAATGATTCTACAAGAAAATCTATCCCTACTTCTACAATAACCTTAGCTAATGCATTGCCAGGTGGTTCAAACTCTGCTGGAGGTGCTGAAGTTCCTATTGGGTTAGTAGATGCTAGTGCAGGTTTCCCTAAGTATTACACTGCAGACTCTGGAATTCGGTATTCTGTAATGGGAACTCCGATATTATCTCCTATTTATGAAGATGATGGTCAGGGCAATCAAGTAGATACAGGAGAAACTGAATTTACTGGAATGGAATGGGGATTAGATTTAATGTCTTATCCTAATTTAAAACTTGACAATATATACAATAATGCAATAAATTTGTTTATATATGGTAATGTGATAAAAGAGGGTACATTAATTTCTTGGAATAAATCAACTCTTCTTAGCAATTCTAGTAGTTATTTCATGCGCATTGGATATTCTGATTATGGTGGTCTTTCTTACGCTGCTAAAATAGCCCCACCATTAACTAGTAATAGCCAATACTTGATTGCTACAGCTGGTGATCCGTTAGGAAATGGTATCAATACGGAAAGTTTACTGGGTTATGATGAAGCAGATTATAACACGTACAGAGCTTGTTATGATAATGTTACATTCTACCCAGTTCCAACGTAATAAATTATTAAATATAGAGTAGGGAAAATAAAACCTTACTCTATATTTTTTCTAATTTTATGGAATATATAAGAAATTTTTTGTATCTTTGCATTAACAGATCCCGCCAAGCCTCTTTACAATGCTTAAATCGGTGGGGCTTCGTAAAAAAAAATAAACCCGGATTAGATAAATTAATCTAGGTTTATTTTTTTTATTCTGGTTTCTTAGCCCATTTTGAAATATCACTTTTTAATAGTAATAGTCTGTTGGTTTCTTAGCCCATTTTGAGATATCCCCATTGAATTGAGATCCCAGAAACATCCAGTTCATATTCTTCACACTACTAACATTCCATCTAGAAATATCACTGTTAAATTTAGAACATCGAAACATCCATTCCATCCACTCAACCCTACTAACATCCCAATTTGAAATATCTCCATTGAATTGAGAACCTTCAAACATATGCCTCATATCCTTCACTCCACTAACATCCCAACTAGAAATATCTTCATTAAATTGAGAATAAGCGAACATTCCTCTCATATCCATAACTCTACTAACATTCCACTTTGAAATATCCTTATTAAATCGAGAAGAGCCATAGAACGCATAACTCATGTCCTCAACTCCACTAACATTCCAATTAGAGATATCTCCATTAAATCTAGAACCTTCAAACATTCCTTCCATACTCTTCACTCCACTAACATCCCAATTTGAAATATCTCCATTAAATTGAGAATAAGTAAACATCCTGTCCATTCTCTTTACTCTACTAACGTTCCATTTAGAAATATCTCCATTAAAGTTAGACCAACCAAACATCAAACTCATGTCTTCAATTTGAGAAACGTCTATATCATTTAAGTTTGCTTTTCTTCCTCTTTCTTCAATTAACTTTTCGACTAGATTTTTTAACTCCTCCTTTGTTTTTGGATGATAATTGTACTTAGGTCTACTTAAATCTACTCCCAATCTTACCATTCTACATAAATCCTCTACCTCTTTTTCTGTCATAATAAAATTATTAAAGGTTTCATAAATAAGATTTTGAGGAGAAAAGAAAACCCGGACTAAAATTAACTAATCTAGGTCTTTTATTATTTTTTTTTATTACGGTTTCTTAACCCATTTAGAAATATTCCCATTGAATTGAGAATCTTCAAACATACACCACATACCCATCTCCTCAACCCCACTAACATCCCAATTTGAAATATCTCCATTGAATTGAGAATTAGCAAACATCTTTATCATATTCTTCACTCCACTAACATCCCATTTTGAGATATCACTGTTAAATTGAGATCTAGAAAACATATAGTACATCCATTTCACTCCACTAACGTCCCATTTTGAGATATCGCCGTTAAATTGGGATTCCCGAAACATCCACCTCATATCCTTTACACTACTAACATTCCACTTAGAAATATCACCATTAAATTGAGATCCTAGAAACATCCAGCCCATACTCTTGACCTTACTCACATCCCATTTTGAAATATCTCCATTAAATCGGGATTCCCGAAACATCCAACTCATATTCTTCACCTTACTCACATTCCAATTAGAAATATTCCCATTAAAGTTAGATTTATAAAATAAATAACTCATATCCGTAATTTGGGAAACGTCAACATCATTCAAATCTGCCTCATTTCCCCTCTCTTTAATTAGTTCCTCAATGAGATCTTTTAACTTTTCTTTTGTTTTTGGATGATGATTATATTTAGGTTTACCTAAATCTACACCTATTCTTACCATTTTACACAACTCTTCAGCATCTTTTTCTGTCATAATAAAATTATTAAAAGTTTCATGAATAAGATTTTGAGGAGAAAATAAAACCTAGATTAAAATTAAACTAATCTAGGTCTTTTATTGTTTTTTTTATTATGGTTTCTTAACCCATTTAGAAATATCGCCTTTAAATTCAGAATTAATAAACATACAACTCATATACCTAACATTACTAACATTCCATTTTGAGATATCTCCATTAAATTCAGACTCATCAAACATATAACTCATATTCACAACCCTACTAACATCCCAATTAGAAATATCACCATTAAATTTAGAATCCTGAAACATACTACCCATATTCACAACTTCACTAACATCCCAATTTGAAATATCTCCATTGAATTGAGAATGAGCAAACATACCAATCATCTCCTTCACCCTACTCACATTCCATTCTGAGATATCCCCATTAAATTGAGAACCATAAAACATATTCTGCATATCCCACACCCTACTAACATCCCATTTTGAGATATCACCATTGAATTTAGAATTATAGAACATATTATTCATATCCTCAACCTTACTAACATTCCATTTCGAAATATCTCCATTAAATTGAGACCAAGCAAACATATAACTCATTCTTTCAACCTTACTAACGTTCCAATTAGAAATGTCCCCATTGAATTTAGTATCAACAAACATACACGCCATATCTTCAACTTTACTAACGTCCCAACTTGAGATATCACCATTAAATTTAGAGTTTCCAAACATTCCTCCCATATCTTCAACTTTACTAACGTCCCACTTTGAAATATTCCCATTGAATCGAGAATAAGCAAACAATTCACTCATATCCGTAATTTGGGATACATCAACATCATTTAAATCTGCTTCATCTCCTCTTTTTTCAATTAGTTTTTCGACTAAATATTTTAATTCCCTTCTTGTTTTTGGATGATAAGTGTATTCAGGCTTACTTAAATCTACTCCTATTCTTATCATTCTACACAAATCTTCAGCTTCTTTTTCTGTCATAATAAAATTATTAAAGGTTTCATAAATAAGATTTTGAGGAGAAAATAAAAACCTAGATAAATTTATCTAGGTCTTTCTTTTTTATTCTGGTTTCTTAGCCCATTTTGAAATATCTCTGTTGAATCGAGATCCCTGAAACATTCCTCCCATATCCTCAACTCCACTAACATCCCATTTTGAGATATCTCCATCAAATTGAGAATCATAAAACATCCAAGACATATTTTTCACCCCACTAACGTCCCATTTTGAGATATCTCCATTAAATTTAGACTCACAAAACATATAACTCATATTTTCAACTCTTCCAACATCCCACTTTGAAATATCGCCGTTAAATTGAGAGTTAGCAAACATACAACCCATCCCTCTCACTCCACTAACATTCCAGCTTGAAATGTCTCCATTAAATTCAGACCAAGCAAACATTCCACTCATATTTACAACTCCACTAACATCCCATTTTGAGATATCTCCATTAAACTGAGAACCATAAAACATATTACTCATATTCTTCACTCTACTAACATCCCATTTTGAAATATCCCCATTGAATTTTTTGGAACGATAAAACGTGCGCTCCATACTCTCAACTCTCCTAACATCCCAATTTGAAATATCACCATTAAATTCAGACCAAGCAAACATATTTTTCATCCTCTCCACCCCACTAACATCCCAACTTGAAATGTCTCCATTAAATTCAGAAGAAATAAACATATAACTCATACTCTCAACCTTACTAACATTCCAATTTGAAATGTTTCCGTTGAATTTAGAATGACCAAACATTCCTCCCATATTCTTCACATTACTAACGTTCCACTTTGAAATATTTCCGTTGAATTTAGACCAAGCGAACAAACCGTTCATGTCCGTAATTTGGGAAACATCAATATCATTCAAATCCGCTTCATTTCCCCTTTTTTCAATTAGTTTTTCGACTAAATATTTTAATTTTTCTCTTGTCTTTGGATGATAATTATATTTAGGTTTACCCAAGTCTACTCCCACTCTTATCATTCTACATAAATCCTCTGCTTCTTTTTCTGTCATAATAATAAACTATTAAAAGTTTCATAAATAAGATTTTGAGGAGAAAATAAAAACCCGGAAATTAATCCGAGTATTTTTTATATCCTTTTGGTTTCTTAGGCCATTTAGAAATATCTCCATTGAATTGAGACTTCTTAAACATCCTTTCCATACTCTTCACCTTCCTAACGTCCCATTTAGAGATATCACTATTGAATTGAGACTCGAAAAACATAAATTTCATATTCTCAACTCCACTAACATCCCAACTAGAAATATCACCGTTAAATTGAGAATAAGCAAACATCTCTTCCATGTTCTCAACATTACTAACATTCCAATTTGAGATATCTCCGTTGAATTGAGATCTCAGAAACATCCTTTCCATCTCCTTCACTCCACTAACGTCCCATTTTGAAATATCTCCATTAAACTTAGATCTACAAAACATTCCGTCCATATTCTTTACTCCACTAACGTTCCAATTTGAGATATTTTCATTGAATTGAGAACCACAAAACATCCAACTCATATTCTCAACCTTCCTAACATCCCAATTTGAGATATCTTCGTTAAATTGAGATTCAAGAAACATCTCACTCATATCCTTCACTTCACTAACATTCCAATTTGAAATATTTTCATTGAATTGGGAACCACAAAACATACGTTCCATCTTCTCAACCTTACTAACATTCCAACTAGAAATATTCCCATTGAATTTAGAACACCAAAACATCCAACTCATATCCCTCACATTACTAACATCCCATTTTGAGATATCTCCATTGAATTTAGATTTAAGAAATAAATGATTCATATCTGTAATTTGAGAAACATCAACATCATTTAAATCTGCTTTATTTCCTCTTTTTTCAATCAGTTCCTCAATTAGATCTTTTAATTCCACTCTTGTTTTTGGATGATAATTGTACTTGGGCTTACTTAAATCCACTCCTACTCTTATCATTTTACACAAATCTTCAGCTTCTTTTTCTGTCATAATAAAATTATTAAAGGTTTCATAAATAAGATTTTGAGGGGAAATAAAAACCTAGACTAAAATTAATCTAGGCTTATTCTTTTTTTTATTCTGTCGGTTTCTTGGCCCATTTAGAAATATCTCCGTTGAATTTAGAACAATAAAACATTCCTCTCATATCCTTCACTCCACTAACATCCCAATTAGAAATATCACTATTGAATTTAGAATAACCAAACATCCCACCCATATCCTTCACCCTACTAACATCCCAGCTAGAAATATTACCATTGAATTTAGAATACCAAAACATTCCATACATATTCTCAACATTACTAACATCCCAATTCGAAATATTTCCATTAAATTCAGAAAAAGCAAACATTCCTTCCATATTCCACACCTTACTAACATTCCAATTTGAGATATTCCCATTAAATTCAGAACCTCGAAACATCTCTCCCATCTCCCCAACACTACTAACATCCCAATTAGAAATATCACCATTAAATTGGGAATTATAAAACACTCCTGCCATATCCTCAACATTACTAACATCCCATTTTGAAATATCACTGTTAAATTGAGATCTAGAAAACATTCCTCTCATGTTTTTAACTTTCCTAACGTTCCACTTAGAAATATCACCATTGAATTGAGATTCATGAAACATCCATCCCATCTCCTTAACCTTACTAACATTCCATTCTGAAATGTCTCCATTAAAATAAGATCTAGCAAACATTTCTCTCATATTCGTAATTTTGGAAACATCAACATCATTCAAATCCGCCTCATTTCCCCTTTCTTCAATTAGTTTGTTGATTAGATCTTTTAATTCCTCTCTTGTTTTTGGATGATAATTATATTTATTATATTTAGGCTTACTTAAATCTACTCCTATTCTTACCATTTTACATAAATCCTCTGCTTCTTTTTCTGTCATAATAAAATTATTAAAGGTTTCATAAATAAGATTTTGAGGAGAAAATAAAAACCCGGAAATTAATCCAGGCTTTCTTTTTATTATGGTTTCCTAGCCCATTTAGAGATATCTCCATTAAATTGAGAGCCATAAAACATACGGATCATATTCTTCACCTTACTAACATCCCATTTAGAAACATCACCATTAAATTGGGAAAGAGCAAACATCCACTTCATATCTTTCACATTACTAACGTCCCATTTTGAGATATCGCCATTAAATTGAGAGCCATAAAACATTTCTCCCATAGTTACAACCTTACTAACATTCCACTTCGAGATATCTCCATTAAATTTAGAGTATTTGAACATTTCACTCATATCCTTCACCTTACTAACATCCCATTTTGAAATATCTCCGTTGAATTCAGACTCACAAAACATATAACTCATATTCTCAACCTTACTAACATTCCATTTAGAGATATCCCCATTGAATTTAGAACTTTGAAACATTCCGAACATACTCTCCACCCTACTAACATCCCAATTCGAAATATCCCCATTAAATTTAGAACCTTCAAACATGTTATTCATATTCACAACTCCCCTAACATCCCAATTAGAAATATTCCCACTGAATTTAGAATAATAAAACATACACCCCATGTTCTTCACCTTACTAACAACCCAATTAGAGATATCTCCATTAAACTGAGATTCACAAAACATCACACCCATACACTCAACTCTGCTAACGTCCCATTTCGAGATATCACCATCGAATTGAGACTCTCGGAACATCCCACTCATCCTTTTCACTCTACTAACATTCCATTTAGAGATATCGCCATTAAATTCAGAATTGTAAAACATATCTTCCATATTCACAACTCCACTAACGTCCCATTTTGAAATATCTCCATTAAAGTTAGAATTTTCAAACATACAATCCATATTCTCAACTTTACTAACGTCCCACTTTGAAATATTTCCATTGAATTGAGAATCCCAGAATAATCCACTCATATCTTTAACCTGGGAAACGTTTATATCATTCAAATCTGCCTCATTTCCCCTCTCTTTAATTAATTCCTTAACGAGATCTTTTAATTCCTCTTTTGTTTTTGAATAATAATTATATTTAGGCTTACTTAAATCTACTCCTATTCTTATCATTCTACACAAGTCTTCAGCTTCTTTTTCCGTCATAATAAAATTATTAAAGGTTTCATAAATAAGAGTTTGAGGAGAAAATAAAAACCTAGACTAAAATTAATCCAGGTTTATTCTTTTAAAATGGAGCCGGTTTCTTAGCCCATTTTGAGATATCCCCACTAAATTCAGAGCACCAAAACATCCAATTCATCTCCTTAACCCCACTAACATCCCATTCTGAGATATCACCATTAAATAGAGAACATTCAAACATTCCTCTCATATCTACAACTCCACTAACATCCCAATTAGAGATATCGCCATTAAATTGAGAACGAGAAAACATATAGTACATACTCTCAACTTTACTAACGTCCCATTTTGAGATATCCCCGTTGAATTTAGAACGGTAAAACATAAAACCCATATCCTCAACATTACTAACATTCCATTTCGAAATATCACCACTAAATAGGGAATCGTAAAACATATAACTCATTATCTTCACCTTTCTAACGTCCCAATTTGAAATGTCCCCATTAAATTTAGATTCATAAAACAATTCTCTCATATCTGTAATTTGGGAAACATCAACATCATTCAAATTCGCTTCATTTCCCCTTTCTTTAATTAGTTCTTCGATTAGGTCTTTTAATTCATCTCTTGTTTTTGGATGATAATTATACTTAGGTTTATCTAAATCCATCCCTATTTTTACCATTTTACACAACTCTTCAGCTTCCTCAATTGTCATAATAAAATTATTAAAGGTTTCATAAATAAGAGTTTGAGGAGAAAATAAAACCCAGAAATTAATCCAGGTTTTCTTTCTTACTCTGGTTTCTTAGCCCATTTAGAGATATCGCCTTTAAATTCAGAATTAGTAAACATATGATTCATCTTCTCAACCCCACTAACGTCCCAATTAGAGATATCTCCATTAAATTGAGACATAAGAAACATCAATTCTGTATCCAACACCTTATTTACATTCCAATTAGAGATATTCCCATTGAATTTAGAATAAGAAAACATCCCACTCATATTCCTCACATTACTAACATCCCAATTTGAAATATCCCCATTAAATTGAGAACAACTAAACATCCCAATCATATTCCACACTTTCCTAACATCCCAATTAGATATATCTCCGTTAAATTTAGAATCCCGAAACATTCCACCCATATTCTCAACTCCACTAACATCCCATTCTGAGATATTTCCATTAAATTTGGAATTAGCAAATAAATCATCCATATCTGTAATTTGAGAAACATCTATATCATTCAAATCTGCTTCATTTCCTCTTTCTTTAATCAATTTTTCGATTAAGCCTTTTAATTCTTCTTTTGTTTTTGGTTGATAATTGTACGTCATATAAGTTTAATTTAAGGTTTATATTCAATAATAAGAGTTTGAGGAGAAAAGAAAAACCTAGACTAAAATTAATCCAGGTCTTTTCTTTTAAAATAAAGTTGGTTTCTTGGCCCATTTAGAGATACCTCTTTCAAATTTGGAATTAAAAAACATATCAAACATATTCTCAACATTCCTAACATCCCAATTAGAAATATCCCCATTAAATTGAGAATTGGCAAACATTCCTTCCATGCTCTTCACTCTACTAACATTCCATCTTGAAATATTCCCGTTAAATTGAGAATACCAGAATAAATAACTCATATCTTTAATTTGGGAAACATCAACATCATTCAAATCTGCTTCATTTCCTCTTTTTTCAATCAGTTCCTCAATTAGATCTTTTAATTCCTCTTTTGTTTTTGGATGATAATTATACTTAGGACTCAAATCTACCCCTATCCTTACCATTCTACATAAATCCTCTGCTTCTTTTTCTGTCATAATAAGAATTTTTATATTTCTCTCCTTCTTTCAAGTGCTTTAAAAGCCTCTCTAATTATCTGTGATTCAGTGATATCTTTGGGCGGCACTTTGAATCTCTTGCATACATATGAACGGCATAATTTCCCTGTGAATCTGCAATATTCTTCAGTACCAGAGCATTCATTTTCAATTAGGTAACTGTAAGAACACATAGAATTCTGTGCTTTCTTTCTTAATCGTTTCTTCATTTTCTCTTTTAACAAAAATTATACAATCTTTATGTACCTTCATTTTAAACAGAACATCTCCTTAATCAGCTTTGTCGTTCGGTTTGTTTTCAAGAAGCCGTGATCTATCTTTGATCGGAGTAAATTCGTAAAACTGCTCCTTTCCTTTCTTCTCGTCATCCTCAGCATATCGTATTAGGATTTGGTGCATGTAACGTTCGGCTCTCTCTTTCGTCTCAAATTTATCTTTATACGTATACCACCATCCAAGCATACGTTTTTGCAATAGTACATACTTCCCCAATTCTTCATCGTATTCAATCTTAAACTTATAACTCCTTTTAGGTGGAGCTGTAACCCAATCTCCTAAAAACCACCAAATCAAAAGAAATAAGAAAACTACTCCAAGTACTATAAATAATGCGTGGAAAAATGCAATAACAAAAATCATACCCCGACCTCCTCTTCTCTGTTACATTGTTTGTATGATACCATTTTTCATTGTGCTGTTTATGTTCAACATCTGGGTCTTTTCTTTTAAGGTAAATAAAACGGTTTATTAGCCCATTTAGAAATATCCCCATTGAATTTAGAATGCTGAAATATCATTTCCATATTCTTCACATTACTAACATTCCAATTAGAGATATCTCCATTAAATTGAGAATATTGGAACATCCCATACATATCCTCCACTTTCCTAACATTCCATTTTGAGATATCTCCATTGAATTGAGAATTATAAAACATACTCCTCATATTCTTCACTTCACTAACATCCCATTTAGAGATATCCCCATTAAATTTAGAACCTTCAAACATTCCTCCCATATTCTCAACCCTACTAACATCCCAATTAGAGATATCTCCACTAAACTTAGACCCATAAAATAATTTTCTCATATCTTTAATTTGGGAAACGTCAACATCATTCAAATCCGCCCCAATTCCCCTTTCTTCAATTAGCTTTTCGATTAGATCTTTTAATTCTCTTGTTGTTTTTGGATGATAATTATAATTTGATTTGTTTTCAATAAGTCGTGAGCTATCTTTAATCGGATTAATGTCGTAAAACTGCTCTTGTCTTTTCATCTCGTCTTCCTCAGCGTATCGCCTTACGATTTGGTACATGTAATATTCAGTGTCTTCTTTTGTTTTGAATGTATCTTTATACGTATACCATCCAATTAATCTGCGCTTTTGTAATAGTATAAACCTTTTTGCTTTCTCATCGTATTCAATCTTAAACTTATAACTCCTTTTAGGTGGAGCCATATACTCTTCTAAAAACGTATAAAGACAAAGAAGTAAGAAAACTACTCCAAGTATTACAAATATTACAACTAATGCGTTCTTTATAAAAATCATACCTCGACCTCCTTTTCTTTTCTTCTGACTAAAATAATTTCGTTATCACTAAACCAATTAGTATAACCGATTTCGTCAATATTTAGATCGGTAACGTCTAATGATACTAACAATAGTACATCGCAAATTTCTTTAATTGGAGCAATATCTATCATTGGTCGCACACATCCATCATTATCTGTATGCAACCACGTAAAAGCTACATAATCCCCAATATTTAAAACATTGCCTAATTTATCCCACATTTCTTCCCTCCTATCATATCGTTATTCTGTTCAACATAATCCTTAACTAAGTAATTTATGACCTTCTTTAGACTCTTTTGAAGTTCACGTCGTTTTCTACGCTCCTTCTTGAATAGTCTGTATGTCATCCTGAAAGATGTGCTACAACAAAGGTTTACTAATTTTAGATGTATTCGCATCATATTATAGAATGTTGGACACTTTAGAGCTTGAGCATAACAATTAAATTGCTTGCACTTATACGGGGTGTCAACACGGTCTTCACCTTGTGGGCCGACTATCTTAATCATTTGTCGTTTTTTCATCCTATTCTCTTTCCTAATTTTATGATGAAAACTTCTGCTTCTTCAGGTGCTCCCCATTCTGGTTTACCTTTGCCAATCTCAATTCCCTTACATTCAAACGTCATTGTACGCTTTGTATATCCATAAGAAAAAGTGACTGCATCAAAAGTTTTAAAATTAAAGCCTTTAGAAGAGTCTTGTAAACCTGGGGCAAAAAGTCTCTTCGCCCAATAAGCTTTGACTTCTCTATATTCTTCTGTTTTCTCTCCGCTTTCGATCATGAGGTACCACTCCTTTTTAAGTGGCAGGTAAAGTATCTTCATATTTGTTTGATTCTTTTAGTTTCTAAATTTTTGCTTTCGATCTGTCTTGTTGAGTCTGAGATAAATTGTGCATAATTGACAATGTAACTCTCTCAGGATTTTGCTTTTTGTCAAGTTTTTGCTGATACTCAGAAAGAGCTTTTATAGCTTCTTCATATGTAAAGAAGTGGCTTTTGTTAAGAATCTCAGAGCAATCAACAAAGAACCAAAGAAATCGTTTTTCAACTACCCACAAAGGTTTGTCTTTTGACCAATGGTTTCCATCCGTTCTTATACGAAAAATTCTTTTCTTGTTTTCCCTTTCCCAAATTAATCTCTTCCAGTGGGTTGCAAGATAGACTATAATGAATGGAATAATTAAAGCTATTATAGCTATTAGAATAATTAAAATTGTTTTCATAACTCTTCCTAATTAGTTATTAAATTTTCATCTTTTATTAGTCTACACTCCCAAAATAGCTGCAAGTACTACAAGGGAGATTGCTATAATTACTGCTGTATGAAGTGATACTCCATAGAACGTACATATAAACCACAGTATGGCTACTATAAAGATTGGCATTTCTTTGGTTTATAAGTTACTATTTGTACCTCTTCATATTCTGAAACTGTAATATCAGGATTTATTCTGTCCCAATACGCCAATTCATCTATTGTCAGTCCAGCATGTATACCCACATAGCCATCCTCACACTTATAAACATCCGTTGCACAGCTGTGAAATTCTTCGATTTCAATTTCAAGCTCACTGGCAACTTTTTCAACACCATTGCATTCGGTAGAATTTTCAATAAGCTCTTCAAAATCATCTAAAGTATACAATCCTCCAGATTCATAATAGTAATCTTCATCGCTTTCTATTTTAGCTGTTGCAGTGTCAATTGCGTTATTAACAAATTCAATAAATTCTTTTACTTTCATATTTTATATAAATTAGTTGTTATTCTTGTTCTTCAAGGGCTTCTTGTACTTTTTTCTTTATGTACTCTTGAGTCTTTGCGCTGAAATGTTCTAAAGGGATTTGAGAGTTATAACTACTAAAGTTAGTTTTCTCTACAAAGATAGTTGTGTCGCCATCATCGTAGATGTCTATGTTAATGTGGTATTTTACTGCCATGATTTTTCATTGTTTTAATCTCCGAAATATTCTCTATAAATTTGTTTTTTCTATTCACTCTTCTATTAACGGTTCTTCCCATTCCCCTCCATTTCTTCGGATGAGAATGTCGTCATCAACTTTCCTATCAGCATTATTAGAAAAATCATCACCGTTAAAATAATCATGGGAGGAATGGATATGATATACCCCTTTAATAGAATATTCTCTGTGTTCTTCAGGACAGTCTCGTAACCACCAGGACAACTCTTGGTTAGTCATTCTACGTTTTTTGACTCCCTTTTTAACGTTACCAATTTTAATCTTCTTCAACTCTTTCTTCTCTTTATCCCATTGATAACCTGCTTCTTTCATTCTTCGGAATAAAAAGTCACGCTGTTCTTTAGTAGCTGGTTGAAATGATTCATTATTCTTAACCCAATTCTTGTTTGGTTTCTGTAGTATGTTATAATAAGATGAAAAAGACATACTATTATTTATTTCTTTAAAAATAAGAATATCGTACCCATCCTTTGAAGCAAGGACATCTCCAGGCTTTGCGTCTAGAAGAGTCCAAGAAGAACGGGTTTCAGTCTTGGTAACAGCTTCATTCTCGATCTTCTTTAACTCTTTCTTGACAGGATCCCATTCATACCCTTCTTCTTTCATTTTTTGGAATAACTGTTTACGCTGTTTTTTAGTAGCTGGTTGAAAATAGTCATTAACCCAACTATTGTCTCTTTTCTGGTTTATGTTATAATAGGATGAGAACCCGACCCGATCATCTATTTGCTTAAAAATAAGAATGTCGTCCCAATACTCTGAGGCAAGGACATCTCCGGGCTTCGCATCTTTAGCGACCTCCCATAAACGAGTCCTATTATCTTCAAAAGGAATGCCCTGCCCAGTGCTGAATTGATAAGAATGATCGGTAATTTTGACTATTCTCCCCTTCATATTAACAGAGTCATTAACAATATAGTCGCCTACCTTGAATTTAGGCTTAATATTATTGATAGGCTTCTTGTTCTTCTTGCTTTTTAAGTTGAGTGAGTTCTTTTGGCTTTCAACACCCTCTTCTTCTATAAAGAGGTCATAACGGCTTTCTGTACAATTTTTATACTGATTTCCAGTCTTTGTGAAAAGCAAAGGAAATTCTTTACCATCAACTAGTATAAGACCTAAAATTGGGTAAATCTCGTTTTTTATAGGATAATCCACTATTCTCGCAGGTAGTCCTTTTCGGGTAACCACTTTGGCCCCGTTCTTTGCTCTTTCAATATCAAAAGGCACTAATTTTGTTTTACTCATTTTATCTTCTTGTTTCATCTTTTTTTTTACTTTAACGATTTAAAATTTGTACATGCCTTCTGGCGCAGGTAATGCCAATCCTTGCTCTATGAGGTTGCGGTAATCAAAGTGATGAGCATTAAGCCAATCAATAAGTTCGTCCATCATATATATTTCTACAGCATCCCTGTATTTTCCAGGATTCCAATAATCATCATATTCATAATCAAAGATGAACCGATTATATTCACCTCTTTCTTTCTCCGTCATACTTGACATTGGACGGAGATAGGGTTTGATATTATCTTCAATGAGATTATATGTACTATCTCCATTTTTTATTGGTTTTGTAATATAATCAAATTGTAGAAACAAATCATCACCCAATATTCCTTTTAATATTGGTGTGTACTCCGTTGCATTACAGACTTGAACTTTAACCCCATAAGACAACCTTGAACAAAGGTCTTTCAATAATAATTGTTTATCCTCTTGTTTCATCATCTTTTTTAGGTTGTGTATATTAGTTTGTATTTTCTTACTTCAATCGGATTATCAAACGCTTCTTCGTAAAAACATTCTGCACGATTATTCCACTCTGCAACTATGAATTCGCAGTTCTTGTAAAAATCTGGTGTTTCTACAAGGTAATATCCGTCTTCTGTTGGATGTTGAGAATTAAAATCAATCCATCCTTCTTGTTCTGAGATAGGTTGGTTAGCACAGGCTTCATACCCTTCGTCCCAGCCTTGCATGCGAGAATATTGTTCGCAATCTTTATATGGATTTTTTGGTTTCATTTTTCTTTCTCCTTTTTATACTACTTTTGTTAGTTATCAAACCAGAACACACAACGAGTCTCATAACCTGCAACTTCTAACCCTTTCATGTAGTAAACAAGGGCTATCCATTCACCACCATCACCTGTATATTTTTTGATCTCTTCATCAAAGAATATCTCATTAACGCATTTCTCTAGCTCGGAGAGAGTACACCAGTTTGCGCTATGATTTTCTGGTTCTGTGACAAACTCAGCTTTATTATTATGCCCTCCTTTAAGTATCTTTGCGCCATATGTATTGATATAATATTGAGCCTTAGACTCACTAATGTAAGTTCCAGAATAATCGCTGTAGTGAATCATTTCTGCCTTATCCTCAGGAAACCATTCCTCAAATTTCTCATCAGGAATAACAAGGTATGCGTACTTCTGTAAAGTGTCATAGCTAGCATCTTCTGGAAACCCTCGAAGTTCAATAGGTTCAAAGCCCCATTGGTTTCTGACGTTTGCTAGTTTAGCGAACATTCCATAAACCCTGTCACCCCATTCTCCTAATCCTAAAGGCGTGATTTCGCAATGTTCCCATCCATTGTCTTTTGGTGGTATTTCTGTAACAACTTTTTGATCGTCTCTTTTAGTAACCACTAATTTCGGTTTTTGTCTTCTCTTTTCTACTACTAAATGAATATCACATCCCATAATTTCTTGATTTATTTATATTTTACAATTAATTATTTTTATCGTATATTAATAGAAATCGTTCATCAATCTTTTGCGTATAATCTACAATCCGGTCGACAATCACTTAAAAGTTCAGTTTATTTAATTAACGGCTCCTCCCATTCCCCGTGATTTCGTCTGACCAATATATCATCGGCCAGCTTACTTGTGTCTTCTTCACGGTAAGCATAACTATTTCGAACTGTACTACTATCCACATACTTATATTCCCGGTGTTCTTCGGGACTGTCCCTAAGCCAATCAGAAAGCTCCTGGAGGGTCATGAGCCTACTATTAGGTTTTACTTCATTAGAAGATTTCTGCTTCGCATTCATTGGTGGAAACTCATAATCATCCTGATCTTTAATTGCAATTGTTTCATTATTGCAGTGATAATATTTATCATCAATAGACACAACTACTGGCAAGCCTTCTGTAATGTCATCTTCTGCTTCAACCAATAATCTCATCACGTCGTCTACTTTGAACTTAGGATGGACAACCTCTTCCTCGATAAAAAGGCCAAGATTATCATCAACTCCTGTGTCAACTAAAAGTCTTCCTTCTTTTGTAAATGTAAATGGAGTTTCTACTCCGTGTATTTCTACAGCAGCGACAATTGGAGTATATTTGTTTTTTAAATCAAAAAGACATACTCTTACAGGATAACCATATCCAGTAACGACTTTAGCACCTGCTTTTGCCTTTTCAATATCAAAAGGCACTCTTCTTATTTCTTTTTCCATTTAACTTATATTTATTTATATTATATTTAACTTTTTTCATTTATTATTTTTTATAAATTATTCTCAATAATAAGATTTTGAGGAGAAAATAAAAACCTAGACTAAAATTATCTAGGTCTTTTCTTTTAAAATAAAGTTGGTTTCTTAGCCCAATTAGAAATGTCTCCATTAAATCCAGAGCAAGAAAACATAAGATTCATATTTTTTACCTTACTAACGTTCCAATTAGAAATATCTCCATTAAATTGAGAACAACAAAACATTCCACCCATATTCTCAACTCCACTAACATCCCAGTTTGAAATATCTCCGTTAAATTCAGAACCCCAAAACATCCCTTTCATATTTTTCACCTTACTAACATCCCAATTAGAAATATTTCCATTAAATTCGGAATGAGCAAACACCCAACTCATATCCGTAATTTGGGAAACGTCTATATCATTCAAATCCGCTTCATTTCCCCTTTCTTCAATTAGTTCCTTAATAAGATCTCTTAATTCTTTTGTTGTTTTTGGATGATATTTCCTACTTAGATCTACTCCCAATCTTATCATCTTACACAAATCTTTGGCTTCTTTTTCTGTCATAATAAAATTATTAAAGGTTTTAATAGTAATAGCCCGTTGGTTTCTTAGCCCATTTTGAAATATCTCCGTTGAATCGAGAAAAAGTAAACACCTCTTTCATATCCTCAACTCCACTAACATTCCAATTTGGAATATCCCCGTTAAATCCAGAAGAAGCAAACATCCAACTCATATCCTCAACTCCACTAACATCCCAATTAGAAATATCGCCATTAAATTCGGAATGAGCGAACATACTTTGCATATCCTCAACTCCACTAACATCCCATTTTGAGATATTCCCATTAAATTTAGATCCCCAAAACATCCCTTTCATATTTTTCACCTTACTAACATCCCATTTTGAAATATTTCCATTAAATTCAGAATGAGCAAATATCCACTTCATATCCGTAATTTGGGAAACATCAACATCATTCAAATCCGCCTCATTTCCCCTTTCTTTAATTAGTTCATTAACAATAACCATTAACTCCTCTTTTGTTTTTGGATGATAATTATACTTAGGCCTACTCAAATCTACTCCTATTCTTACCATCCTACATAGATCTTCAGCTTCTTTTTCTGTCATAATAAAATTATTAAAGGTTTTTAATAGTAATAGCCTGTTGGTTTCTTAGCCCATTTTGAGATATCCCCATTGAATTGAGATCCCAGAAACATCCAACCCATATCCTCAACATTACTAACATCCCATTTTGAAATATCACCGTTAAATTGAGAATTTCTAAACATCACTTCCATATCCTTCACTCCACTAACATCCCACTTTGAAATATCTTTGTTAAATTTGGAATAAGCAAACATGTCCACCATATACTTCACCTTACTAACATTCCATTTTGAAATATCACCATTAAATTGAGAACACCGAAACATTCCTTCCATATTCTCAACCTTCCCAACATCCCATTTTGAAATATCTCCATTAAATTCAGAATGAACAAATAACCAACTCATGCTCGTAATTTGAGAAACGTCTATATCATTCAAATCCGCTTCATTTCCCCTTATTCCAATCAGTTCCTTAATGAGATCTATTAACTCCTCTTTTGTTTTTGGATGATAATTGTACTTAGTCCTACTTAAATCTACTCCTATTCTTATCATCCTACCTACATAAATCTTCAGCTTTCTTAATTGTCATAATAGTCTAATGGTTTCTTTGGTTTCTTAGCCCATTTAGAGATATCTCCATTGAATTGAGACCTATAAAACATAAAACTCATACTCTCAACATTACTAACATCCCATTTAGAGATATCACCATTAAATTCAGAATCATTAAACATATTATCCAATCTTTTCACACTACTAATATCCCAATTTGAAATATCACCATTAAATTGAGAATTATAAAACATTCCTTCCATACTCTCAACCCTACTAACATTCCATTCTGAAATATCTCCATTAAATTTAGAATCAGAAAACATCCAATCCATATCCGTAATTCGAGAAACGTCTATATCATTCAAATCTGCCTCATTTCCCCTTTCTTTAATTAGTTCCTTAATAAGATCTCTTAATTCTTCTCTTGTTTCTGGATGATAGGTATTAACCATCCTACACAACTCCTCTGCTTCCTCAATTGTCATAATAAAATTATTAAAGGTTTCATAAATAAGATTTTGAGAGGAGTTTAATATTACTAAAAATTTCACTAAATTTTAACTAAATTCATTATATATGAAAGAATAAAAAAAATTAAATATTATGAATATATTAGACTATTTAGCAAAAAGAGCCGATAAGAAACAAACAGTGGACAAGTCAGTTTACTTTGAAGGAGTGTTAGATATTACCAGTTACCTATTCTTAGAGTTATGGAAATTCATGAAAGAGGAGAATAGGTATTTTGGTATTATTCCAACGTATGAACGAGAAGTGGCCGAGGATATAGAAAAATTTAATGAAAGTGTGAAATTAGAAAACATTGAAATTTATGGAAAAATTCTATATCTATTTAAACCACTATTAATTAAAGATTTTAAAAAACTATGTGCGAAGCATTTGTCAAAAGCAGATGCTGTCATAGTTTTATTACATAAATTGATAGATATTTTACGAAAAGAGGACAAAGAAAACAGAGCAGAAAGAATACAAAAAATAGTAGAAAAACTTTATAACAATATTAGAAATAATGCTAAAAAAATGCTTTTACCCATCCTCACATCTTCTATAGATTATTATATGAGAATGGGATGGGTAGGAAAGTGTGCTACGTATGAGATCTATATTGAAGAAGAAAGAACTGTAAAGAAAGAACCTTTAGAAGGAAGTGGTCTGAGATTTGATGAAAGTGAAAATTGCATAAGCGAAATAGTATGGAAAGACGAATAGTAAAAACCCTAATTGTTAATGATACTGACTTAGATTGTGATTGTGAAAAAACTACACTCGATAATATGACAATTCTGAATTTAGGATTTATCAGTAAAGATATAGAAGATTACGAATTAATAATCTATAAAGGAAAACGAGGTACAAAAATTCTGAGATCTAAATTTTGTAATGCAGGAAAAATTATTGATGATTTAAAATAAAAAAAAATAAAAGAGAGGAGTTAAATTTTCTCTCTTTTATTTTTCTTAATTCTGCTTTATCCTAAAGAAATACCATATGGTTCTAACATACTGCGCCTCGTTGTCATTTACTGATACTGACAAGGCCCTTGATTATTATTTAATTTTCTAATGCTAATGAGCTTCACATTATTACGACTATCATAGGTTTCTTAGGCTTCTTAGGCTCTAATGGAGATTTGAAGAACATTTCAGTCTTATCCTTAACGTTGCGTGTATCCCAGTTTGATATATATCCTTCAAACTCAGATTCTTTAAACATTCTACTCATATCCTCAACATTAGATACATTCCATTTAGATATATCACTGTTAAACTTAGATAGGAAGAACATGTATTTCATATCTTTAACGTTAGATACATCCCACTTTGAGATATCTCTATTAAATTTAGAATAACAGAACATACTGTCCATAATCTTAACCTTAGATACATTCCACTTAGAGATATCTCCATTGAACATGGATTCCCTAAACATTCCTCTCATATTCTCAACATTGGATACATCCCACTTGGATAAATCACCGTTGAACTTAGTATTACAGAACATATTCTCCATACTCTTAACTCTAGATACGTTCCATTTGGAGATATCCCCACTGAACCTAGAGTTACTGAACATCTCTTCCATATCCTCAACTCTAGATACATTCCAGTTTGAAATGTCACCATTGAATCTAGAGTGACTGAACATAAATTTCATATTCTCAACTTTAGATACGTCCCATTTAGATATATCCCCCTTGAACTTAGTATGACTGAACATACCCCGCATATCCTTAACATTAGATACGTTCCACTTAGAGATATTTCCATTGAATTCACCTAAGTTGGGCGATTCCATATCTCTAAATAATAACGAACCCAAGTCAGAAATATCTCCTTTAAATCCCTGCACGTCATAAAATAACCAACTCATATCCGTGATCAGAGAAACGTCTATATCATTCAAATCTGCTTCGTTTCCCCTTTCTTTAATTAACTTCTTAATAAGATTTTTTAATTCTTCTTTTGTTTTTGGTTGATAATTGTACTTTGTCATAATATATAAATTTTTCTTAATTATTTTCATATATAAGGCATTATTGTCAAGTAAAAAAAAAAATAAAAGAGAGAAATTTGACTCCTCTCTTTTACCTCAATATCTTATTTATTATCGTTAGCTTTCTTCTTTTTGTTACAAAGAAATGCTAGAAAACCCAAACTAGTACCATAGCTTAAAATATTGTCCCATTGTGTTTTATAGATCTCAACCACTTTCTCTTTTGCCTCTTCTGCACTTGAATATTCTTTTTCCAGAGCCTCTTTAATGATTAGAAGATTAATACTCGCTGGTTGACAAAGAATATGATCAACTTGTTCTTTTAAATCATGTTCCGTTAATGAGTCGAATGATTTGGTTGGGTAATTTAACTTTAATGCAAAAAGAGCTTGAAATAATATAGCAGCATTATTACGAGAGCATTCACCGCTTATACCATCGCCACTACCATTACTTTCTGCTTCAATATACTCTTCTTCGCTTTCACTATTTTCAGTTCTTTCATCTTCAAACTCCCAATCTAAAATTCCGTCAATAGTTGATAGTTTTTTGTAAGTAGCCCCACAATCTTCTAAATCAACTGAAAACTCAACTTCATTCTGTCCTAAACTTTCTAATATTTGACTTGCAGATGCAGAATCCGCTTTAATTATTATTCTTCTTTTCATAATTTTCTATTTAATATCTCTTATAAAGGCAAACTCTGATTAGTAATTTGAGTCTCCTGAAATTTTTGTAAGAATCCTCCAGCACTTAAAAGAACATCCTTTACACTAGTTTTCCCAGTAAGTAATGGAACGTTATATTTTTCACAATATAACCTGATTTGACTATACATTGGATGAACATCTCCGCATCTTACAATTAATTTCTTAGATTGTAGATTACTTCCAAACTCTAAAATAGGAGACTGAGATACAGATTTATTCAAGATATTCAAAAAGATAATATCTGCCATATCTTGACCATTCATTCTCCATTGCATAGTTTGAACAAATTCTGGGTTTTGTAGATCTGGTGGATTTGAAGTTCTAGGAAGTACATGGGGATTAAAAATCAACCAATTAGTATTCTTGTACATTAATAGTCCTTTAAATGGATTGGTTAATTCAACAAGTGCTTGACAAAATTTTGACTGCCAATCATTTGCTGAACTAGCGAAATCCATAGTTCCTCCAAGATATAATTTAATAGCATCTCCAGTTAATTGAGGAACTTCATCGCCTGGATAAATTACTACTACTCTATCGCTAAGTTGTTGCATATTTTAAGTTAAATTATTAAAAATAAAATAGACAAAAGAGGATTTCTCACTATTTTTGTCTATTTTATATTTTATTTTAATATTTTATCAATACCATTCAGTGTACTCTAGTTTTCCATTATACATGCTTCTGAGTTTGGCTGAATCTTTTTTCCATAGCATAATAACAGCATCTATATACTCACGTGTTCCGTATTCTATTCTATACTGATTAAAGAAAATTCCGTTAGATTTTTTAGAAGAGTCGGGCTTTTCATTAGGATTACAAAACTGTCTCTTATACTCACTGTAATCATCAATGAGTAACAAATCTCTATGACCTTGTACAGCTTTAACGACCTCCTCTTTCAAAGAATCAAATGAATATCCATTAAGCGGAATAAATTCAGTAGTTTTTACCTCTTCCTTAATAGCCAACTCCGTGAACTTATTAATAACATCATTCATAAGTTCAAATTTATTCTGAAGATTGCTAGGAAATTCGTCACAACCTTGGCTATCTACAGAAAAACCATCAGAGCCAGATAGTTGATAATAAACGTCAACCGAATCTTCCTCAGACTGATCAATTTTACAATCAGGAAAATAATTTAACATTACTCCTTTAAAATTTTTAGAATATTTTTTCATCAAATTCGACTTAACATTCATCGAAACTGCTAATGGCATAGTTGATGATAGCTTAATAATTACTCTCATTAAATGATAAAATTAAGTTTTACAATTTATACTATACATTTATAAGTAATCCAGCCTGAATGAGAGCACGGAATTATTTTCACTTATTACACTTAAAAAATTAAAGAGCTATAATAATTGTCTTATATATAACTCTTTAATTCTTTATTTATTAGCTGTTACTACCGTTGTCGTTACCGTTGTCACCGCCCTCTAAATCATTCCCTTCCTCTACTTCTGCTTCTGGGAGTCGATCTACTACAGTAACAGTAACGGTAGCAGTTTTAAGATTTTCTGGATCAGTAACATCATAAGCGGTTACAGTAGAAGTTCCGATATTCATAGCTCTTAAAATATTATTATTTACAAAGCAAACATCGAAACTTTTACCAGTCTCAGCGTCAGTATCCTTAGTACACTCCCAAACAAGTACTGGAAGATTCTTAGTAAGATCCTGCTGAGTTATAATAAATTTATGTGAATCACCAACTACAATAGTAAGCTCCTCTACATCTAAAGTAAAGGCTGTAGGTTCGTGTTCAACATCATCATAAATTTTCTTATCTTCAACTTTAATCTCCTGATGATGAATAGGACACTGAGTTAAAACATCAGTTCCAAGATTACTTTCATTTAATGTATTAGTTTCAATAGCGGTTACGGTTCCGCCTGTCTCGGTTTGATAGATCATATTAATATTAATATTAAAGTTTTAATTCGTTCCACACAACCTGATTATTGTTATTACTTCGTTTTCTATAATACAAATAATCCGGATTGATGCTTTCTAATAATTCATCGGCATAAATTAATTGTGCTAAACAGTCTGCACAAAGAGAAACACTAGAATTAGGGCTTCCAAATGCTAAATACTCTCTTCTATTTACTTCAGGAGAGTTTGGATTCTGCTTAATTAATTCATCCCACAAATCTTTCTCATATAGGATTTTTCCACAAATAGGGCAAGATGATTTCTCGCTTCCCTCTACTGGAAATATATTCTTTGGATTAGAGAATGAGTAGACTAGGTGATGAATGAATTTACAATATTGCCCAGTTCTTTCGGCCTCGACTAACAAAATAGATTCTTCAGATGCCTGCAATTGTCCAACTAAAGGAAGATTATTCTCTTTTCTAAAGTTTTGTACTCTAGAAGGAAGCTCACCATCTCTCAATAGTCTGGGATATACGTAAGCATAAATTAATTTTTTATCAAAGGAACTAAGATCTTTACAGTCATTTATCAACTTAGATCCTGTAACTTCATCAATTTTGTTTTCTAACAAATAATCTACGTACTGTTTAAGAGACTCTGCCATCTTTTATAAGAATTTTTATTACAATTTCTACAAATATAAGGAGTCAAACGCTAATAGACAGAAAATTACAAGAATTTTAAGTGAAGTAATATTTTATGCCACTTCTCTCACTTACTAGCAGCACTCCACCATTTAGGAATATTACTATTATTAGTAGAGCCTTTAAACATATCTTCCATATACTTCACATTATCAACATTCCAATTTGAAATATTCCCACTAAATTGAGAACCTTCAAACATATGCCTCATATTCTTCACTCTCCTAACATCCCAACTAGAAATATCTTCATTAAATTGAGAATAAGCGAACATCATATTCATACTCTCCACCTTACTAACATCCCAATTCGAGATATTCCCATTGAATTGAGAATAGGCAAACATCATATCCATCCACTCAACTTTACTAACGTCCCATTTTGAAATATCCCCATTAAATTTAGAACACCAAAACATTCCACTCATCCTCTTCACCTTCCTAACATCCCAGCTAGAAATATCACCGTTGAATTGAGAATTAGTAAACATCCAACTCATGTCCTCAACTCTCCTAACATCCCATTTAGATATATCACCATTGAATTTAGATCCATTAAATATTCCCTCCATATTTTTCACCTTACTAACATTCCATTCTGAAATATCCCCATTAAATTCAGACCAAGCAAACAAATGGCTCATATTCGTAATTCGGAAAACATCAACATCATTCAAATCTGCCTCATTTCCCCTTTCTTCAATTAGCTTCACAACTATATACCTTAACTCAGTATCTGTTTTTGGATGATAATTATATTTATTATATTTAGGCTTACTTAAATCTACTCCTATTCTTACCATTTTACATAAATCCTCTGCTTCTTTTTCTGTCATAATAAAATTATTAAA